GTAGGAATGAAATTTAGCGAAGGTCTGTTTAATAAATCATTATAATTTCCTGTTTTTGAAACCTTATGTAAAGATATTGTTCCCCTAATTGTTTCGTTACTATTTGGAGTTAAAGCAGTAGAGTTATTACTGTTTAATACTGGTTTATTAGTTAAATCATTATAATTAGTGCTACCTCCACCACCTCTGCCACCACCTGAACCAGGTACGGCTTCTATATATATATCAGAAAAATTGTTTAAAGGAGCTTTAACTTTTACTATTTCTCCCACATCTAAATTTCCACTATAAGATAGTTCATATTCTGCACCATTTATTTGTACTTTATACAAATTGTCACTTATAACTTCAGTTACTTTGGCTCTATATGTTTTATCATATCTTAAAGTAGCAACTTTAGGTTCAACTATGTTATTAATGGCTTCTACTATAAAATTCAAACCATCTCTTGTTTTTGTTGACATATTAAAACTCCTTTCTTTTTATGTTCTCAATGCAGAATTAGCAGTAGCTAATCTTGGTAAATCTTTTAATGCATCTACAAAATCATCTACATTTTCTACATTTGGTAATTCAATATTACTTATATAAATTGTTTGATTTGTTCCATTGTTTCCTATAGTGTCATAATTTGGATTGTTTGCTGTTAATCCTGTTGTTGTAGTATCTGGAATTACAGATGATAAAGCTTGGTCTATTCTATTTTGAATTTCAGAACTATAAATTAATCCATCTCCTGTATTTGTTCCTGTTGTTAAAAGACCATCTATTGTAGTATTTAATTCAGCCAATGCAGCATTATAATTATTTAACCATTCTGTGGCTTTACCTAAATACTCTTCACTATCTAATCCATATTTTGCCAATTCGTTTCTTAACTCTTCAAATGATTGTATTCCAGTTCTATTAGCCTTATCAATTAAATATTCCTGTTCATCTAAAAAGTCTTCTAAAGCATCTATTCTATCTTGATAACTCTTTTCAATGGCTTCTTTTTCAGCTTCTAACTGTGCAATTTGGTCTTCTTTTAATTTTTCATTTAGGTCTTCTTGTGCTTGTTCTAATTCTTCTTGAGCATCTTCAATAGCATCTGGGTCTGCTTCCCATCATTCTGTTACTTTCCCTTATATTTAAGGTACTAACCATATAATATATGGCGGCTAGGAATTTCTTCCTAACTCTCACATTTCTTATTTGGATTATATTGTGAGTTCAGACTGTATATTCACCCTTTACAAAAGGGGAGTAACTTCACAATTAATATTACTATTAACTGCCCGCAGTCGTTACGGTTTCTAATATATTATTTATAATATTTTCAATGTTATCAAAATCAATATATGATATTTCTAAAAAATAAATATTATTATTTCTACAATAATTCCTTTTTATATTATCATTTTTTATTTGCCTTTCAAATTTCTTTTTACCACCCATATACTCAATACATTTATAATGTTGTATACCTTGATACTCAATAAGTAAATTATATTTGGGCAAATAAAAATCAAATCTCAATTTTAATTTGTTTTTACAATCATCAAAAGTATATTCTCTATAATATTTAATATTATTATTTTTTAAAAATATCTCTATTCTTTCTTCTCCTTTTGAAATGTTACAATAAGGACACTTTATACCTTCAAATAAATGGTCAGTTCTTATTTTTTGAATTCCATTTGTTATATGACTTTTACAAATATAATATATATAAGTCACTTGATTAATAGTTTCACAACCCTGATAAAACCAACCATTTTGGTGGCATATTTCTATAAAAATATTTTCTTTCATCTTTATTTTATACATTTCTCTATTTTTTATTTCTTGTAACTTACAAATTTTACATTGCTTATTATAATGAATTGCATTTTCAAATTTTGTAGTTTGAATTCCTATATCTGTATGTTTTAAACATATAAAATTTGCACTATCTTTTACACTTTTATATTCATTATTTAATAATTCATATCCCTTGTTTTTAAATAACTCTTTCATATATTCTAAATTATATTTTTGAACCATATTGTAAATATCTCCATTTATAATATATTAGTCTTACCTCGGTCTTATCTATCCCTAGACTTTGACCGATATAGTTACTTATTACACAACATATTACTATGCTGCTGGGCATTCTCTCTTTACCCATCCTTGACCTTCTCTATATACTTGTATAGTTTTTTGTTGTTGAGCATTTTGAAGTTTAATTTTAGCTTCTTCAATAGCCAATAATTTCTCTTCTAATTCAGCTTGACTATCTAATTCATCATTTTGTTTTTCTAATGCTTCAATCTGTTCTTCTAAAGCTTTTAATCTTGGGTCATTTTCCATTTCATGTTCTAAATCATCTATTTGATTTTGAACTTGGTCTAATCTACTTTGTTGGAAATCTTCCATTAATTCATTAAATTTTTCAAGTTTTTCTTCTGGTATATCTGCTAATTGTTCATAATAATCTTTTACATCAGCCGTTAAATCTCTAACAGAACTATCCAAATCTCTATTATCATCATTTAAATCTTGAATTTTATCAATAAGTTTTTCCAAGTTCTTTGCTGTATCACCTGTAAAATCAGATAAATGTTGCATATTATTAATGTAAAGTTCATTTTTTTCTGCACTATAATCTATAGCAAATCCTTGATTTCTCAATTGATTTATATAATCATTAATTTGTGCGACTTGTGCATTCTTTAAATCATTTGTTTTGTTTATTTGATTATTTGTCGCTTCAATTAATTGGTTTAAATATTTTTCTTGTTCATCAAAATTATCCGTATTTTTAAGTGCATCGTTTAACTTATCTACACTTTCTTCTGCATTATCTAAAGCGTTTTTATACCAATATAACGCATCTACTTCAGCTTTGTATGTATCAGCTGAAGAAGTTCTTGAACTACTTGACCTAGAACCAGATGATTTTCTTCCAGAACCTGAAGAACTTTTTTTAGAGCCACCAGAACTCGAAGTACCAACATAACTACTACTACTTAATTTAGAATTTTTAGTTAAATTTGTAATAGTTGTTGTAATTCCAGCCCATTTATTAGCCCAATCTTGTGTATTTACATTAGTTAAATCTACCATTCCAGCTTGAGACATAGCATCTGCTAATGCTAAAAACCCATTAGCTCCTTGTGCAGCATAATCTCCAGCTGTTTTTGCATCCTGACCTGCACCATATATTTTACTTCCCGCTACAGAAGCCACATTCCCTGCTGCTTCTTCTGCCATTGCTTGTAAATCTTGCATTGCAGCATTTTCTATTAATGCTAATGTATCTTGTTGTAATTTATTTGCATGTTCCTGTTGTGCTTGACTACTAATTTGTAAATTACCATCTACTAATTGTAATGCACTTAAGTATTCTCCATTTAAAGATAATAACTGTTGTAAAGTATCTAATGTTATTCCGCCAGTAGAATTGTATTCATCTACAGCTGTTGCCAATATTCCATAAGAAGATTGTATTTCATCTATTTCACCATTTAGATTTTCTAATTCTTCTTCTGTATAGGTTAAGCTATCTCTTAATTGTAATTGAGCTTCAGCAGCTTTTTCAGCACTTTCTGCATTTGCATCGTTTGCAGATGAATTTTCATCTGTTGCATCTATAGTATCGTAAATTTGAGATAACAATCCTTCAAGTTGTCCTCTTATTTCTTCTGCTTGTTCTCCGCCACCTTCTAAGGTATCAGACCATTCTTGAAATTGTTCTGCATTTTCTGCTAAATATCCACCAAGCTCTCCATAAATATTCTGCATTTCCTGTAATATTTCTTGGTCTTTTTCAGAAATAGTTTCACTTTCAGCCATTTTTTCTTTTTGTTTAGAAATTTCTTCAGCCAATTCTTTATATGCAGCCATCATATCTTGAGTTTCTAATCTTATATTTTCTCTATCATTACCAAGATTTTCAGCAATTTCATTTCCAGCATCTTTTAATATTTTTTTTGCATCTTCTATAGATTGTTCTGCTGCATCTATATCCCAATAATCAAAAGGGTTTTGACTTTTATACTCTAATTGTTCTTGTATATCTTGTGCAGCAGCTTCTTTTTTTACTTGTTCTAGTTTCTCTGCAATAGCTAAACTGTTTTCTAACTCTTCTCTTTGATTTTTTAAATTTTGTAATTCTTGTTCGTCTGTAAAAGTTAATTTATCTTTATTTTCTAATGATGTAATTTGATTTTCTATGCTCTCTAATTCATTTCTTACCTGCTCAGTTTTTTGTCTTGCTTCTTCATAAGCCTGTGTGCTTTCATCTGTAGCAGTAGCCAAATCTTCCATTCTAGGAATTAATGTATTAACTGCTGTAATAATTCCATATATAGCCATTCCACCAGCAATAACTCCAAATAATGGACTAGCTAATAAAGATTTAGTAAGAGTTTCAACACCAGCGGCTGCTGCTACCATAGAAGATTTAAATACACCAGAAGTAGCACTTGTTAATTGAAAAGCGATAGTTCCTGCCGATACAGCCTTTGTAAGAGATGTAAATCCACTTGCAAATTTTAATAAATTATCTACTGTTAATACTTTTTTAAAAGCTGTTATGGCTCCAGTAGCTGCCCCCAATACAGTAATAAATCTTCCTAAATCACTATTGGCAAAATTTAATATTGTTGTACCTAAAGATAAAATAGATTTTACTACTTCTCCATCTATAGTATTTCTTGCAAAATCCTGCCATGCACTTTGTAATTGCTGAACCTTACCCTGTAAACTATCCATTCTTTTTTCATTTTCTGCTGTTGCACTTCCTTCACTTTCTAATGCAGCCTGAGTTGCTCCTACTGCACTTTCAAAGTTTGTCATAATAGCAGTAAATAAAGACCTTTGAGTTTTACCAGCAACTGTTTCAGCTAATTCTTGTTGCTCTACAGAAGTTAATCCTTCCCATGCTTCAGATAAATCTTGTAATATATCATAAGTAGAACGTAATTCTCCTGTTTGGTCATCTATAATACCCATTCCACCTGTAATAGATTTAATATATTCATCATTTTCTGCTGTTAAACGTGCTGTAATTGTACTTAGCTTTATATTTTATTAAAATCGTTAGTTTTAATAGAATGTAGTAAAATATATATATAATTATCATTAGTAAAATCAGAATAATCTATTTTTACAAAACAAATATTATTGCAATTACAATAATATTTTTTTACAATGCTATGACTTATTATCTTTTCAAATCCATTAACACCACCAAATATATCTTTTGGAGTATAATGTTGTTCACCTTGAACCTCTATACATAAATTATAATCTGGCAAGTAAAAATCAAATGGCAACTTATTTAAATCCTTACAATTATCAAAAGTATACTCTTCAATATAATTTATATTATTATCATCTAACCAATCTCTAACTTTTAAATGATAACTAGATTTCCTATGTTTTGTACAATCTAAACAATATAGAGAACCATTATATACAACACCATCTATAGACCTTTTAAAAATATTTCCACACTCACACTTAAAGTTATAATTATATTTATTGCCTCTATATTCTTTATCAAGTACTTTAGTTTTACAATTATTTATCTCAAAAAATAAGTTTAAATTATAGATAGAATAAGGGTTAGACTTATGGAATTTATTAAACATACATCCACTAAGCAATTGATGAAAACTTAGACTACCTCTATATCCTTCTGCATCCTCACAATCCATCTTTATAGTATTATTAACATATTCACTATCTAGCAACAATAATCCATTACTTTTAAATATATTATATACTTCTGAAAAACTATACTTAGATAAATCATTCATATGAGTTAATTTATTAGAACAGTACTTACAACATTTTTTATATTTATTATACCTTTTATCACTAATAATATGCCATGTTGTATAAAAATCTTTTCCACAAATTAAGCACTTTGCCCTCATATGATAATCTATTCCTTTATATTCTTGTGGATATACTTCACACATTAATCTGTGTTCTCTACAATAAGTATTAATATTATCTATAACATTTTCATTAAAAATAGAAAAGTATAAATAATTATCAATATTATTAATCTTATTTAATGATATATTTCCAATATATCCATTTTTATTTTTAAATTTTAACTTTTCTTTATTATTTTTATAAGTATCAAATAAAGGTATATATCCTCTTTTAATAAATTCATTTTTAACTTCTTCTATATTCTTTTTCATATTTTACTCCATTCCCTCATACTTTCATATGAGATTAGACTATATCTTATACTTCAGCATTACCTGTTTAGTATGACCCCATTTCGATTTAAGGGATTTTCACCCGCTCACTTGAGCCCTACTCGTATTGTTATATTATATCATATTTTATTATAAATGTCAATATATAAAAAAATAATATAACCTAAGCGATAGTCGTTGAACCTTCTCCTATTCGGAGCTTGGCTGCTGATTTCCCAATCTATATACTTTTTAAGCCATCACACTTGCATATTTTTCATTGCTATGTTGTGGCAATATAGCTCTAAGGGGGTTCCAGCAATTAAAGGTCTTTTCCTTATATATATTTCTATATATGAACAGCCTAAAATTAACCGTTCGCAACTCTTCCTGGTTCTTGTAAAATTTCAGTACCAGCAGTTACTAAACCAAAAGTTTCTTCTAAAGTATTGTTTCCTGTTGCCATTGAAGCCGAAGATTTTTGTATTGCTGTAGATAAATCATTTACACTAACTGCATATTTATTTGATACTTCGTTTAATGCATCAACTATATGACTTGCATCACTAGCTTCTAATCCAAATGCTTTCATTGTAGCTATTAAGGTACTAGCACTATTTTCAGCTGTCGCTCCTGCTTCAGATACATTAGTTAACATTACTGCTTGTTCTCCTAAATCTAATGCATCTTGAGCAGCATAACCAGCCTGTGCAAATATAGTAGTAGCATCTATTACACTTTTACCAGTTGCACCAATTTGTTGCCCAACTTCAAATGCATCATCTGCTAATGACTGTAAGCCACTTCCTGTTAAATCTGTAACTTTATCTAACTCAGTTAAACTTTCATCTAAATCAAATACCTGTTGTACCATATCAGTCATGGCATCTTTTACGCCATGAATAACATCTCCAACAATTTGCCAACTACTAAATTTACTTACTATATCCCCTAAACCCTGTGTATGTTCTTTTGCATTACTAGCTTCATTTCCTAAACTCTGAATTGATTTTGTTAGACTATTAACTCCACTACTATCAGCTTGTATATTAAATTTAGTACCCTTAGATATTTCATTTATTTGTTTTTGAATATCTGATACGGAATTTTTATCTAAACTAGCAGACAAAACTACTTCAAATTTTGTTGCCATTAAAGTTCCACCTTCCTTTCTATGATAAAATAAAAGGAAGTCTATAATCGTTATCCAAATCTAGCATTTTTTAAACTTGGAATACTTAATCCCCTATTATTAAATTCAGTATATAACCAGTTACCTAGTTTTTGTTTTAATTCTTCTTCAAAATTATCCCAAAACGGACTTCTTATTTTCATACTATTCATATCTTCTTCTGGTGCAATACCAGATACATTTAAAATATCTGCTAATTCATTTCTTCTATCCATTCCAATATAACTATTTCCATGTAAATATGGTGAACTCATAGAAGGTGGCGACATTTTATCTCCATCATAAAACAATGATATTGCATAAGCATTTAATCCTTCTTTAAATTTTTTTATGTCCCATGCCACATCTCTAAATTCATAAGATGGTATTCCTGTGTCATCCAAATAACTTTTATTTATTCTTGGCTTTCCTGTATTAGTTTTATTAATGCCATAAGTATCTACATTAATATGCTCTTGTAATAATTTTTTTGCTCTTTCTCCTATTGCTTCCACAACTTCTTTTATAACACTATTTATAACATTGTTCAAATCTTCATCTGTTTTTATTGCCATAACACACCTAAGCTTCACCTATAACGGAATTATGTGTGGCTGGTGCAATTTGATTTCCTAATGCTGGCATATTATTCCATACAATACTCTTACTAATAAGTTCTAATTTGTCACTTGGTAAATTATTTATAGTTTCAGCCAATTTTTCCATACTTTTTTCCATATCTTGAGAATTTGGAATACTTTGAGACAATATACCAAATGAATTCTCAATAACCCATTTATCATATTCTTTTTCTAAATAACCTTCTATATCATAAAAATTATCTATGTTATTGAATAAAGTTTCTCTTAAAAATGGAGAATTAAAATCTTCTCCACTCATTGAAGAAGTATCTATATTAGTACATAATTCTAACACATCTTTCATATATCTGGCATGTAATAATCCATATTTATCAATTATATCTGAATTATATAAAATCGTTTCCTTTATATCTTCTAATATTTGTTCATATTTTTCTAATGTAATGTAACTATCTATCTTTACTGTTTTTTCTCCTATTTTAATTTCTTGTAATTCCATTTTAGGCAAAACAATTTTAACTTTTCTTGCCATATATTTCACCTTCCATTCTAAAAAAATAAGAAGAATAGCCTAAAAGCTATCCTTCTCACATTAATGTTTATAAATAACTTTTAAAGTTATAATTAAGAAACAACAATTTCTCCTGTTTCTTCTAATGTCTTACCTACACTATCAGTAGCTAAAACTTGAATATGCTTGTTTGATGCTAAATCAATTTCTGCAATATTAGTTACTTCGTTTCCTGATATTTGAAATTCATTATTATCTAATGCTTCATCTACCAATGTATAAGTATATGGTGCTGTTCCACCAGTTGCAGAAAGAGTAGCTACAACAGTATTAGCAGATACTGGTGCAGTTAATCCTTCAGCAGGTGTTATTGTAACTGCTGTTATATTAGGATAAGCTTCACTTACTGGAATATCAAATCCTTCATCATAAGTCTTACCTTCTGTATCTGAAGCTTCTACATATACTTTATATGTTTTAGCTTCTGTTAAAGCTGCACTTCCAACTTTAATTATATTGTCTTCTATTACAAAACTAGCATTATCTGCCCCTAAAGAACTATCTTCTTTAAATGCAAATGTAATTGGTGGTGTTCCACCTTCAGCTGTCATTGTAATAATAGTAGCTCCAGTTGCCACATTATCTTCCCCAACTCTTAAACCTGGTGTAATATCTGCATTTATAGATGTGATTTCAGGTGCTGCTATAACTATCTCTCCAGTACCATTCATTGTTTTACCATTTTTATCTGTTGAAGTTACTGTAATATTATAAGTTCTAACTTCAGTTAATTGTGAAGCTGCTTCTATAGAACTACCATTAACTTTAAATAAGTTATTATCTCCAACTCCTTGTGCTAATGTATACACATAAGGAGCAATTCCTCCTACAGTTGATACTTCTGCTACTTTAGTATCTACATTTATAGGTGATACTAAATTACTTTCAGGAGCAACTTCTACACTTGTAATCTCTGGTGCACTAACTGATATTACTGCATTTGCAATTCTAGTTTGTTCTTCACTATCCGTTACTTTCACAGAAATTCTATAATTCTTAGTTGTCAATGCACTTTCTCCTACTTTTATACTAGTTCCATCTATTACAAAAGAACCATTATCTACACCAGAAACTCCATTGTTAAATTCATAAGAATAAGGTTCCGTTCCACCTTCTGCTACCATATTAGCAACTACGGCATCAGGTTCTACATTATCTTCTCCTTCAATTAATCCTTCTACTGGTGTTATGGTAAATGAAGTAATAGCTGGTGCTCCAATAGATTGATTATTTTTAACTCTTACAACTAATGTACGAGCAAAATCCCCACCAAATAAACCACCTAGTCTAAACCATTTTAGTGCTTCTATATATAAATATACCTTTGTTTCAACATCTTCAATACTTTCTGTCCATTTTAAATCATTTGTTCCTATATCAGGGAATAAATATGTTCCTACAATATTTTCTTCTCCTTCTTCTAATGCGGCTTCAAATTCTTCAAAATTACTAAAATTATCTGGACTTAATTCAAATTTTATTTCTGGTAATAATCTAATTGTTGTAATTACTTCATCTTCTTTATATACATACGTTGTATAATCTGGATTACCTTTTGGTCTTCTGCCATCTAGTAATGTTTCAAATGAATTATTTATAACAATAACAGGTATATCTGTTTCACTTTCTATTGTATCTGGAACATAAACATCCCAATTTCCATATCCCAAATCTGTATCTAAATTTTCTACCATAAATATTTCACCAGCAGTAATTTCAATACCTTCTGGAACTCTTATCTTAGCTTGCATATATGCAGGTAATTCTGTTGCAGTTCTACATATATAATTATTTGAATTATCTCTGCTATTCATGAGTTCCCTCCTTTCTAATTTTAATATTTATACATTAACGTACAATAATCTAAACACACCCATCCACTTGGTGTTCTTGCCCAATTATTTTTTATTTCGTAAGTATCAAAAACAGTACCATTAGTATAAGTTTTCTTTACAGAATAATTTGTTCCAGCTCCACTTCTTACATTCAATCCTTTAGAAGTATTTACTTTGTATCTTCCTAAAGAATATTTAGAACTAGAAGAAGAACTACTTGTTGTTAAATATTGAGAAGAAACCCATCTACTATCTCCTATTCTTGACCACCCATTTCTTTCTTCATAAACTGTTACTTGAGCTCCATTATATAAAGAACCAACTATACCATAATTAGTTCCTGCACCCCTTCTTACATTTAAAGAAGTATTTACTTTTACATATTTAGTTGTTGTACTAACAGTAGTTGGATTGTTTTCAGATAAATAAGCTGAACTTACCCAACCTTGGTCTATTCTTGACCAACCATTACTTTCTTGTCTTACTACTACTTGTGTACCATAAGACAAGGCTGTAATTTTACTATAACTTGTTCCAGCTCCACTTCTTACATTTAATCCAGCTGGAGTTGAAACATACATGGTTTTATTTAAATTATCTGTATCTACATAAGAAGGCTCAGATATAGTTCCACCATTTAATAATTCTTGTAATCTATTTTTAAAATCATCCCACCTAGCAGAATTACTTACCATTGGTGCTGGACAATTTTTACCTGTGACATCATAATGTCTCAATACTCTATCAATAGTAATTCCATATTTTTTACAAATATATGCTGCTAATTCTAACGTATTATTTACAGTAGTTTCTGACACATCTAAAACTCCATTGTTCATAAAACAACACATTTCAATTCCAATCGAATTAGAGTTTCTACATTCTGCATGTTTGTAACTATTTGCTCCAACATGCCAACCAATATCTTTATCTTCTACAACTTGATAAATAGAAGCATCATCAACAAAATAACCTGCTGAAGCACCCCTATATGTGCTATAAAAATAAACAGCATTATTTAATGCAGTTGATACTGCCCCTACATAATGAATTACTAAATATTTATTATTTTTAGAATTACTAATAGTTCTATTTCTTACTGTTATATATCTATTAATTGGTAACATTAATCTTCACATCCTTCTATTCCATCAAATCCTAAATTATCAAAATCTTCTATTGCATTACTTTCATCTAATAAGGCATCTTCAGCCATTTTTTCAATATCCATTATATCATTTTCTTCCATAATTATCCCCTAACCTTCACTATTATTTTCTTCTTCTGCTTTATCAACAGCTTCTTCTTTTGCTTGTGCATCTAAAGCAATTTTAATACTATCAAATACAGATTGAATAAAATAATTAATTGTATCTTCATTTAAAAATACTTTAGCAAATGCTGGTAAAGAATTTAAAATACCATTAAATACGGCTTGAAATTTTTCATTGTTTTTACCTTTTTCATAAGCTTCTTCAGCTTCTGATATTAAATCTATTGCTGTTTGTCTTAATCCTTTTAGTTTAATATTACTATATAATTTACAACCAGCAAAAACTAAAAATGCAATTACAATTATAGCAATTACTATAATACTTAAAGTTTCCATAAAACATCTCTCCCTTATAAACTATTTGCTATTATAAAACTAGCAGGATAAGTTTTCCATATATAATTATCAGAAGTAGCTTCTATTTGAATTGTTATACTACCACTTGTTTCTGTAATTGAATTATCTATTTTCCATGTTAATTTTATATAGTTATCTAAATTTTCTATATTTTCAATAGGAATAGTAATTAATACATTATTACTATTTTTAGCATATATATTAAAATTTTTACTACTTAAATCTTCTCCATCTTCTGTAATTTTAGGTATTAAAAAATTTCTAGTATTAGAATTATTTTCTCCTTGAATAGCTAAAATTTCTTGACCAGAAGGTATAATTATTTCTCTACATACTATATTAATATCTTTTATATTACATCCTAAGTTACAATTTTCAGTATTTGTACTAATTAATGGTGCTGTATTATTATTACAATTCATTTTCAACACCCCCATTTAATGTTATCAATGTTTCTATTTTAGGGAAATTTCTTTTCATACTGTGTTTTATTTTTTCTAAATCAAAATCTTTTTTATCTAAATATTCTATGCAAATAAATCCTATAACATCTCCATTATTATCTTTTAAAGATATTCCATATTTAGCTTCTATATTTCTTACACTTAAATATTGATACATAGTTACATCTACATCTTTTAAATCTTCAGTATCTTCTATTACACAATATTTATTAGTTTCTAACTCATGACACCAATAAGCTAATAAAGACCTAAATAAATCTTTAAATTCTCCCATCATAGGAGCCACACCTATACTTACTGCTTCATTTGTCATACTCATTTTTAAAAATGATTTTCCCATCATATCCTTATTTCCGTTATGATACTTTACAATACAAACTCTTGAAGCATCTGTTTCTTTTAGGATTACATTTATTATATCATTTATTTGTTTTTCAACCTGTGCAATATTCTTGCTTTCTTTTGGGGTTAAGTGTTTAATTGAAACTCCCTGAATAATATCTTGTATAATTGAATTATAATTTTTATGTAGCTCATCGCTTCTTTTTTTCTGCTCTTTTCTATCCTCTTCATATTCTTCTTGTCTTTTTTTATTTTGTTTTATATACAAAAAGATAATCACCAGTACAGCCAATCCATTAAACAACAATTGAGCTAATGCTGTCAAAGTTGCTATATCTAGTCCAAACATATTTTCACCCCTTTGCCTAAAAAAATAAAGGAAATTAGTTAATATAAACTAATCTCCTTTATACTGTTTTTTACTTATTATACAATTCTTGTAGGTACTTGTATGAATAACTTTTAATAGCCTTGAACAATACCTAGAATATGCACATAACTCTTTACTTTTATTGCATTTTAAAACAACTATTTGATTAGGTTGTTTTTCATAAAATGCATATTCACATAAAGGGTATTCTATGCAAGCCATTATGCCTCTACATTTACAGTAATTATATCTTGTAATCCTTGATAACTTACAGTAACTGTTGTTTTACCTTCTTGAACACCTGTAATTAATCCTTCTTCAGTTACAGTTGCAGTTGCATTAGCTTGGCTTTGGAATGTTAAATCTGTATTATTTAAAGTAACGTTTGTATAAGGAGCATTTCTTAAACCAATAACATTAGCAGTTGCTTCATGAACACCTGCTAAAGAGAATGTTAATACGTTTGGAGATGCAACTATACTTTCTACTGCAATATTTTCTGCACTAGCTGTATTAATGTATTTTACATCTGCATAATAACTATCTCCACATTCATCTGCATATTCTTGTGCTGTACCACCAATTCCAAATGTTGATACTGCATCTGATGTTAATGATAATGAAATACTACCATTGAATTTTAATCTTGGAATAATAATTTGAATATATCCTTCAATACCATCTTGACTAAGTACGTGAACTCTCATTACTGCTTTTACTGTTAATGGTTGTGTTTTTGTATCAATTGTAACTTGGTCTACTTGTGCATTATATTGATATACTACTTGTAAAGAACCACTAAATGAAGCTTCTCCAATATCAATATTTTTACCTGTTGGTATAATTGTTTTTACTGCTCCATTTGGCATTCTTACATATACATTTCCCACTGGAGTATCTTGTAATTCTCCTGCACCATTTTGAATAGTAACACATTCATCAAATTTATAAACTCCAGATAAACCAGAAATAATTGGTGTTCCTGTTTGGAATGCTAAATATTCCATTTTAAATGTAGCACTTTCTAATTCTACTGTTACAGTTTTGCTGTGTTGAATATTGAATAATAAGGCATTTAAATATCCTCCTCTTTGTTCAATAGTTTGAACTTCTTGTGTTAATGTAGAATTTGTTAATGCTAAGCCTTCTCCGATATAATCATCTGTTGTTGGATTAAAAAACATTACATCAGCTACAGAAACTAAAGCTAAACCTTTATCAATTGCTGCCATACTTATCTCTCCTTTTCTTAAATTTTTTCATCATCTTTATTATTAATAGATGACATTAAATCATTATTAGAAACCAAAATATCATCATATTTTCCTTTAGGTTCATAATGACCAATCCAATATGGTAAACTTGATTTCATTTTTATTAATCCGCCTAATTCTAATTGCTTATACATATAATAATCATCTTTACTTGTGATTATTTTTAAATATCTATTAAATCTTCTGATAGTCATATCTTGTATTTCATTTGGTGTTTTATTTAATGAATAAGCAACTACAGTTATAAGGTCTTCAATATCTGTTTTATTATTTGAGCCCTTTGCCTCTCTCATTTTGTTTCTCATTTTATTTAAAAATTCTTCAGTCTTTTTATCAAAATGTTGAGATTTTATATCATTTTGTAACATTATTAACTGTCTAATTTCTTCAAAATCTTGAGAGTTTATTAAAATTATTTTATACATTTTTTCTTGTATCTCTGTCAGTTTATTAGTGTTTATTTTTATTTCTTCATTTGTTATTTTTTTATCTTGTAATTGTTTTAAAAAATTTGTTTTTAAAATAGTGTATTCTTTATTCAATAATTCATAATCTTCTGACCTTTGATAAACCTTTATATATAATTTCCCATCTTGTCTAATAATATCAAAAGGTTGTTCTTCTTTTAAAACTATATTCAATATACATATCAACATATTCCATCTATTCTTAAATTCTTCATCAAGTAAAGATTTCTCATATAAATAATCCAAATAAGGTAATCTTAACAATCTAATATCTTTTTCTTCTGTTCTTGAAATATCTAAGCATTCTTCACCTGAAATAAAAATAGAATAATAAAGTAATGTTGCAGGATATAATTGTAAATCTTTATATTGTAAAGGCTTATCAAAAGCCAAATTCATTTTGTTTTCATAACTTATATTCATATTAAATCCACACATCCATTGTTAATTGAAATCCTGAATAATCATTATTATAACTTACTTGTTCTGCCCCTGCAAACCTATCTATTTGATTGTTAATAAACATTTGAGATTTTGTTTTTTCTAATTTTACTCCATTTAATGTTTGAACGATTGTTTGCATTATAGCCACATCTCTTTTATCATTTTTTGAAATATTAGTATTTATCATCATCTCATTATTGTTTACAATTACTTGGAATATAACTCTTACTAGAGCATTAGTTCTTCCATAAGAGCTAATATTATCTATAAAAACCCTCACTTGTGATTTAGCTTTTAACATAGCATCAACTGTATATTTTTGAAATAAAACATTAAATTCTTCTGTATTAAAAGAAGTTTTACATATCATACTAGCCTTTTCTTTATCAGTTAAGTCAGGTTCAGATAGTGGATTTTGTGAATATTTTAATAGTTTCCAAAAGTCAGGGGAATTTTCAAATAAATAATTAACTATTATAGTAGGTAAATCTCTAGCTAACTTATATGTATTATAAGCCGTTTGTTCAAATTTTAATTCATCTTCTGGAGAATACATTACCAGTTCCCCCCTAACCATACATTTTTAATTATTTCTTTCCCATCTGTATTACTAACACACTTAATCGTAAGTGGGTTTATTTGATATTGTAATAAATTTGTTATTGAAAAATTATTTCCATCTGTGATTTCTATTTTATAACAATCATTTGGTACTCCATAAACTTCCACATTAAAAGTATCATCTTGTTTAGCACCATTAATATAATTGCTTATATTAAAATTAACAGTTTTCCCTAACATTATCTCTTTTACATCTGGACTTAATACAATACCATCCAAATTAGTATTTTCAACAGGATTTTCATTTATAGCAATATTATCTTCAAAATCATCTTCTCCTAATTCTGGTGCTTTCATCATATATAATTCTAAATAATTAGGATTTAATTCATCAAATAATTGTTTAACTCTAAATGCTACCTCATTAAATAAAAACCTGTCATTTACATTTATTTTTGATGTATATTGGTTCCTTTGTACTATAACAACAATATCTCCACCTGGTTCTACAACACCTTTGCTTCCCCATTTGAAGTTAGTATATGTCAATGCATCTTCTATTACACATGGATAGCAATTTGTTTCTCCATTCTCATCCTTCCATCGTAATGAATTATTGCATTGTAACATTCTACCCTTTACATTATATAAATACTGGGTGTCTAAAGAAGTCAATATCCATGTTGATAGTTCTTTATGATTAAAATTCCAATGAATATAATCACCAATTTTAAATTGTGGTGTATCATAAGGATATGATTGAAAATACTTATAACCTACAATCTTATCTTCTTCGTTTCCTTCATATATCCATGCATCATAAGATTTTGAATAATCAAAATTTTTATATACAATTCTATGGTCGGTACTAGAATTAAATGTACTTTTAGTTAATTCTGTAATTTGATTGTCTGTTTCTACTTCACTATCAACATTAGAGTGTAATATACTATTTATTAATCCGATACAGTTGGTTTTGGTTGATACCTTAGTGGGTGTAAGCATACCGTTCTCGCCCCCAATCCTTTTAATCCTTTTGGTGCTGTACGATAAGAGTACATACTAATATCTCCTTCTACTTCTCTTTTATATCCTTGATATAATGCAGTAACAGTTTTTATCTGTTCAGCCTGAGAATGCATTTTTATACTACCACCATAAACAGCAAAATTTAATATTTTACTGCTGGTCATTTGTTCTTCATAATATGGTATATTCATTGCTCTTGCTAAAATAGCCTTTTCATCGTAATTCAAATCAGCATTAAAATATCCTATTTGATAAACAGTAATATTTATTATCTCTCCAATAGCTGGGGTATAATTTGTAAATGTTATAGTATTATTTATATTATCCCATTGATAATCTGTAACTTCTACTGAAGGTTGACCACAATCTATTTGGGTACTAATATAAAATAATGGGTTTTCTCCCATTTCTGGTGCTGGTTCTAATTTGAAAATATTATTCATACCATCACCTGTAAAAGAATATTCTGTAAGAGAAAATGGAACCAAATCAAGTAAATTCTTTCTGCAATCATATTGAAAATAAGGAATTGCTAATTGCAAATATTTCCAATATAAATCATATAACTTATAAGATGGTTGACCAACTAGCCTTTCATCTGACTTTATAACTGCATTAAGACAATATATTTCTTCAAAACTCGTTGCCATTCTTCCACCTCCCTTACAAATTTATACATTAATTTCTATAATTTTCCATAGCTTTTAAAGTGTTTATTCCTCTATCAAAATCCATACTAAAATAATCTTCAATAGCTTTTCTAGTATAATAATCCCAAGTCAAAATATTTTTTCTAATCATGTCACAAATTCTAAACACTATACAATTTATAATACTGCTATTTTTTTTGTTTTCTGTTAATTTATCTAAATCTCTAATAACTTCATTTACATCTTTTCTATCTAATATTCTTACTAAGTTTTCATCAGATAAATCAACATATTTTCTTATATTAAATAATGCATAACTTTCTGGTTCAGCAAAATAACATAAACCATTTTCAAAAAGTTTTCTAATAGAGTGTCTTCTGAAAAATCTTTTCATATCTGAAACAGTTACTGTTTGCTCTTCATTAAATCTTAATCTGATTTCTCCAGCAGGCTCTGAAGGGTCTCCCCAACCAATTCCTTGCAATACTCTACAACCTATAACTACTTCATCATCTTCTTGCTTTATAACAACTTTTTGAGAAATTGCTTCTGCTTTACTATCCATTAATTCTTTCATAGCTTTTCTTAACTCTTCTATTTCTTGTTTTAAAACATCGACTTCTTCGCTATCTGTACTAGTATTTACTTTTTCCTCTATTTTTTCTACTTTTTCTTTTTTTTCAATAACTTCTTCTGCGTTTTCCACAGTTTTAGCATTACTTTTTTTATTTGCCATTCTTCATAGCTCCTTCCATAATAATCTATAATTATATTGACTTTCAATATAAAATATGGTATAATAAAAGAGAATAGAAACTATTCTCTTTTATTTATTAATCACTTACAGATTGAATACCATAGTTAGCTTGTGTAGCAATTGCTGCATCAAAACTCATAAAGTATTCATAATTTTGTCTGTATTGAGAACCTTCTGTTGGTTCTTTAACTTTTACATGAACAAAGTTTTCTCTTACTAATTTTACAGGTTTATCTCCAACACTAGATAATAAGATAATTCTATCATTAGGAATTGCTCTTAATGCATCTGCTGTAGCTGTTGTAAATGGTTGACTTAAATCTGTAAATTGGTCAATTACAACGTTATCTACACCATAAGCTCTACCTAAGAAACCTTCTCTAATCATTTCATCTTGGCTTTGGAAACCATAGTTAGTAGTAGCTAACACACCAATTTTATTAAATGCAGGTAATGTTCCATAAGCAGTAACATCAGCTCCACCATTTAACATTTTTAAATCTTCTATCATTTGGATATAATTTGCACTATTCCAAGCATTTTGATAGAAAGGTGTTCCATTAATTGGTGTAATAGAATAAATTTCATCTACAATTAATCTTAATTGTGCATATAACAATGCAAATGCAACTCTAGCTAATTCTTTACCCATATCATAGTTGTTAGCTAAAATTCTAATATAATCCATAGTTGTTCCTATACTATATGGTTTAGGAGTAATTGTAATACTACTTCTTGAATAGCTATCTAAGAATGTTACGTTTGTTGTATATGAAGTTCTTTGAGCAATTGGTAAACCTTTTGTTTCAATTTCATAAGTTCTACTATCTCCAACATCTACTTCATCAACATTAGCTAATCTGAAAATTTGTTCAGGTCTGCTTTTTAAAATGATACTTTCTAATACATCAACAATAATTGAATTGTAAATTGTTGCAAATGTAGTATTGTTAAATGCTTTAATTACATCAGCATTTGTTTTAATTCTTTCAATTCCTGCTTTATCAGCACAGAAAGATAATAAAGCTACTTTAGCTTTTTCATTTAATTCGTTATAGTTAGAAATTTCTTTATCTACTAAAGAAAAACTCTTATCTGCCATTCTACTTAAACCACCATCATGGTACATAGCATATTTACATACTTTTTCTAAATTGTCTTTAATTACTTTAACTTCATCGTCTTTTGATGAGAAAGTTCTGATAATTTCTAATTCTTTCATTTATTTTTCACCTCTCCTTACGCTGTAGCATCTGTAGTTTTAGCTCTTACAACTAATGTTTGAGCAAAATTAGCTCCAGATTGACCACCTAATCTAAAATATTTTGTTGCTTCAACTGTTAAATAGTTTTTAGCTGTAACTGGTGTACCTTTTGCTGAATATGTTAATTCATATTGTCCAACTTTTGGAATTAAATTATCTCCTGGTACAACTGTAGCTGCTGATACTGTTTTATCACAAGCATCTTCAGAAATTTCAAATCTTACTTCTGGTAATAATCTATGTGCTGTAACAACATCTCCAGCATTGAACACATATTGTGTATAGTCTGGATTACCATCTGGTCTTCTACCATCTGATAATGTTTCAAATCCTCCATCTAAAATGATTGCAATATCTTCAGCTGCTATATCTGCAACTTGTCTTGGTGCATAAACATCCCAATTTCCATATCCTAATGATGCATCTAATGTTTCTGCTACTACAACATCCCCAGCATGTAAAGTTGCTCCAACAGGAACATTAATTTTAGCTTGCATATATCCTGGGTTTTCTGTTACTGTTCTACATACATAATTTGCCATATTTTTTCAACTCCTTTTTAATTATTTACCAGCTATATCAGCATGGCTATTTGAAATAATATCATCTAAATTTTTTACTTCTGTTTTAGAAAATTTTAAAGTATTTAACTCATAAATTGGGTTAATAGAATATTTGATTTCTTTTTTTTCTTCTTCTGCATTTTTAATTTTTAATGCAAATTCTGCAACTTTAGCATTAATTTTTTCTTTCATTTCTGCCATAGTACATTCTTTAATTGCATTCTTTAATTCTTTAGCTTCTTCTTCTGACATGCAATGTGCAAATTTATCTACTTCTTCTGCCATTTTTCTTTCTTCATCTGCTCTTTTATATTTCTTTAATTCTTCTTCAATTTCTGCATTTTTGATTTCTAAAGCATTAGCTTTTTTCTTCCAGTAGTCTTTATCTGCATCTACATCATCTTCTAAGCCTTCTTCACCTTCATCATCTTTTTCAATTTTATTTTTCTTTTCTTCTGCAAATCCAATATCATCGCATTTATCAGAGTTTTTAACTTCTTTTTTTTCTTTTTCCTTAACATCATCTTCTTGTGCATCAGCATCATCTCTGATTTTTTCGATATCTTTATTGTCTTTGTCTAATTTGTTTTCAACAACTTCTTTATCTTTTTCTAATTCTTTTGCCATCTTTTTTTCACCACCTTCATTATTTTTATCTATGTCAAGTTTTTTATATAAACTTTTCACCTTGTTAACAACGGCTGTTTCATTATTTTTTTCAGCATAAGCTAAAGCACTCGCCAATCCATATCTATTATACACTGCCTTACCATCTTTTATTTCCATAATTGGGTATTTCAATTTTGAACTTGGTGCATCTTCCCAACCTTCTTGCACATCAGCATAAACATCTTTAACTAAAGATTTATAATTTTTAGCTTCTAATACCTTTTTTCTTAGTTCTGTTTTATTTACTGAACCCCAACTTGTTTCTGATAAAGCTTCTTTAGATTTGTCAACAGTGATGGCTTCTCCTGTTCCATAATCTTTCTTAGCAAATACCACAGCACTATCTTTTGAGAATGTTTTTTCAGTTTCTTCATAAGTTCTATGAACTAATTTTTTATTGTCCATATTTACAACTACTTTACCATTATCTATTTCATAAGGAATTTTATAATATTCGGCAGTTTCATTGTCTCTAACAATAGCAACTTTTTCATCACTATAAATTTCTTCAACATAATATTTTCTGCCTTCCCATTCTCCATCATGATATTTATATCTTCCTAATTCTTGCCATAGTTGTTCTTGAAGTTCATTATTACTTAAACTTTTCAATCCATTATCACCCACTCTTTCTTTATCATTTTCATCCATATTTTGGATAGAGTTAACCCAATTTTCCATTACTTCTCCACCAAGAATATCAAATGTTAAAGACTTGTTTTTCTCTTTTGAAGTAGATATCTTCTGAAAAATCTTGTCAACTTGTTTTTTTTCTATATATGTTTCATTGGCTATTTTTTTAGCCATTGCAACCTCTTGAGTTGTGCAACCTTTCCCAATATCTTTATATGAATTTAATCCTTCTTGTACTGCATTTTGTACTTCTTCTGGTATCTCATATTTCGTATTGTTTTGAGAAAAGTTTAAATAATATTCATTAGCCTTCTTAACTTCATCATCAAATGAAAATTTTAATATATCTAAATGGCTACCTTCAATACCTTCCATAATTCCTTCACCTAATAAAACACAGCTTAATAATCTGAATTTATTTATATCTAATATTCCAGTATTATCATCTTGTTCTCCTTCAATTACTGCTAATTCAATACTTACTTTTACACTGCCTTCCCTTCTTTTTAATATATTCATTATAATAGGGAAATAATTTTTCCAGATTACTACTTTTGCACTTAAATAGGTTTTACCATTATCTCTTTCTAAAAATCTAAAAGAAGAACTTTCTGGTATTGTTCCAAATGCTATAAAGTTATTTTTTTCTTCTTCAGAACGAGCATGCTCTTTAAAATCTACTGATAAAGAAGGAGAAAATGAATTATCTAATATACATAATAGTGGTTTATTATAAAAAGATTGTAAAGAATTTTCTACACATTCTCTTGTAATATTACATTTATTTCTATTAACTCCTAAATGCAAAAAATCAACTTCTGCAATACTACAATATCCATCATTTTCCAATAATCTAAAATTATCAGAACCTAAGCTGAATTGCAAATTTACCTTTTGTTCCATTCTTTACACCCCTTTCTAATCATCATCATCTTCTTCACTATCATCATCAGTTAATTGCTCGTATTCTTTTTCTAATACATAAAATTGGTCTGCAAATCCATCAAACATTGCTTTATTATTTTCTCCATATATTTGAGCTTTGTCTCTTAGTGTAATAGCTTGTTGCATAAAACGGTTAAATAATCTTAATAATGCTTTTAAATCTGTTTCAACATTTAAATCTCCATTAACTGTAGCTGTATCTATTGCTGATTTAATTAATTCATAAGTTTCAGTATGTTCACTAATATTAATATTAAAAAACTCTAACATAGAAGAATATACTCTACTATCTCTTGGTGTTTCATAATATTCAGGAGCAACATTATATCTTAACAATATATCTCCAGCTAAATCTGCTAATAATGGATATAAATGTGCTAAACCATGATGAAAAACTTCATTAAAATGGTCAAATGCCCACTCTGTAGATGAATAAGCTAAAAACCTATCCCAAGACCTATTATGAGTAAACATTCTTTGTATAATTAAATTTACCTTTTTTATAGTTTCTTCAGAAATTAACATTTACCTTATCACCACCTTATATAACTTTATTAGTAGGTTTATTCTTTGACCATTCAGTTAATAAAGCTGATAATTCTGGTGTCATAATAAAAACCCACATTGTACGGCTATTTCTTTCTTTGCTTAATTGATAAGAATAAATTGGCTTTAATTCATGTTGTTCTAAAAATTTGCAAAGATTTGGAGAACCGCATGTATATTTTTCTACATTTTTCAAATCTCTTGTATTATCTATAAACACTATCTCTCACCTACCCTATTTTCTTTGTATTCTCTACTTTTTTCACCACTGTCTTGCATATCTGCCACATCTTTTTCTGGTCTTCCACCTTCACTGCCAGGTTTGTTTGACATTGTATTCATTGATTGTAAAGGCTTCATTTTTGATTTTAAATCTAATTTGTTTGCCCAGTTTACAAAACTTTGAACCTCAAATGGCTCAAAACCAGTATTCGCCATTAAATACTCAACAGGATAGTTTGATGTTGTTACTAATTTTAATGCTGTATCTATTTCTTTATCTTTATCTAATTTGTTTCCAAAAAATGATACTTTCCATTTATATGTTCTTGTTTTCTGCATAATTATCCAATTTGCCAAATTAGCAAATTGTGAATACATGTGAGTTGCAGCATAATCAAATGAAATTTGAGAAGATATTTTTAATTGACCTGCATTCTTATTATCTTTACCAAACATTGCAGAACCCATACCTAATGCACTAAATACATTATTATCTCCTAAGTCTACTAATTTATCCATTGTATTTACCTGATTTGCCGCTACTTCTTGTGCATCAAATGGTGTAGCAAAAGCAACTATATTCTCAGGCATTTGTTCTTTTATCATTGAAATTAATTCTGCCGCTTCATCATAAGGAATTTGCATTTTATTAGTATTTTTATCAATTGGAATTTTCATTGCTATTAATTTCCACAAATCTAAAACAGATTTTTTCTTTAATAAATCTCTATAACTTAATACATCTAATGAAGCACCCATTGCACCTGTTAAAGGTGGAATTTTATCTGCTCTATTAGGATTGAAAGTTAAACAAAAAGATTTTTCTGGTGGTAAATTATAATATTGAAATGGTGCTAATTCTTCACCTGTATATCCAGCTTTTCTTTTTTCTACAAATACTCTGTATGCTTCAGTTAATTCAGGTAACATTTCTGGCATACCTACTAATCTATCGAAAAATGTCAAATCTATTGCAAACAACCAACCATAAGTCCAAGGTGCTGTAATATAACAATAATCAGTTGGTAATTGTAAAAAAGTTATTGTGTCTTCTGTTTCTTGAATAAAATAAAATCCAACCCCATCTTCCATGACTTGTAAATCCATTTTTGGAAATTGATATTTTATATTCATTTTTCTTAATGTATTTAACGCTGTTGTATAACTGTTCATATATTCCTTAGTATCAATATAATCTTTATTATTTGCATCTGCTGGCGTTAATAAATAATTAAATGATTTTTCTGTATTTAAAAACCAAATTGCTCTACCATATTGACCAACAGCACTTTCTAAATATTGACTTAAATGTCTAATATTTGCATCATAGTATTGTGGTGACATTAACCATTTAGAAATTTCATTTGAACTGGCTCTTTCTGGATTAAAATTAATGTCATTTATATATTGTTCTGATAAAATTGGATTATATTGTCCTTTATTACTAGAAATTTGAGTTATTAAATTTAATTGTCTTAACTGTTTTGATAAATCAGCAGAATAAGTTTTTACAAATTGTTCTAATGTCTGTATTTGCTCTGGAGTTGCCATTTTCTTAGTTGCTGATTTCTTTTTAGCAGTCTGTTTATTACTCACTCTTTTCCACCTCCAATTTATCTAAATAAATTATTTAATGAATTTCCTCTTTTCATTCCAAGGCTATTCATTTTTGCAATTGTCATAATTAAATCCTGATTATCTGTTTCTAACACATTATCATAAGTCATAGCCCACCATAATGCATACATTAAACTTGAAAATCTATCTTTATCTATTTTACTTAAAACTTTCTCTACAGTTACTTCTCCATTTGTTAAATGTTTTAATTTTAAATTAGATATTTCTTCAACTAAAGCATTAGTTTGTTCAAATGGAACAAATGCTTTTACTTCTTCTGTATCTGATAAGTTTAAATTATTATCTCTACGTTCTTCTAATAATCTTAATTTTTGACCTTCAACACAATCAATAAAATTAATTATTGCATAACTATTAATTCTTCCATCTTTTTTTGTCTCATCTTTATTCTGTGAGTTTAAAGCAAATAACATTGGTATAGCTTCTCTATATTCAGACCTAATTTCTCCATTAATTGCATCCCATGGTTCATAAGTTTCTCCAGTAGTTACATCAACATTTGGTCTTAACAACTCATCTCTTAAACCACTTCCTAAACCATTTGTATCCACCACAACAACTTTAGCATTGTATTGTGCTTGAACTTTCTTTACCAAACATGCTTGTGCACTAAACGTTAATTGATTAGATACTAAAAACATATTTATTAAATCTAATTGTCTAATAAGTCCATTACTTGCATGGTGTTCTTCTACTACACTAATAATGGTTTTATTATTAGCATTATTAGCTGAACGTGCCACATCCACACCTAATATTATTTCCCTTTTATTTTCTATGTCTTCTAATATTGGCTCAGTTAATACTCTTGTTCTTAATAATTTTTTTATATCAACTAATTGATTATCAACTGCTCCAACCCACTTTTCTTCATAGTTTCTTGCAAATGCTACTGAACCAGTGTCTCTCTTTTTTTTTAATATTTGACTTTTATTAGAACCTCTTCCCATCCAGCATCCTAACATCCAACCAGAACCTAAGACTATTTCTCCTTTTAAGTCTACCATATCTTTATACATTTGAACACTTCTCGCCCATTCATCTGAACCCCTAAATCCAGAAGTTGTAAAAAAATTGATTTGTTGATTTAATTCTAATGGGTCTATTACTCCTAGTTTACCCCTAGTTGTTCTACCAATTTCTACAATAGGTTTTAAAGCATCTTCAAAAGTAACATTATCTATTAATGCACTTTCTTCTATTTGTATTCTATTTCTTCTTTGTCCTTTGCTTGATTGTGCATTAGCTAATACATCTATTCGTGACCCATTAACAAATGTCAATTCAAAATCATCTTTTGCTATTCTTGGTTTTAAGACTTCATTTTTTATCAATGGATATTGTCTAATAATTTCATCATATTTATCTTTTAATAATTCTGCTGCATTTGCTTTCGTTTGTGCTGTTAATGACATAGTTATTCCAGGATAAAGAATTGCTATAATAAACATAGAAATTACTTCACCCCATGTATTATGGCTAATAAATCCATTAGATACAAAAGAATGAGTATTTGGAACACTTATATCATAAACATGATTTTTACTGTCTTGTATATTTACTATTTCATCTAAAAAATAATTTTCTTTATATTTATTCTTATCTATTATTCTAACTTTACCTGAAATTTCATCTAATACATCTTGTTTTCTTTTACAAGAAAAACCTATTATTTTTTTGAATTTATCAATATTTTGACTATATATCCTTAGAACATAGAATGTATGATTATATCTTTTATTAATTTTAACTTTAACACTACTAATTATTCCTAAATTCAATAATAATAATTGTATTTGTTGTATTAGTTTTTTTGATTTACTTGTTATTGAAACTTTTTCACCTGTACTTTCTACACTACCATCAGTATCAAATATACCTTGCAATGTCTTTATAACTATATTTTTAGGTGCTTTCATAATACATTCTGGAATTTCTTTTTTATCAGATTTAATATAATCAAAACCTAATTGATAAAAGAAATCTCTTATACCTAATCCATACAATACATAATCATATTTATTTTCTTTTTTTAAGTCTATATTTAATTTATTCGCATAAGATTTATAATTATTTAAAATATCTTCATCAATATTAGAAAATATGACTTTATCTTTTCTTGACATACAACCGTCACCTATTATATATCCAATTATCAAAGCCAAATCTTCATCTAAATATTCAGGTATATTTAATTCTTTTCTACCCCTAATTTTATTTTTATCTATATTTAATTTTATTTCATTACCCCAAATATCATTCTTGGTAGATATTAATACCTTATCATTAAATTTTAAATCCTGTGCTAAAACATAATCTATTTCTCCATTTTGTTTTTCTATCATTATAGGGTGGTTATTACTACATTCTAATTCAAAACCATAATTGGTTTTTATCTTTTTTGTGTTTTTATAGCCATTATAAACACCCCTGTCTATTTTTTCATATTCACTATCTTTATTTACAACACTTAAATCTATTTTTGGTGTATAATCTTCTATACCATTTTCTTTGCAATCAAATAAATCTTTTATTTGTATTGTTCCTTTATCTGTAAATAAGTATGTATCCCCACAAACACATTTTCCCCATCCTCTAGGAAACACTCCATATATACTTACAAACCTACATATACATCTTAAAAAAACTCTCTGGTCAAAATGTAAATTTATACCACCTGTTTTTGGCTTTAATAAATCTAAAAATAAGTCTGGATACCACCTTGCCCAGCTTATAAATTCTGTATATTGTTTAATATGAGTTTCAAAAAAACTTTTTTGTCTACTATTAGTTGATTTTACCGTTGGATTATCCCATGGTTCGTAATTGCTTTTTGGTGCCTGTGACATTCTATTATGTTTGTGTTCTTCTGTTTCAAAATTTTTTATATAAGCCACTATTCATCACCTTCCTCATAGTATTCATCAGGTAATTTAATAAACTGCTTTACTTTATCTCTGTTACCTAAAGTAGGGTCTCCATCAAATATACCATAAGGGTCTCCTGTTTCTGTTATAAAGTTTTCTCTCATTTTATCATAAAACTTATATACATCTTCATATTCAACTAAAGGTTTTCCTTCTAAGTCTCTCGCATAATTTATATAATTCCATATACAAAAATCAACCGCATCATTAGGTCTATATTTAAATTGTGGCAATACGGGTATTATATCAACATTTTGTTCTACTGCTTGTGCTATTTCTCCAATAGTTGTTAATCCACCTTGAAGGTCAGCTTTACTAAATTGGTTTGGATTGATTTTAGCTCTTTCTGCCTGTTTCATAGCTAATTCTCCCCATGTTTTAGCTTCAGTCGCTTTGCCCTGTGCTACTGCCATTTCTTCTTTAACTTTATATCTTACATAAGTAACCAATGCTTCTGTGTGCATATTAGTTTGCTCGGTATAATTTGCACTTAAAAATTGATACTTATTCCACATGTGATAATATTCTTCATCTGTATATCCTGTACCAAATAATGCTATAATATCATTTGTCACTTCAAATTTATCAAACTTTTCTATTTCCGTTTGAATTGGTTCTACATTTTTTAATTCCGTAATAGGTGGTTTCATATTAGCTGAATTTTCATCTAACATATCTAAATCTCCATCCATCCATTTCATATCTCTGAATTGTTGAAGATTAATTAATCTTAAATATGTTCCTACAGCATTAACACCACCCTTTTCTGCTGCCTTTTCATACATAGCATGAATATATGGTCTGTCTATTGTTCTTAACATTCTTAGGGTTTTTTCTTTATCCATATTGCCAAATTTATCATTACACATTTTCTTTATACATACTTTACAATATGGCAAAACTCCTGTTCTGCTATGCATTTCATTGTAACTTATATAAAATTCACTTCTTGGCTTAAATTTACCACACGAAGTACATTGTATTAATTCTTCATCTTTTTTCTTTACTGCTTTTTTTCTAACTGCTTTCTTTTTTGCCATATTTCTATCATATCCCTTCTATAATAAAAACAGCCTATTTGAGAAAATCAAATAAGCTATATAATTTAAAATATATAATTATATGGATTTACAGTCTTATCATTTATAATAACTTCAAAGTGTAAATGGTTTCCTGTTGAATTTCCAGTGGAACCCATATATCCAATAGTTTCTCCACAATTAACATTTTGACCATTTTTTACAATAATTGAGCTCATGTGTGCATATCTTGTTTTCATTCCATTGTCATGTTCTATTAAAACCATGTTTCCATAACTAACATTAGAATACTGTACTTTTATCACTTTCCCACTTTTGTATGCATAAATATTGTCTCCATAATTTCCAGCTAAATCTATACCACTATGAAAATCATTTCTTGTTGCTCTATTCCCATAAGTAGAAGTTACCCTATGAGAAATAGTTGGAAAACAAGTAACTTTCTTCTTATATTTTAATATATAATTTTCTACCGTATTATTTATTGTAAACTCATTAGATAAAATATTCAAACTTTCAGAAGTAATACTATTAATATAAACACTAAGATTTTCTGTATTTCTTATTAAATAATCTTTTTGGATTTCTACTTTATCTAAATTGTCAAAATATAAATAAGTTTCATTATTTATAATAAGCTCATATATTTCATAAGTTATTTTTTCTTGTTCTACTTTTTTTCTATCTATTCCACTTCTTGAAGTTATCTGTGGATTTCCTATATTATCGGATACTTCTATTGTATTATTATCTATAATATTTGTTTCTTCTTGTGTAGTTTCTATTGCGTTTGATGTGTTTATTATATTATTTTTAGGTAAATATAAAAACATACTACCAGATAATATAGAAACACATAATAAGATGGATATAAATTTTTGAACCACCTTCTTGCAGAGATATACTTTCACTTTATCAACTCCTAATTATAGCCTTATTAAATATTGACATTCAATTCCATCTACTGGATTTAATATAAATAAATTTTGAGATGGGTTACTAGTTTTTCTTATATTATTTGCATAAGCATCTGTTCCTGAAAAAGTTCCGTTTACATAAACATAAGTTCCATGAATTTCGTTTGCTTCAAAATGATGACAATGTCCCATAAATATACCATCATAAAATGTCTTTGTCATTAAACTTATATTCTGTACTATATCTGTAACTTTATCTCTATGTCCATGTGTAAAACCATAATTTCTATCATATATTTGTATTGTTCCTATTTCATTACTAAAAGAATTTTGCATAATATGTACGTTTTCAGAATTAGAAAATTTTGCTTCTAAGTACCATCTTATAAATAATGAAAAATTATCTTCGTTTTCATTGTCTTCTTTATTAGCAAATACTCTACCATGATTGTCAGTAATATCATGATAAAAAACTTCAGTACAATTTCCTAAAATAGTTAAAAATTGATATAGATATTCTGATATTTTTACTACTTGCTGAACAATACCTTCTCTATTTTCTACTCTAACAGTAGTATGTATAATACCACTTAAATAATCACCTAGTCCTAATACATATAAAGATTTTACTTTATTTAGTTGTATATAGTTAATTACTTTAGATAATAATTTATTTAATCTTTCTTCAAACACTCTTATATTATAAACATTATTAAATTCATTTATTTCTAGTCCAAAATGAAAATCACTTAATGTTAACAATGCTACCTTTTCTTCTGGCTCTATTATTTTATCTTCTTTATTTAAAACTATATTTTCACTGTTTATAGTTGAAGCACATTTTAATGCTAAATTATATAAATCTTCTTTTCTTGCTTCTTTTCTCAATCTTCTATTTAGTGCTGCTCGCTCATCAGATAGTTTTGTTCTTTCTTTTTTCAATTCTTGTAATTGAACTTCTACTTCTTCCCTATAATCAATAGGCTCTGATTGTATTTCTCTTGCCTTCATTTGTTTATAAACTGATATTCCACCAAATATAGTATCTTGAGATTTTCTTAAACTATCTTTATTTAGACTTAATCCTAATAAATCTGCAATATCAGACCAATCTAAATCATCAGGTTTTTCTTCCTTTTTTATTTCAATTAGTCTCATTGCATAATCTAAATCTTCTTCATTTTCTTTTCTTAAATATTTAGTATTCATATAACTTTCCTTTCTATAATAAAATCTGGAGCCTTCTATCTGACTTGAACAGATTATTTCGCTTTACAAGAGCGGTGCTTTACCAGTTAAACTAAGAAGGCATTAGTGGTCTGGGATATCCGACTTGAACAGATACTAGAGCTTCCCAAAAGCCCCGTGCTAACCATTAAACACTAATCCCAGTTGTTATGGTAGCGGGGAATGGATTTGAACCACTGACCTTCGGGTTCTTATCCTTCTTTACAAAAGTGGTAATATTTGATTTTCTATAGTATAATCTTCTATCCAATTACAAGTTGATATACAACTTTTATTTAATGGAGGATTTTTTTTACTACGAAAAGCTTTTGATTTACATTCTTTTATTAATTCTACAGGTATAACAACTAATTGATTTTCAACAATAGAACATATAAAATCTATTTGGTCTTCTGTATAATGTTTTATATTTTTTGATGTTGAAGTATATTGTTTGTTTACTGTTTGAATAATATAACTTCCATTTTCTTTTTTATGTGCATTTTTACATTGTATTCTAAAATATTTATTATTTCCAGCATCTACTAATAAATCATATCTACTTGTGTTTCCATACGGTATAGATACTATAAAACCATTTTCTATAAATTTTATAATACATTCTAATTCACACTTCATTCCTTTTATCTGACATTCATTAAATAAAGGTAATATATAACCACTCCCTTAATTAATAATTCCACTTTGTAACATTGAATATGAACCCGACGAGCTGACCACTGCTCTACCCCGCTATATATCTTATTCATATAAGGTTTATAAGCAGTAGCCGCTAAAACTAGCCTGTATCAACTTTTTTATCGGTTTTCTAATTTCGGTTTTTTATCTTCTTTGCACAGTTTTTGCAATATTTAACCCTATTATTTGTCTTTTTTACAAGTTTTCCACAAACTTCACACTCTATAAAAATACCACCTAAATATCTTTCAAAATAATAAACCATATCTTCATCAGGCACTAAAGAAATAATAATTTCACTATCTTCATTGACATAATTAACAATAGAACTCATACTTAATGTTGGCGTTATATATCCTTTTTTTGTTAAATAATGCATTAAATCCATTTTGTCTTGTTTTCTTACATACATATCACATAATTTAAAAATATCATTATCTTTACAACCAACATAATATTTATTAGTATGGTTATTACTCATGTAATATTTTGCTAAAACTAAATATACAAACATAAGTTTTTGACATTTATAATTATCTTCTTTTAATATAGTATCTAACTCAGATTTAGTAATACCTACAACATACGCTCTCTTTAATTTAAAATTTTTACTTTTCTTTACTTTTTCATCTATAATCTTATAATACTTCACTTTATTATAATTACTTGAATATTTTTTTAAAAAAGTGTGTAACTCATTTTCAATTTCCCTATCATTATATCCATCTTCTCTTAAATAAGTTGCTAATAATTGTAATTCAAATTTTGTATTGGTTGTAGTTTGAAAACCATTTTTTAACATTCTTTTTACATGTTCATATTCATCAAAAATTATTGGCACTCTATATCTATCCTTTCGTTTCGATATGTTTTACCCATATACTTAATATCTCCATTATTATCTAAAACAGGAATAGTGAAATTCTTATTTGAATTATCATATATATTTAAAACTATCCCATCTCCAAATAAATCCCAGCAAAAATTCTTTGATGATTTTGGATATAAATAATAATTTATATATACTGCTAAATTTGCCAATCTTTGTATATCATCACTTATATAATCAAAATCTAATGCCTTAAAATCATCCTTGCTTAAATTTATATTATCAGTATTTTCTTGGTCATACATTTCTATATTTTTATTTTTACTTTTACTTTTTTTATATGCCTTATATACCTTCTCCATTTCTTTTAATTGGTCTTCGGTTATTTCTATATTTTTATTAAATAAAATATCAAATATATAATCTGGGTTTTGTTTTCTAACATTTATTTTTATTTCTTCTATAGACTTTTCCATATATTTACATATATTATTCATAGGACAATCAGTATCAAGTAATGGGTTAAATTTATAAAAATTATTAACTAATAATTCTTGTTCTGGTGTTCTATTTGATAGTTTTATTAAATCATCTATATAAATCCCAAAAGTTCTATAACATAAATAATTATATCTATCACAATGTTCTTTATACTTAGATTTATATGTTGGATATAAATATTTCATAAACATTGGTCTTTTATCTATAATTAATCTATTATAAAAATCAATTTCTTCTTTTGAAAAATTATTATTATCTTTATCTGGGTTAGTCCAATTAGTCCAATGATTAGGAAAATTTTTAACTACTAATCCCTTTGCTTTATCTATTTGATTGCCTTGTTCTTTTCTACATATTTTTAATCTATTTATTATTTCATTATATTCTTTTGAACCTTCTTCAAACATTGGTAACATGCTATACAATGTAGTAGAACAGTTTGTAATATATCCTATTTTACTATCAAAAGACATTAAATCAGCTTTATATAAATCTCTTTTATCTATATGTTTTTTCTCTGTAGGTTTTTTCTGATATGTAATAGGATTTCCTGGCATAACATTATCTATCATTACTTGATTATCTGTAGTAAATACTAAATCCCCATCAAAATCACTATCAGCATGTAGCATACAATCACAACCCCATACATTATATATTATTCCACTTGTTATGTATTTAAACCACTCATTTATTTTTTCATTATCCTGTAAATGTAAAATATTACTTTCACTTCTCCATGTCAAAGGTGCTCTCATTGCAACTACCGTATCTACATTTCTTTTGTTCCAATATTGACTATAATGCTCATTTTCTTTTAATAGTCCTTTAACTTCTAATCCATATATATGTTCACATAAACCATAGGGGTCAGAAAGCATGGTTTGAAAGTTTCCATTAACTAATAATTTTCCAATATAACTTTCATTTATCTTTGTATTCAGATACCTTGATAGTTTAGTTTTTATATAAGTATCATTTATCAAATCTCTATTTAATATTAATGCTCTAACAATATGCTCTAATGAATTAAAAATATTCATAAAATCTTCTTTTTCCATTTTTGTTAAATCTGTGTCACACAAAGTTCCTAATAAATACAACAATGTGTAATTTGTATCTTGACTTGTAATATTAGAAAGCCATTCTACAGTGGGTTTGCATAATTCTTCTATCTTTTCTTTCGTATCTAAATTCAATACTTGTAAAAATTGATAATTGGTAAAAACAGAAGTTTTGTCTTCTTTTGGACTAAATTTAGTAACTCCCCACCTACCACTATTTCTATTACAACATTCTATATAATCTTGCCAACTATCATATCCTTTCCATAATTTAAATTGGCTCTCTGTGATTATCATATCTATATTATCAGTATTAACTTCATTTCCATACAAATCTATTATTTTATTTGTATGTGCAACTTCTTTAGAAAATTTATGGAAATCAAATACACATACCATACCTTTTACAAAATAATTTCTTATACAAAAAGAAGAAGGAATATAATCTAATTCTAAATCTTCAGACCATTTTTTTGCTAATTCAGGTGAACAAATTCCCATTCCATCCCATAAATTAAAACCAAGTTCCTTTTCGGTTTCTATAACTTCATCATTAATTTCATGTTCTTCTATCCAATCAACAGGCTTTGTCATTTTTATTTCTAAATCTGGAACAACACATACTCTCGGTTCACTAACATTATATGTTGCACTATTTGACAATGCATAATATGCATTATATTTATTTTCTGTTATTTTTAAATCTTTATGACCATTACACAATATTTTATCTAATTCTTCATATATGTCTTCTTGAACAAAAAATACTGTGTTCCTTCTAGCATTACCTGCACCACATAATAATCTTACATATTTTTTACCATTTACTGTAAACTTATGTTTTATCATGTGTCTATAATGAGAGTGCTTTTCTATAACAACAGAAATATATTCTGGTATAAATAATAAATTATCTATATCTTTATCTATCTCTAATATTCTTTGCTTATTTTTAATACTATCTTTTCTTCTTGTTAACCTTCTTCTTTCTTTAAATAAATTGTTAATTAACTCAAAATCTATATCTTTATTTTTTATTTTTCTAATTGACCTTAATACTTGATTATCTCCTAAGGCAATTAATTCTTCATTTTTTCTAGCTGTCTTCATATTAATGTTTATATTGTAATTATCTTTATGTAATCTACTAGAATTAAACTTTAAAACATAAAATTGTTGCATTTTTTGCACTGGTATTTCACCCTTTACTTATATAATTCTTCATCTATTAATTTCATGTCTTCTCTCTTTTGTCTTGCTCTATTAAATTTCTTTTTTTCTTTCCATTCTTCTCTACTCATAGAATATGCAGGAATAACTATGCTATCTTCTGTATCTACTTCTATTTCAAAAGAACCAAGATTTTCAGCCTCTACTTTTTCACCTATTGATATTTTAGCTAAATCTATAGAACGTTTAAATTCTATAAGTTGTTCATTTATACTATCTATAACTTCCTGGGATTGTCTATGTAACCATTCATGATTATATATAGCTATATTTGCACCATTAGGAATACTTACCTTACCACCTTTACTTTTAGGCTTTATATGATGATAACTTATTTTTCTATTTAGCTTTTTATATCCTTTTATCTTTCTTAGTTCTCTTTCTTCTTCTGGGGTAATTTTTCTAATGCCTGCTCTTTCCATAAAGCAACCTTTCCCATATCGCTTTTCTAAAAGTTTTCTTCCTGCACTATTTTCCAATAAAAAGACCTCCTTAATTTACCATTGACCTATAAGCTTCTAACTTTCCTAATAAATATCAATAATTCATTTCTAAAGGAATTAATATATGTCTTTCTCCTATACTATTAGGAATACTATCTTCTAATTCTTTTATTTTCTCATAAATATCACTCTTAGTCATCATTGTTATCAATCCTTTTTTCTAAATCAAACATGATTTCCTGTAGTTTTTCTACGTTTACACTATCACTAACCATACTTACACCTTTTAACATTGTAACTAAATAATTCCAAGCATCTTCATAAGTGTAATTATTTTTCTTCATATAAATTAAACACCTCTTTACTTTCATAAATTATATGTATATTTAAACTTTTAGCAACTTCTATTTCTTTTTGCATTCCTTCACTGATACCATATTTATCAAAAACAATCATCTCATCACAATCTTTTAAAAGTCTTAATCCTAATTCAATTCCTATTTCTCTTTCTGCACTATTATCATCATTTAAAAATCTAGTAAAATAAATATGTGGACAAATTGGTATTCCACCTATTTTTAATGTTACAAATCTACAATATTTTTTAGCCTTTTCTACATTATTTTTGAAATCTCCTTTTAATGGAGAACATACATATATCTTAGGAATAGTAATCTCTTCTGTATCATTATATCCATCCAATGGATAATCATAAAAATCTAAATTTATATCTTCTATATAATCCAATGTTTCAACATATATTTCTAAACAATCATTAGAATTTACTCCAACTTCATATACATAATAGTTTAATATCTGTGGATTTATAGTTGAAATAATTCTTTTTCTTGTATCATAACTATAATCGTAAATTCCAAACTCAAAATACATATCTTTATCAAATTTATTAGAATTAGGACTTTCTGGGTAATATATTCTTATTATTTTTGTACTTTCTTCATTGTTATAATTACTATCTCTAAAATTTACATATTCTAAAAAATCTATTAACTTTATTTTTTTCATTACATACTCTCCACTTCATTATATAATATAACTGCATCCTTAGATAAATCAAGCAATTTTCTGTTATATATAATATAATCAAAAATATAATTATCTAATTCTGTCTCACTAATATGTCTTTTTTGCTCTTGTGTTAAATTATTTTCATAAGGAGTGTTGTCTTCGTTTAGTCTGTTTATTCTTACCGTTACATAATCTAAACCAGAACCCATCCATTGCTCTATCTCATTACGAAATCTAACATCTGGAACCAATAAATAATCATATTTATTTTCTAATCCTTTTGCTATCTCAATCAAACAATTTACAAATGTATCTGGGTTGTTTTCTCTTATTAAATCAGTACCAACATATTGTAATAATGTTCTCCCACTTTCATCCTTTTCTCCATTCCAACCAAAACATTTTTTACAAACAAATTTTAAAATATCTCCATATTTTAAAATTAACACTCTCTTATTTTCTAACTCTTCATAAGGTTCCACATGCTCTTTAAATAATCTGGCAAATGTATCCTTTCCTGATTGAGCTTTTCCTGATATTAATATTACTTTCAATCAAATCATTCCTTTCTAATCTAACTATCTTTGGAAATCTTAACCTTTACCTGTAGAAGCCCCTGTATTAGAATTTTTATACCCCAAATTACAAGTCCTAAAATTATTCCTTGCCAATAAGTAAATGTAGTTGCCATTCCTAACAAAAATAAAATACCATTTACAGTTCCCCAACAAATTAATCCTAACAATCCAAATCCTATGATTATACCAACTATTACAGCTGCTATTACTAATAACATAACTTATCTCTCCTTTAACTACAAATCACATCTGCTTCATGTAAAATACATAAGTCTTCAAATTCTCTTTTACCTACCATATTTTTAATTTTTTGATAAGTTTTTTCTTTATTATCACTTTGACAATACATTCTCATGTGTAATCCAATTAAATCTGCTACATATAAATCAAAATCTTCTTCTTTCTCATATATACAATATAAATATGCTGAAACATGCTCATGACCATAATAATGTGCTACTTCAGTTTCTTCTCCTTTTGTATTTATGAAAGTTTTAGTAAATCCTTTACCAATATCATGATAAAAAGCTGCCTTTGTTAATCTCTTTAATCTATCTATATCTCCAGCAAATGTTAATTTATATTCATTTATTATATGTTTAGTCACAGCCTGTATATGATATCCCACTGTCAATAAATGGTGTGGATTTTCATGATTTAATGTGTTTAAATAATCCATATATTTAAATATATTGTATTCTTTGTCTTCTATAAGATTTCTTTTTACAATTATATTATCCCAACCTTCTCTATATTGTGGTATATCTATAGTTAAATACATTTTTTTTATAACATTATATGGGACTTTTCTATCTCTATTATTATTTCTTTCTATACATAAATCAAAATCAGTAGCAACAAATATACAAATCTTTTCACAATCTATTTTTTTTATTTCCTGTAAAAATGCTTTTCTTCTTTTTGCATTAATATTAGTTGCATCATATATACAATCATTACCTTCTATTAGACATTTTTTTATTCTCTTATGTAATTCAGCAAAAAGGCTTGTGTTGTCTCCCTGTATATTCTCATCTCCATATAATTCTTCTCTTAACTTATCAGAAGAAAAAACTTTAGCATTAATTTTTTCTGCTTCTGTAGATTTTCCAGAACCAGGAAGTCCTACCAACATATAAAATTTACTCATACTTACTTATCCTTTCTATTATTTTTCCAGTGTTTAAATTTTTTAAATAGTCTTCATAATTTTCTATCTTATTGTCATACATAAGAAATCCCATTGTCATATAATCAGGTAATTCATTATATAAAGATAAAGCTAGCTCTTTTCTATCTTTTGCCTTTTTTATTAACTTTTTGATTTTATTTTCTGCTTTAATTAAATCTTTTTTAAATTTATTATATTGTCTTTGCACTAAATTAAAGTCATTTTTATATTCAGGAAAATAACATAAAAATTCTTCTTGGTCATTTGAAATAATTAACTCCAATACTTTTTCTTTATTTATTATATGATTATTAACTAATCTATGAGCATTTACATAAGAAGGAGATTTTATTTTAACCCTATGATAATACTTGTCTACAACAACATACCCTTCTTCATTATAAGGTAAATTTGAAGCAGCCGATTTAACTTCTTCTTCAGTTTTTAAGTTAAACCTTTTAGGTTTTTGTATTCCTATATCACATTCAATCTCTTTCTCAGTAATATTATCTCTTGTTCCAATATGATATATATCTGTTAAAGGATAGTTTGCTACAATTTTTGTATAAGGAGATACAAGTTCAAACATATAAGTATAATCTTTATTTAATTCTGTTAATAATGTATTATCAAAAACAGACATAAATAATTCTCCAAATGTTTTTTGCTTAGATAAATTATTAGGTATTTCACTTTTAAAGGCATCAATACACCCATTTGTTGATACATGCCATGTATATGGTTCTTCTGTAGTGTCACACCATACCTTTATCAATGAACCATCTATTTTCTCTTGGACAACAGCAGAGTTCCAATCTATTTTATCTGCATTTGCTTCTCCAACATTAAAAAATTTATTAAATGGATAACATACAACTTCCCATGTATTTTCTTTTAATATTAATCCCCTTGCTTCCTTCACTATATCTAAAGAAAAATCTGAATTGACTTGGTCATACTTAAATAATATAAATCCATTATCTCGAGATATTTTTAAGCAAAATGGTTTTGTTGTTAATAATTCTTCCCAGTTATTGTTCTTTTTTATAAATTCTACTATCTTTAACATTATTTCTGTACTCCTTATCATACATATCTTTATATTCACTGTTAAATATACAATACTCGCAAGTTTCTAAATAAAACCTACATTTCTTGCAAATAGTTAAATCTCTTTCTTCACACATACTTTGCTCACCCCACTACACACCAAATAATGGGATATAATAATATTATTTTTTTTCAAAAATCAAAAATCCTTCCACTGCATCAAAATCTACGTTATGTTCTACTCCTTCTATATCACGGATTTTAGAAAAATATTCTCTTGCTTCTTCATCATTGTCTTTCTTTGTTATTATACTCTCTAGCTCTTTAACCGAAGAGCCATCAATTTCTATTTTTTTATCATCCATCCCATTATTAAAAATAATCTTTAATATATAAACTTGCATTTATTTCAACCTTCCTTTCTATCTAATTTATATTATAACATATTTTACGGCAAATGTCAATACCTAAACCAATATTATTTCATTCTCTGTATACTGATTTATATACTCTATTACCATTGGTAAAAAATCTTCCATAATTTCATCTTCATCCAACATTTCCAAAGAACCATATTCTTTAGAATACATGGTCATTAAGCCACAATTACATAATATATCATAAATATCTCCTTTATCTATATATACTTTATTTTCCATAATAATTCTCCACCATTTCTATTTTAATCTTTTAAATTTATTATATCCAAATTTCATTTCCTTTGCTACTATATCAACAGGAAGTCCGCCACTTAATGCTCCTAAACCACAACATGCCATATCTCCATGGACAGAACTTACTAAACAGTTAAAAAATATATTTGATATATTATCCTTAGTTATTAAGCTAGGAAATTCCATAGTAGGAGCATATATAATATTCTTATATTTTTCATTTCCATATACTACTATATTATCTCCAACAGGTAAAAATAATTTTCTATATTTACTAATAATAGTCCATTGTATTCTATCTTGCAATTCCATTCCAATTAGATTTCTTATAGCTAAATCAATACCACCATTCATTATACCATAACTATTTCCAGCACTTACTAAATAATCTATACTGTCTAATTCACTAACTTCTATATTCATTATTTTAATATCATAACAACCATAAAATTCCTTTTCCCATGCTTCGCACATTTTCTTATTTATATCAAATAAAATAATCATTTTATACCACCATTACAAAAATATTAATCTTTGTTCTTTACTTTTATATTTAAAGATTTTATAAGGTCTCCAATATCTTTATCATACATAATTGAATTACATTGTTGTTCTGTAAGTGCAATCTCTTTTGGATAAACACCAAAAAAATTATAATAGTCTTTAATACCATTCAATATATCTTCATAATCTATTTTTTCTTTTCTAAACTGTAAATTAACTGTATGAACCTTCTCTTCAGGATTATATTTATCCCCAATAACTTTAATATCAACAATGTCACTCATGTTAAACATGTTTTTCTCTGTTTTTACTATATATTGACAATTAATAGCTTCATAACATACTACTCCTACTAATTTAAAATTATCATTCATTAATTTATCCTGAACTATAATTTCCACTATGTTGCCTAAAAATATAGGAACACCTTCTTTATCTTTTAGTCCTGTATAATATCCTACACTTTCTGCTTTTACTTCATAGTCTTCTTGACTTGTTAATCCCCAATCCAAATTGTTTTGAACTCTTATATAGTGGTGTATGGTTTCATTAACCGCTATACATTCATAAGGAGTTTTTGTCCAGTGCCAACCATAAACCCATTCTGAAGTATCACTACACCAACCTTTACAATACCCTATAGGAATATAACTTGGTATTATCATTTATTATCTACCTTCCTTTCTACAACTACTATAGTATCATTATGATTTCCACCATGAGCAACTAATAATATTTCTTCACATTCAAAACCACGAGTTTTTCCAATACCGTTAGAATTCCATCCACAAGATATACATACACCATTTGGTTTTAATATCCTTGATATCTCATTCTTCTGATTGCTCCAATAACTAGCTTGTGTAGTTTGCATATTAACTGTTTTTCCTAATTTTTTATAACTTTCTGAAACCTGCCTAGGAGAATATGGTGGGTCATAAAAAATTAAATCTACACTATTATCTTCAAACTTTTTAAGAAAATCTAAGGCATCTAAATGATAATCAGTATCATATTCTGTATTTAAATCATTTGTTATCTTAGCTATTTTTGAACTATTAGCAAATGGGTCAATACTAATTTGCTCTGGTAATATATATTTATCTATTAATTGCTTAATTGGCTTTATATTAAATGTATTTTTGTTTGGCATAGACCATTCTCTTGTTATTTTCATTCAATATCTCCTTTTGTTCTTTATTCATATAAACACTAACACTTGATTTTCCATATTCACATTCTCCATAATTTAGGTCACAATTATTTCTGGTACAAGGAAAATAACCACACTTTAAACATTTCATTTTACTCCCCCTAAATCTTCTATATGATTAATATTATTTTCAAATGTTTTCTTGTACTTTTGATTTAATACCTTTTGTCCTTCTTCAATTAACTCCATTAGGTCATCATAATCTAAATCTTCAAATCTATTTCCTACAAATTTAAAACTATATCCCATTTCATCTTCTTCCCAATATCCTATTACAATATAATTCTCAAATTCATAATCCCATTTTATTACTTCTAATGTATCTCCCCTATTAATATCTTTTATAATATCTCTTTGATTATCAGTACCTACTAATTCTAATTCTCCAAGTAATATTGTTTTCACTGGTTCTAAGTCTAAATATCTAATGATATCCATTAAACTATATACTTCAAATATATCATATCCATCTTCTTCCAGTACCCCTTCTTTATAAATAACTTCTACATTTCCAAATCTACTAGTCACACACTGAAACTTATCTCCGTTCTTGTATACTTCCGTTTCTAATTCCTTCTATTAACTTTTCTATTTTCATATAAACACCACCAATACTTAATTTTTATTATAATAAACATTACCATATCATATAAACTATATAATATAAAAGCCATTCCAAAACATAATCCTAACGTACATACAAATCTGTCAATTATTTCTATTATTATTGATAAAATTTCCATAATACCCCCTTTTAAGTTCCATTAATATTTACTATATCAAAATCTGATTTATCTAAATTAAGAGCATTTAAAATTTGTTTTATATCAATATTTAATGTTTTAACTTCTTTATAATTTGCTCCTAACATTCCCCATGGATTATACTCAACTTCTTTATCGTTTTCATTATAATATCTACTAAAATATTCTATACTATCTTTTATTTTATCTAATATTTGTTCCATATTCTTAAGATTATCATATCTCTCCAAATTAATCTTTACATACTCTTCCATAAAATAATTTCTCCTATAACCAACCTAATTCTTTACAATAATCACTAATAGCTTCAATTTCTTCCATACTTAAACCAAAATCGTTCTCATCTGTAATACTAACAGTTTTATATTCCTTATTAAAAGAAAATGTTTTAGCTAATTCTTCATTCTCCCATTCTTCCCAAAATCTGGAAAATACAAAATCTAATTCTTTTTTCTTATATCCTAATTTTTGAAATTTTTGGACATCATTATGGTTGTCTTCTATGCAAACTTTTTTTACTAAATCTCTTTTCATTTCTACCCATTTTTCTTTGTCTGTGAATTTTTTATCATAGTAGTTACTTAATATATATTCTACTAATTTGTCTACCCATTCTTTTAATTGTTTATTATCTTCAACTTCTTGTTGATATAAATTATTTATATAATTAATCATTTTATCTATCTCCTTGTACTATTATTAATATATTTTTTCATGTTTTTATATTCTCCGTTAACATTCATATAATGAATTGAGACACAGTCCTTGTTTTCTAGTTCTAATTGTATATCTATACCTAATACATTTTTTATATCTGTATCTTCTAACATATTTATAATAATTTCTTTATCCATTTTATCTCCTTCCTAAAATCCTATCTTATTTTTTATTATTCCATGCTTTTCTGGTTTATATTTTTTAGGAAATAATCCAATAAGTAAATATTCTTCACAAACAGGACACTTAATACATAAGTCCATTTCCATATCAGGAAATAAATCTTCTTCTGTATATATTAATGTACTTTTACATTTTTTACATTTTTTTATATACTTCTGTTCTTCTTTATTCCCATTCACCATTTTCAATACTTCCATCATATAATTCTTCCAAAAACTCCTTTCTCATATCTGGATTTTCTTTTAGTTCTTTAATTATCTTATCTAATGCTCTATCAAATTCTTCTCCTTCAAGGTTAAAAATATCCATATTAAATACATTCCTTTTCTATATAATTTATTAATATCTCAATATTATTTTTTATTTTGTCTGTATCTAAATCTTCTCCATTTAAGTATTCTTTTAGTTCACCTATAGCACTATCTATTTCCGTATCTATTATACTCTCTACTCTATCACAAATATACTCATTATCATCTTCTCCACCCATAACATAAACATTATTTCTATCCAATATGTCATATATCTCTTCTGTTTTAGAATTTAATTTGGCTGTATACATATTTTCTTCACTATCTTTCAATATATTATATATGTCTCCTGCACTCATTTCATGTACTTCTACAACTTTCATTCAAAATCACCCCTATAAGAATTAAATTTACTTTTAATTTCTTCTATTAGTTCTTCTAAAAATTTTATTCTGTCTTCATAATAATCTATCAACATTAGGTCATCTTCTTTACATTTCTGTATATTTTCTCTATATTCTATTACTTTATATTCTAACTCTTCTCTACTAATACTATCATATATCTCATCCAATAAATCATCCAACATTTCCCCCACTCTAATACTTCCAACAGGGTCATTTGTATGAAAAACTATCCATTTTGCAATCTGTTCTACTTTTTCTTCATTGCTTAAATTTCCCAAATTAACTAACCACCTTTCCATTAAAATAATTCTTTATTTCTTTACTATAATCTCCTTCATTTCTTATTCCAAAATTTTCTTCAAACCAAATAAAAAAACTATTTTCTTGACAATATGCTTCATTTATTTTTTTTGCCATTTCAGTTATTATCTTATCTTTCTTATTTATTATATCTAAAATTGTCTCTTGTATTTCTATTAATTCTTCAGCCCTATTTATCTTATCTTTATTCTGTTTTTCATATTCTATCCAATGGTTCATTATTTCTATTGCTTCTTTCTCAACCATTACATTGTCTCCTTACTTACTATTTTATTATATACATTGAATACTTTCATATCTATACTATTATCTATAGAAAAATCCTTATCTTCTAAAATTTTTACTAAATCTTTTCTTATCTCTTGTAAAACTTCATATTGCCTTTTATAAAATTCTAGTTCTTTATAATGTTCTAACGTTATTGTTACACTTTCCATAAATATCTCCTTTAACTAAAATCTATTATAAACCATAACCATTTATATAATGGTGGATTACATTTTAATGTTATTCTCTTAGGAATTAAATAATAATACCACTGGCTATGCCTATACCTTGCTCTATGAATACCAATTTTCATTAAAATCCACCACCCATATATATATGACTTTTTTCCTTCTCCCAATCATACTCTGAAAAATCATTGTCTATTGTTTTAAATCTGCCACTCATTAAGTCTACTTCAGTAATTCTTACTAACTCTCTAAAACCATTATACCAATTCTGTCTTTCATAATAAAAATCTGGAATTTCTTTGTTGTTTATAACACAATCTGATAAAATAGAAAATAATTCTTCTAATGTTATGTTTATAATAATTTGACCTTCATAAATATCATTTTCACTAGCAATTTCTTTGTTTAGTTTTTCCATAGCTTTCTCTATATCTTCTTTTGATATTTTATTTAGTTTTTCTTCTAATTTGTTTATTTTATCTAAATTATTTATCATTCTATAACCACCCTAACTTTTTACATTTTTCTTTTATAATCTCTAATTCTTCCATTGTAATACATGCTATGTCATAATTAGAACTGTAAATTTTACTAATTGTTTTGTCATTCCAAAATTGTATATCATATCCCATTACTTCATTTCTATATAATACAAGCTCAGTAATCTCTCCATTCTCTGGTTCTTTAAATTCATGCTCAACTTCTTTTATATATCCCAGCTCTTCAAATTTACTATCTATATCAGTCAAATTTATACCCCCCCTTTTTTCAAACTTCTAATTTCTAACAATTCTTTTAGATAATCATATACCCAGCTGCATGGTATCATTGTTATACCATAACTGTATTCTCCTATACCAATATCATACCTTGTATTAAAACCATTTTCTTCTAAATAATTATCACTTAAGTCCCTTCTACTCATTTCCAATTCCATTGTTTTTATTAATTCTTCTAATTCCAAAATTAATCACCTATTCTTCTACTTTCTATTGTATAATTGTTTATTATTGTTTCTAATCTGCTTTTTTCTCTATCTAAGTCATTTATTGTGGCATTCATGCTATCTAATTCTGTTTGTAACATATTAATATATGTATCTTTCTTTGTGTTTTCAAAATACCCTATACTTAATCCAGATATTAATCCTATTATAAATATTGATATTGTTATGATAACAGATTTTATTTTCTTCTCAGTTTCATACATTTCTTTATTAAAATACTTTGTCTTCTTCACTATTTTATACCCCCCTATATGAATTTATGAATATAACCCCTGATTGTCTTTTTGAATTTTCCACCAGTATATTCCCATTTGTCTATTATTATCCTTTTATCATTTATTGTTATCTTTGGGTTAGTTTCTATAAGCAATTCTTTTAACTCTTTAGGAATACAAGTCAATTCTTTTCCTTCTATAAAAATTGTATTTCCTATTAATTTTATATAATTGTTTATTATAAAACAATCACACATAATATCACCACTTTCTATTCATTGTCAAACTTTCCATAAAAAATAGTTGTATCTCCAAATGGTTTATCTTCTGGTAAATAATTTTCTAAACTTAATGTCATTTCTTCTTTTTCTTCTATATCTTCTCCATTTTCTTTCCTTATTTTAGTATCTAGTTCTTTTATCTTCTCAGCCAATAACTCTAAATCATCATACAACACTAAATCTTCTTCTTTAATTTCCATTGTGTCACTATCCTTTAACCAAACATTTACCCCTTCTTCAGATATACTATAACTTTCTATTATATCTGAATATACATTTACTTCACTTTTGTACTCATATATTACCCAAACTCTCTCTCCTATTTCATACATTGTTTTTATTTCCATATATCTTCTTCCCTTTCTTTCATTTTTTCTTCAAATCTCTTGTTGTTAGCATTATATTGGTCTACTATAAATGTTATAATGGATATTCCTAAAAATCCATAAACTATAATACCAAATAACCAACCACCTTTTAATAAAAATGGTAATAATAAAATAAATCCTATTATTCCACCTACTATAATAAACTTTACTATATTACTTATGATTTTCATAAATCCCCAAAATATCATATCTATCATAATTATACCCCCCTATCTATCTTTTATATTTAAAATCTTGAATTTTATTAAATACTCTTGACCTTTTTCATAAGTTCTACTGTATTTTAAAAAACCCATTTCTTCAAGTTTATTTAGTATCTCTTTTACTTTGTTCTGGTTCCTTACGTTTCTTTCATGATTGTATCCTATAGCTTCTAATATACTATTATATGTAAACCATGCTTTGCTTCCATATTGTGCATATAGTGTACTTAAATATACATACACTTTTATTATGTTGTCTATTTTTGTTTCATATAATTTTTTTACTATATCTTCATATATAAGTCTTTTGAAATGTGATACCTTAGACACTTTATATTTATATTCATTGTCTTCTAAATAACCATTCTCTAATAATTCATTTAATCTTCTATAAAATGTTCTATAATTAATCCCTACAAATTTATATCCATTTCTTGGCATTTTATCTATATATATATCTGTGTCTATTTTCTCCCCAGTTAATAATATCCATACATATAGTCTGTCTGATATTTTTTTGTTTGAAAGAAACTCTTTGTCACTAGGTATTAATACTGAAGGTCTTCCTTTATTCACACTTCTTAATCACCACCCCTTTTTCTTTCTTAATATATGATAACATATTTTAAATCAAATGTCAATACCCTTTTTTAAAAACTTTGTATTTTTACCGCAGAACTTTGTATTTTTACCGCAGAACTTTGTATTTTTACCGCAGAACTTTGTATTTTTACCGAACATAATATGTAATATATGTAATATATGTAATATATGTATATAGGATTGTGGAATTTTATTGGAAAATATTTACCTAAACCTTGTTTTTTATCTTTTTTATTTTCACTCTTTTTATTATATTTGTTTTTCTATACCACAATTATCACTCCAATTCAGTAATAATTTCCAACATTATTTGTTTTCTGACTTTTTAAAAATATTCTGGAATTACAGGGAATTTTTTATATATTTTCTGGAATTATTTTACAATTCGCTGGAATTCCTTGAAATATCAAGAAATTTTTAAATTACTTTTTTGTGATTATTTTTTCGTGTTTTGCTTGATTTATAAATGTTGGTTCTTGTTTCTGTATTGGAAAAACCTTGATATTTAAGTGTTTGAGTTGTGTTTGTCTTGAAATGTTTCGATTTTTTTATTTTATTTTAAAAAAGTATAAGTTTTGTTGGATTATGTGTATTTTTTCGGGGTTTTGGAGTTTATTGAGATTTTGGATGTGCAGCGAAACATTTGTTTGGTTTTTTAAGGTGCTTAGTTGCTAACATACCCCCCTTATTGATTATTTTAAAAACTACGTCCCCATTTAAAAAGTATATATAATTCAGATTGTATGTACTTTTTTGACTTTTTAAGATTTTGATTGACTTTATTCTTATTTTTTAAGATTTTAAAACAATTTAAAAATCAATCAAATTTTCATTTTAAAATTTGAGGGTATTTTAAAAACGGGTAACAAGATTTTTAAAATACATGATTTTAAAATCCAATCATCCATCCCTCCTCCTCCATCCTCTCTATTCTCTAAAAGCAACACAACACACAGACACAACACGCAAGACAACAACTATACAATAATTTAAAAACAAATAAAAAAAATAAAAATAAAATAAAAACATAATATAAAACAATCTATATATTATATACAATATACAAAACAAATGTTTTATACAAATATAAGATATAAACAGAAAACAAAAGTAAAAATAAAAATAGTAAAAGCAAATAGAGAAATCCTATACAATCAATCTTTTAAATACCTGTAAAATAGTCAAAATAAAAAAATAGCGACTTTTTAAAATAAAGATTATTATATATTAGAAGGCAAAACAAAGTTTATATGTTAACTAATAAGTAAAGATATATAAAAATAGTGGCACATTAAAATTAAAAATAAGAAAAGAAAAATAAAAATCCATATAGTTAGTAGGGTACTATATAAAAACCCTTAAAACTCAAAATAATAATAAATACAAGTAAAAACAAAAGTTCGCATATAGAACAAAGGTTTGATTTTTGTAATATAATTGTAATATAATTGTAATGAATTTGTAATTGACTTTTACAATATATTAATATATAATGATTACAGAAACAAGGAAGGGGCAAAAAATGACAAAATTAGAAATATTCAAAAAATTGCAAAGGTTAAAAGAATATGAAAAAATAAAAAAAAGTATTGACAAAAAAAAGAATTATCTATATAATAATGATGTAAAAAATGAAAAGGAGGAATAAGAAAAAATGAAAAACATAATAAAAAATTTATTTGAAAATATAGTCAGATTTTTTGTATTGATTGGTTTACCTGTAATTTTATGGATTTTAGCAAGTTATTTATGTAATTTTATAAAATAAAGGAAAGGAGCAAAAAAAAATGACAATAGAACAAATAAAAAAAGAATTAGAGAGAATAAAAAAGAAGAATTAAAAAGTTTTGAAATCCTAAAAAACAAAAAGAAGGTGTAAAAATGTTTCAAATTAAAATTTTAAACACAGAAACAAAAAAGACATTTACAAAAGAATTTACAAGTTATTTTTTGTATGAAAAATTTATGAAAAAATTAAAATATAGTAAAAAATTAGTTTTGATTAGTACAAGTAAATTTTAAGGGGGTTTAAATATGTTGATTGATAAATTTTATATAGGAAATTTTATTGACTGTGTGCGAGAAGAAAAAAAAGAAATACAAAAGGAAATTGAGCAAAAAAAGAAAAGACTTGAACAATTAGAACAAAAAGAAAATGAATTGATTGAAGAATTTAAAAAACTAAAATAAAGGGGGTTAAAATATATGAAAAAAGGATTGATAATATTAATAAGTTTTATAGTAGGATTTACATTTTGTTTTTATTTGATTACAAATACAATACAAATAAAATCAAAAGAAAAAACAAATACAGGCGAACTATTGACAATAACTTTGTTCAATAATGATTTTGAATATTATATTGAATATTAAAAAAATGTAATATAATTGTAATATTTTTGTGGTTGATTTGTAACATAAAAAAATATATAATATATACAGATTTGAAAAAAACAAATAAACAAAGGAGGAATAAAAAAAATGGAAGAAAACGCAAATATAAATGATATATTAAAAAATATTGATTTGGAAAATTACGATAATACAGAGAATGCCGATTTGTTTTATAATAGTTTCAATTTTAATTTTTAAAAAGGGGGTAAAAAATGTTTAGTGAAAGTGATTATGTATTTTTAAAAAATTTTATTCTAAGTGATTTGGATTTTCAAACGATTTTTTATGAATACAAGAAAACAAAAAATGAATTTGAAAAAAATGTGATTGATTTTTTAGATTATATTTTTAATGAAAGAATTTACATATATTTAGATAAAAAATATATTGATATACAATATGTTGTAAATCCTCAAACGAATAATATAATTGATTTAGATTTGTTGTATAATATGTTTAAATGTAATTTAGAAGATTAGGAGGTACAAAAAAATGAAAAAAGTTATTGAATTTGGAAAAATTGATATTGGCGGGATTGATAGGAAAATAAATCCCGTTACAATAAAAGTTGAATTAAGAGAAGAAGAAAGCGACAAACCCGTTTTTAGTGTTTGTGGTGATGTTTGGAATTGTAAAAAGACTGACATTGTGATGGGTGGTCAATGTTTAGATGAGTTAGTCCCATTTTTAAAAAATAATAAATTATTTATGGAAATATACAGACTTTGGAAACTTTATCACCTAAACGACTTACACGCAGGAACAAAAAAACAAGAGGAATTTTTGAATAAAAACAATGTAAAAAATTGGGCGAATGATTACGAGAATACTTGCGAATTTTTAAATAAAAACAACTTATTATATGATAAAGGGGTAAAATTTGGCACAACTTGGCACTATTGGGCAATACCTAAAAAAGACTTAGAAAAAATAAAAAGAATTATTAAAAAGGAGGATTAAAAAAAATGAAAGTAAAAAAATTTTATAATAAAAATCAATTTTTGATTGAAAATGATGAATTAATTGAATTTCAGAGCTATGAGAGTTTGGTCGCTAGTATAAACAAAAAAACAGGGACTTTGACACTAGGGCTTGACTGGGACTATTCAAATACAACTATGAAACACTTATATTTGTTTATAAATGATTATAAATACTATTTAAAAAAAGATATATGCGAATTGTTTGCGTATTTATACAGAGAAAAAAACAAAAGAAAATATTTACAAAGTTTGATTGATGCTAAAAAAATTGGATATGATGAAAACATGAAATAAGATAACAGATGAAAGCATTTCTTAAATGCAAGTAGCAAGTTATAAAAACAAAAATAAATTTGTTTTATAGCTTGTTTTTTTATTGTTTTATATAAGATTATAAAATCAATAGTTTTATATAAGGCAATAAAATTTTACTAATAGATTTTATTTACTGAAGAAAAAAGCAGTTATAAGTAAAATATAACTAAAAGGTACATTGAAAAATAAAAGTGCGACAAACCAGGATAAAAAATAAAGGATTTTAAAAATAGATTAATATAGTTATATACCTATAAAAATCATAAAAAATATGGTTATTTTAAGAACTTGTAAAATCAAAAATAAAAGGTTTTAATTTTATATTTATATAATTTGTAGGGTATAAAATAAAATCCGTGTAAAATGATTTTAAAAAATATATATCATGTTTATATATTAATATTTTAAAATCCTATTGATAGTTATAAAAAAGATTATAAAATCACACTATAATATATTAGTTGATATTTACAAAATATAATATAATAAAATATTATAACAAAGGTACATTAAAAAAGTAGTGATATATAGAATATGTAACAGGAAACTTAAAATTTACCCCGAGATTTGAGTAAGTTGCACGGAACGGTAACAAGGAATTAAAAAATCCCCCAGCAAATAAATATAAAAAAAAAAAATAAAAAAAAATCATAAAAAAAACTTGACAAATTTTAAATTTTGTAGTATAATAGTTATAGATTGAAAGAGAGGAATGGAAATATGGATAAAAAAGATTTAAAAATGTTGCTTGATTTGATTGGGGATTTTTGGGATAGTAAAGAGGTTAAAAACAACAAGGAACTTGAGAATAGTTGTTGGTTGATTTATGATACTATTTTTGATATATTGAATAAAAGCGAGAGTGCATGGTCTATTTCTGGAAATACTAAAAATAATGATTTTTCAATAGATAAAAACGGTTTACAAAAAGAGATTACTGAATATAAAGATAGTTTATATAAAGATACTAGTAAACTTGTAGAAATTAAATTTGATATTAATAATGTTTATAATATTGTAAATAAAATTAATGATATTTGCAAGAAATACACGGATTTTGACAACTTTTATAGAATTGATAAATCTAATTTGAAAAATTTAAAAGTTGCGATATTTTTAGGACATAAAACAGTTGTAAAATTTGGTGTTTATAATGTCTGTAGTTATGCACAAATTGGAGATATTGACATAACTTATTGTGATTTGATTAGTGATTTTAATAAAATTTTTGAAAATTTTTAGGAGGGTTTGAATATGGATTTTGTAGAAATTGAGGAATACGATTTGATTGATAGATATAAAGATTATGTTGAAAGTGTTGACCCTGGAACAGATACAACTTATAAGGAATTTGCGAACGCATACATTAATTCTGTTATGGTTGAGGATAAACCTTTAAAACTTATTACAGATAGAATAGTTGAATATTGCGATAATTGTGGTCAAGAAACAGAAATTGATAGAAATGGTGGATACTGTGAACATTGTAATAAATGGTTAAAACCATGCAGTTTATGTGATTGGGATAATGTAAATTGCAATAATTGTCCATATAAATAAAAAAAATACTTGACAAAAATTAAAAACTATGTTATAATGATATTAAATTAAGGAGGGATTTTATTATGTTATTAAGTGAAATGTATGATGAATTAGAAAATTTAGGTGGATTTACAACAGATATTGAAGAATTAAGTCAAGAACAAATAGACTTTTTAGAAGAGAATGATGAATATGAAATAGGAATAGTAGATTTATTAGATATAATAAATGATTATTCTTTTAATGGTGCAGAAATTTGTGGACTTTATAATAGTGTAGAAGAATTAGCAGAAAATACATTAGCAGAATTGTATGATATACCAGACAACATTGTTTCATATTTTGATTTTGAAAAATTTGGAAATGATTTATTAATGGAAGAAGGATATTGTGAATTGTCTGATGGTAGAGTGGCATATATTGCTTTTTAAAAAGGAAGAAGGGAGAAAATATGGAAGAAAATAAAAAAGATTTATTAAATTTATTTAAAAAAAATAGCACATTAATGATAAAAGAATTAGAAAAAGGTAGAGATATATGTATAAAGAAAAATAAAAATGGATATGTAATGTATTCAAATTTAATTAAAAGAATGAAGGAGGTATAAAAATAATGGATAGATATACACTTTTTAAAAATATTATAGAAGATTTACAACATAAAAGATTTGAAAACAAAGACAGAATTATAAACAAATTATTGGTACAAAATGATGTGTTTAATGTTTCTTTAGAAGAAGGTTATAGGGATATTGATACAATAGATTATATTTTAATTGGAACAATAGAATTTACAGACAATGATTATATAGATTTTCAATTATTTTATTTATTAGATAATGACAATCAATTATATATTACAGAAACAGAAATACTAGAACAATAATTTAATAAGAAGTTTGCTAGAACTTAAAACTAGAATATAGCAAGTAGGCTATGATATTACATTAAGTAATATTATAGTCTTTTTTTTTATTATTTTATATAAGAATATATGAAATGATATTTTTATACAAGATAATAAATTGCACTTTGAAATTGCACATTGCACTTTAAAATTGCACTTTGAAATAAAAAAATATCATAGGTCTGAGAAGAATGAGAATTAAATTTGAAACAATTTCATATTAAACCTATATACTTATATTCCTAAAAAATAAAATTGTTTATAATTGATTTTCAAGAAAATACTTCATAATCTAAAATCAATTTTAAGGAGTTTTATTTAAGAGCAATATACTTACATTAGTATATCACAAAAATGCCTTAAAATAAATCCTCGTGGCTCCTAACACTATTATAAATAATCTTATAATAGTTGCATATTAAAATGGTGTCTGTAATATGTTTCAACACAAATAAATAATAAAAATCAAGATTTCCCTTTTATATGTAACAGGATAATAAAAATTTGCCCTGAAAATATGGAAAATAATTCCAAAACGTAACAAGATTTTGAAAATTTCCCCGAGTTTTTTATAGTAACAAAAAAAATAAAAATCCCCTGAGAAAAAAAATAAAATATTTTTTTTAAAAAAAAACTCTTGACAAAATAAAAAAAATGTGTTATTATAATTTTACAATAAACAAAAAAAACAAAAAAAGAAAAAGAAAGGAGAAATTATGGATAATAAGAATTATTATTTGACAGAAAAGCAAGAAATGTCATTCCCTAATGTAGCTTCTAGGATATCATATTATTATGAAGAAATGTTTAAAATAAATATAATGGGATTATTTTATAAAAAAAACTTAGATAAAGATTTAAAGAAATTAATTTCAGACTGTAATTATTTAAAAATAATGGAATATGGTGAATTTGACTTTTATGTATTAATAAAAGATAACAACAAAAAATTTATAAAATATAGATTATTAAAATGTACTTATAATTCAGACAAAATAAAAGAAAATTTAAAAGAAATGTCTTTTTTAGATATGATTTACTTTTTTGTTGATGAAAAAATAGGAGATTATTGTAACGAAAAATATATTAAAAAATATAATAATAAACAGATTAATGATTTAATATTAAAAAACCAAGAAATTAACAACAATTATTGTAATTGGAATATGAACATACATAACAATTCAAATATTAATAAACAAAAATAAAAGTAATTTTTTCATTTCCAGATTTGATTTTATTTAAAAATAAATTAAGGTGAAAACCCACCCCCATTTTAAAAGTAGATTTTTAAAATGTAAATTTGATTTTTATAACATTGATATTAAGTTGAAAATAGGAGGTAGTATGAAAAATAATGATTTAAAAGAATTAAAATTAGAAAAAGATATTTTGGATTTAATTTCTGAAATAGACAAAGTAGATATATTATTTAAAAATGTGTTAAATAAATACTCTAAAAATTTTAGCAATGCAGATAAAAAACAACAAGATTTATTACATTATGTTGAATTTAAAGATTTTAGTAGTGTAGCAGGATATAGAATTTTAAAAGAATTAAAAAAGGTAAGAAAAGAAAGAAGAATAGCAGAAGATAATGTAGATTTATTAAATAGAATAGGAAAACAATTTTGCTTTACAAATAGTAAAAATGTAAAAGATATTTTAAATTCTAAAAAACAAAGTGTAGAAAGTAGAAAATATTCTACAAGGTATTATTCAGAAAATACATTAAAAGAAATAGCAAACAAGAAAGGAGAAAATAATAATGAATAAAAAAGATTTAGATAGATTATTTGAAGAGTTAGATAAAACAATGAACATATATACTCCAATAGGTTCAAAAGTAATTTTTTCATTTCCAGATAATGGTATGAAATATGAACAAGAAAGAGCTAAAGAATATTTAGAAGTTAATAAAGAATATACAGTAGAAAGAATAGAAATTGGTAGTTGGAAAACAGAAGTATTTTTAAAAGAAGTGCATGATATACCTTTTAATAGTATATTATTTAAAAATAAGGAGGAATAATAGTATGATAATTTTTGGTTACGTTATAAACTTTTATGTTTATTTGGCTATTGCAGAATTAATTACTGCTATATATTTTATATATTTTTTATATTATGATTTTAATGATGAAGATTTGATATCAATACGAACTCTAATTAGAGATATATGTGAAGCATTTATTTTAGGATTTTCATGGATAATTTCCATTCCTATTACAGCTATTGGTAATATATTAATTGAAACAATTTGTATTTATCATGAGATAAAGAATGGAAGGGAGGAAGATTAAATGGAAGAAATAGTAAAAGATTATATTGTTAAATTATTAGAATTACAGGAAACAAAATTGAAATGTATTAATTTAGGATATTCTCCTGATAAGGTTATAAAAGTAGAATTAAGTCTTATAAAGTTAGCATTAAAAGAAATAGAAAGGAGATGGAAATAATGGATAGAGATACTGCAATTGCGTGGTTAAAGGTATTTCAAAGAAAATATAAAGAACAATTAGATAAAGATAATTTATGGTTTCAAACAAGTATGACTAACGCTATGCAAATGTATAAAGCAATAGACACTATTTTACATACATTTGATAAAAGTAATATAAAAGTCTATTTAAACTTAACAAATGGAATTGAGTTTTTAGATTTTCCTGATTTTAATATTAAAGATTATAGGTTTGTAAGAATTCAAAGTTGTGCATGTGAAAGACATTTATGGAATAAAATCTTAAGTGATTTAGATTATAATTTTTTAATAGATTTGGCTATCGGTAATAAAGTAATAGTTTGTGACACAAGCAGTAGTAAATTATTAAGTAGAGCATTATACCAAGGTGTTGAATTTATACAATTTGCTTTAAATAAAATATGGTTAAATAAAGATACTACACCTTATGTAAGGAATATGAATTGCAAAGACTATTTTGAAAAAGAATTTTTAAAATTGGAAAAATCCACCTTAAAAAAGATAAAATATTTAAGAAAATTTTTAAATACTGATAATGTGGAAATTATATGTGTTGGTAGACAAACAGAACATGATGGTGATTATGAATATTATAGAAAGATATTGTTGGATAATATGGAGGTATAGAAATGAAATTTAAAATAAATGAAAATGTAAAATTAAAAGTATTTGATTATGATGACCAAGGTCATGAATATACTAAAATAATAAATGGTAGAGTACACCAAATTACAAATAACTTTGTAGTAATTGATAATGGATATTATAAAGAAGCATTTTTATATAGTCAATTTGTTAAATGTACTCCAGGAAATGTAGAAGAAGGTTCTTATGATTTGTCATTGGAAAGTTATACTGCTGATATTATAAAAAGGTGTATTGAATTATTTAATAAGGGTAAAGAAGGCATAGTATTTAATAGTGAACAGTTAAATGAAGTAATTAATAATATTATAACTAATAACGTTAATTCAAAATATACTATTAGAACAGAAGAAGGGATATATTATATAAAAAAAATATAAAAATGTATTGACATTTGATTTTAAATATGCTATAATAAGAACAAGGAGTTGGAATTATGGTTTATTTTATAAGTGACACACATTTTTATCATAAAAGTATTATTCCATATTGTAGAAGACCTTTTAGTTCGTTAGAAGAAATGAATAAAAGATTAATTCAAAATTGGAATAATAAAGTAGAAAATAATGATACAGTATATTTTTTAGGAGATTTTTCTTTTGCTAATGTAGACAAAACCAAAGATATTTGTAATCAATTAAATGGTTATAAAATTATAATAAAAGGCAATCACGATAGAGATAAAGGAGAAATCTCATGGAAAAATATAGGTTTTAATGAAGTAATAAATACACCACAAAAATTTTATTATGTAGATAAAAATTCAATATTTAGGTATGTTATTATTTCACATGAACCACAAAATATTAAGGATAATGAATTCAATATACATGGGCATATACATGATAGTATGTTAGGAGAAGAATACCCAGATATGAACCCTAATAATCATTTATGTGTTTCTGTAGAAAGAATTAATTATACACCAATTTCTTTTGAAGAAATTCAAAAGGAATATTTAGAAAAATTTTTTAATAAAAAGGAAGGAAGATTATAGAATGATTACAACTACAATAAAAGGTCAAACAATGATTTTTAAAAATCAACAAGGATTTTATTCAACTTCTATCTCTAAGAAAAATAAAAATAACCAATGGGATAGTACCTATATTAATGTAGGATTTAGAAAAGAAACAAATTTAGAAAACAAAACAATGATTGATATAAAAGATGGGTGGTTGACTTTTGATAAATATACAAAACAAGATGGTTCAACAAATGTTTATTTTAAAATATTTGTAAATGATTATGATATAGTTTCTAGTCAAATGCAAGAAAGCACTAATGCACAACCAGTAATGGCTAATTCTGAATTTGATGTGAATGATTTGCCATTTTAATTAGAATAGCAGCTGTCTGGGAAGTTGCTATGATTATAAAAAGGAGGGTTTTAGAATGAAAATAAAAATGATATTATTAATGCTAATTACATTAATTAGTGTGTTCTTATCAATTTGGATATCAACAATATATTCAGGATTTGTGGCACCATATTTAATTGGATTTTTTACTCCAATTATAGTAAATGGAGTTTACAATTTTGATATTGATAATTATAAAAAGAAAAAGAAATAGGAGTATAAATTATGGAAAATATAGATACAATTAAATATATAGATTTAATGACTACAGATTTTATTACATATAGAATTAATAGGGACAATATATTAGAATTTGATAGCATAATAAGAAATATTCCTATAGATTGTAGTGATATTGAAGATATGGATGATAATGCAATTGTTCCTATTGTAGAAAGTTTACTAATCGTAGTAGAAAATATTAATAAAATTATAAATTATGATAATGAAGAAGAATTTGATTTAGATAAGTATAACATATCTCAAGTTGAAATACATAGAAAAGATGGAAGTATTGAAATGGGATATGTGAATTTAACAACAGATAGTTATAACAAAAATGAAAAGCATGTTTTGGATAATGATAGATTATATATCACTATTGAAGAAAATTTTTAATTTTTATAAAAAACCTCTTGACAACATTAAAATTTTATGCTATAATAATATATAAGAAAAGAGGTAAGAAATATGGAAGAAATAATAAAAAGATTTATAAGGACTTTAAGAAGTGAAAATACTAAGAAAAATTATGAAAGATACATAAAAGAATTTTGTGAATATAAAAAAATTAGTACATTTGAAGATTTTAAAGAAATTGATATTGATGATTATTATGATTGGAAAGAATATTTACAAAAAGAAAAACATAATTCTGAAAACACATTAAGACCTAAACTTATTTCTATTAGTAGTTTTTATGAATATCTTTGTAGTATTCCAAAATATGAAATCAATGTTAATCCTATATCAAAATCTAATATGTTAAAAAATATCAAGAAAACAAGAAACCCAGAAAGAATTACATGGCTAACAAGTAAAGAAAGGACTGATTTTTTAAATTATTGTAATTCTCCAAGGGAAAAAGCTATGTTTGCAATATTTTGTAATACTGCTATAAGGGTTACAGAATTAATAGATTTAGATTTAAATAAATATGTCAGATATACTAATAAAGAAGGTAAACCTTCTTCATATATAGTTTTTACTAGAAAAGGTGGTAAAAGACAAACATTATATCTTAATCCTTATGTTACTAAGGCTATAGAAGAATACTTGCCATATAGAAAAGAAAGTGAATATTCTAATTTATTTATTTCTAATTCAGGAAAACCAATGACAACTGTATGTATAGACAGAACAATAAAGAAAATAGCAAAAAGAGCTGGAATTAATAAAAATATATCTGCCCATAGTTTTCGTAGAACGGTAGCAACTGATATGCACAAAGAAGGAGTGGATTTATTAACTATTCAACATGCATTAGGACATAGTAGTCCTAATACAACTCAATTATATATTCAAGATACTGAAAATGATATGGAAAATATTATGATGAATTATGTTGTAAAGGGGAATGTGTAGTAAAATGAGTAAATTAAGAAAAATTATAATAGGAATAATTTCTGTTGTTATGTTATCTATTGCTGTTTATATTACTCCAAAATTTCTAAGTTTTATGGAAACACAAACTGATATATTTAAAATTGAATATCAAAAAACTCAAGTTTTTCAAATTAATGAAAAAGAATATGCAAGTGATATAGAAATACCTTCTCAAAATATACCTCTTCCTGAAGATATCTTGAATAAAATGATAAAAAGACAGCAAGAAAAACTAGAAAAGGAAAGACTAGAAGCTGAAAGATTAGAAGCTGAAAGATTAGAAGCTGAAAGAAAAAAAGCAGAAGAACAGAAAAAAATAGAAGAAGAAAAGAAACTAGAAATAGCAAAGCAACAAACTATTACCAAAACAACTTCTCGTAGTAGTTCTGAAACTAGAAGTAGTAATTCTGATTATATAGCTTTTACCGCAACGGGATATTGTCCTTGTAGCAAGTGTTGTGGTAAATCAACAGGTATCACTGCTAGTGGTGCAAAAGCACAAGCAGGTGTAACAGTTGCTATGCCAAGTAGTTATGCTTTTGGAACAAAGGTAGAAATAAAAGGAATGGGTACTTATACAGTCCAAGATAGGGGTGGAGCAATTAATGGAAATAAAATTGATATTTTCTTTAATACACACCAAGAAGCATTAAATTTTGGAAGAAGAACAGTTTATTTAAAAGTAATATAGGAGAAAAGATATGAATGATAAAAATCTTTATTTTAAAAATAAAAATGGTGAAATTGTATATAATGAACTATGTGTTAAATGTCCATATAATTGTAAGCAAAGTTTTAGAAGTATAATAGTATCATGTAATTTCACAAAGAAAAACAAAAAAAGGAGATAATTATGTATTATTTTGATTATGCAGCTACATATCCATTAAACAAAGAAATATTTGAATATTGTTGGGACAAAATGGAAGATGGAATGTTTGGAAATGCTTCTTCTTCTCATACAGAAGGTATTAAAGCTTCAAAATTGTTAGAAAATGCTAGAATAAAAATAGCAAATGAATTTAGGTGTGAACCAAACGAAATATATTTTACAAGTGGTGGTTCAGAAAGTGATAACATGGCTTTAAAAGGTGTTATGTTAAAATATAAACCTGAAGAAGCAGAACTTATCACAAGTACAATTGAACACCCTGCAATTTTGGAAACATGTAAACAACTTGAAAGATTTGGTTATAAAATAAGATATGTAAAACCAAATGATATGGGATATATTCAGACACAAGAAATAAAAAAACTAATAAATGAAAAAACAAAGCTAATTAGTATAATGACAGTTAATAATGAATTAGGAGTTATAGAAAATATATATGAAATTGCACATTTAGCACATAATTGTGGTGTTTTATTTCATACCGATGCAGTACAGAGTGTTGGTAAAATTCAATTAAATTTATCTACAATTGATATGGCTTCGTTTTCTGGTCATAAATTTGGTGCTGTAAAAGGTATAGGATTTCTTTATAAAAAAGATTATATTGAATTAGAACCATTAATTTGTGGTGGTGGTCAAGAAAAAGGTCTTAGAGCAGGTACAGAAAATGTGTTTGGTGCAGTTATGATGTCTGAATGTATAGATAAATATACTAGAGAATGGCTAAGCACAGATTATATTTTAGATATGCAAAATGAATTTGTAAAACAATTAAAAAATCATTTTAAAGATAATATAATAATTAATTCTAATCAATTAGGAATTGTAAATGTAGCTTTTAAAAATATAAATGGGGAAACATTACAGTTAATGTTATCTTCTAAAGGATATGCTGTATCAACAGCTTCTGCATGTCATTCAAATTCAAATGAACCTTCTTATGTACTCAAAGAAATTGGTGTTCCTAAAGATTTTATAAAAGGTTCTTTAAGAATTAGTTTTTCACCCGATACAAAACCATTTGAAATTAATAATTTAGTTAAAGATATAATTTTCTATGCAGAGCATTTATTAAAAATAGGAAAGGAGTAATTATGGAAGAAAATAAAATTGAAAGTATTGATTTTATTCCTGAAAAAAAAGAAGGAACAGAAAAAGTAAAAAAAACATTTAAAGCTAAATGTTTTAAATGTAAAGAAAAAGAAAAAATGACAGATGACAAAGGAATAGAATTTGAACTACCTTTTAAATATGTAGAAGTTCCTAAAAAAAGAGATTTAATGAAGGAATGTAAAGAATATGTTAAAGAAAGTAAAGAAAAATACAAAAATGAAAGAGTTATAAAAAGAGCATTATATCATTATTGTCCTAATTGTGGAAGCAATATAAATATATGTTGTAAGGATTATGTGGATTTTTATTCTAATAAAAAATCAAATAAAAATAAAGAAAATTCTAAATAATACTTGACATTTGTAATAAAATATATTATAATAGTATATAAAGGTGTATATTAATATTTTTTAGGAGTGTGATTTTTATGTTGAATTTTTTATTTAATCCTTTACTATGGGATAGAGAAGTATATAAATTTAATAGATTTGAAAAGGATATGAACCCATTTTCAGTTCATAAAAAAGATAACAAGGTTACATTAGTACATAATGTAGTTGGTGTAGATAAGAAAGATTTAAAATTAAAGATTTCTGAAAAGAACGGTTTAAACAAATTAATTATTTCTGGCGAAACAGTTAATAAAGATACAGAGAGTACATATTCTGTTCATTCTGAATTTACATTAGATAAAGATAAAAAGATAAAAGATATAAGTTCTAAATTAGAGAATGGATTATTATATGTTACAATAGAATATGAAAAGGATACCTTAGAAGCAGGGTCTGTTAAAATGATAGATATACAATAATTTTTTATTTTAAATTAATATACACCTTTTATAAAAATAAAATAAGAAAGGGAAATTAAATTATGGTAGACAATTTAAATTTTTTAAGAGTAGAAGCAACAAAATTACAAAAGGAATTAACAAACACAAAAGCAAGAAATTATAAAAAATATGCTACTTTATTACAAGCATATTTAACTGAAATTGGAAATGTAAATCAATTAGAAGCAATCCAAAGACAAAGAGCAGAAGAAGAGAAAAGAAAACAGGAAGAAGAAAAAATATTAAAAGAAGCAAAAAAAGAAATAGAAGAAGAAAACACAAAAACTAAAACAGTGAAAAGAAAAACAAAATAGGTGATTGAATGAATACATTTAGATTTATTGGTGTTATATCAAAACCATTAGATAAAGGAAATATAATAAAGAAAACAAATAATAATAAAAAATATTTAAGATTTTTAATTAAACAAAATGAAAATAATTCTGCTTATGTTCAAATGTATGGAGATACTTTAATAAAAGGTGGAATACCTGTTTATTTAGAGAATTCAAATAAAAGAGAAATCATAAAATATGAAGATAGATTTAATGAAAAAATATTAGATAATGTCAGCAATATGTCTAAATATACAATTTATCATAATGAAAAGAAAAAGGATTTTATATGGAAAGATGATTTTATGGATTGTATATACGAATTTATTACAAAAATGCCTGCAAATACAATCTATGAAATATGGGGAGAATATTTGTTGTCTTATTATAACAATAAGACATATAATAATTTTAACATAAAGGGGATTAGAGTTGAAAGCAAAGCAAGACCAGAACTTACATTGTCATTAGAATTATTTTATAATCATAAATCATTAGATGAAAGAGATAAGAAAAATAAATTTTTACTTAATGCATATATTGAACAATATGTATATGCAGATAAAAAAAGAGAATATTTTCCTTTACAAGTACAATTTATAACAAATAGATTTAATTTTAAAAATCAAGCAGATATAGAAATAATTAAACATAGAAAATCAAATTTAAACCCTTCAGAAAAAGAAGGATATGTTAAATCTATATGGGAGGCACAGTATGTAAGGGGTGCTCAATTAATATTGCCACCTTTAGAAACATTACCAAAAGATATACAATTTGAAATAGAAAATGCAGGAAGAGATATTAAAGAATACATGAGTAATGTTATTGGAGAAGCTTCAGAATTTATATGTTTAACAAGACCTGCAAATACTTTAAATAAAGATGGTAAGGTATATTTCCCAATAAATTGTACTGATAATGAATTTGAAAGCAAAATAAATACTGTTTTTAAGGAAAATTTAGATATCAATAAAAAAACAATAGACAATATTGCTAAACAAGATGCAATAAAAAATCCATTTAATTAAAGGAGAAAATTATATGAATATTTATGAAAAAATACAAAAAGTAAAGCTAGAACTTTCTAAAAGAGAACTAAAAAAATCTGGAGAAAATACATTTGCTAAATATAAATATTATGAATTAGGAGATTTTATGCCTTCTATTATAGAATTATGTGAAAAACATAAATTATTTACTCAAATTAGCTTTACAAACGAAGAAGGTATATTATTAATTATAGATGGAGATGAAGAAAACGCAAGAACACTTGAAAACGGAATGAAGGATTATGACTGTGTAAGATATAGTAGTCCTACTAGAGAATTAGATTTAAAGGGAGCTAATGCAATTCAAACATTAGGTGGAATTCAAACTTATTTAAGAAGATATTTATATATGAACGCATTTGATATTGTAGAAGCAGATATGTTTGATGGTGTTGAGTTTGAAAGAAAAAAGAAAGCTAAGAAAGAAAAAACAGAATTAGATTTAATTATTGAAAAAGCAAAAGAAGCATTTAAAGATGCAAACGATGAAACTAAAAGTAAAGTGGGTACAAAAATGAAATCATTAGGATATAATACATTTTCAGATTTAAGTAAAAAACAATCAAAAAATGACATTATAGAATTAGCTAATGTTTTAAACATAGAAGTTCCTGAAGATTTACTAGATAAAGAAACTACTATAAAGGGGAATAAATAATTCCCCTTTTATATTACACTAGAAAGGAGATTTTATGGAAGAAGATAAAGATTTTTTAATTTTAGAAGCATATAGAGATAAAGACAACTCTTCAAAATTAAAAATAAATATTAATGCACATACATTTATGTTTGAATTATATAGAATATCTTTAATGTTAATAGATAAGATTATAAAAATGTCTAAAGGTACAAAGAAAGAATTAGATGCTACTATATTTTTTGAAACAATGAAGAATGATTATATAAGTTTTTATAGCTTAGAAGATAAAAAGGAAGAAAAAAATGAATAATGAACTTTCAGAATTAGAAAAATCTGTCTTAGAATTAAGACAAACTAAAGGATTTACAATAGAAGAAACTATAAATAAATTACACTTAAAAAGAAAAGAGTTTCAAAATATTGTTTCAAAACTAAAAGAATTAAATTTATACAATGAAGAAGAGATAAAAAAAGCTCAAAAAAATAAAAAGATAAGAGAAAATAGAAATAAAAACAAATTCAAACCAAAACTTACGGAAGAAGAAGAAATGTATAGAAAAAAAAGTATTGATTTTATGTGCAGAAAATATTTTGATTATAATTTAACTCACCATTTTAATCCTATTTTAGTTGCTAAATTACAAGAATTAGGTAAAATAACTTCATATAAAGTAATTTATAATACTATAATATATCAAGAAAAAAGTTTAAATTTTGCTAATACAAAAACATTTTCTTCTGATTATCAAAAAATCAGTTATATGATGGCTATTATCAAAAATAATTTAAGTATTGTATGGAAAAAACTACAAAGGCAAGACCAAATAAGAGAAAGTAAAGAGAAGGGTGAAGATAAAGAAATAGTAAAACAATTAAATAAGAAATATGAAACTAAACCAACAGAAAGATTTGATATGAGTGCATGGTTAGATTAACAGAAAGGAGTTCTAAATGTCTGCAAATATTACAAAAAATAGAGTACCAATAGAAGGAAATTTTGTATTATCATTATATAAAAACCCATTAGAATTTTATGGTGATTATCCAATTAATTCAGATACAGATTTAATTACTGGAGATGGAAAATTCTACTATAATCTTGGGAAAAATATGGTAGAAAAGGGAATAAAAACTTTTGATGAAATATCTTTGGTGACATTCTTAAATGATTATCCAGATTTAAAAATGGAATTTGAAGATAGGGGTGGATGGCAAGCAGTTCGAGATTATATTGATATATTAGATGAAGATAATATAGAAGTATATTATAATGAACTTATAAAAAATAACTTATTAATTCAATTAGATAAAAAAGGGTTTGATGTAAAGCAAAATTTAAAATTATTTAATAAACTTAATACAGCAGATGAAGTTCTTGATTTTATAGATGCACAATTAAATTCAGTGGCTTTAAATATTACACATGATTTAAAATTAGAAACATTAGATTATACAAAAAAAGACATTGAAATAAAACAAAAGGGTGAACAAGTTGGGTTGCAATTCAATGAAACTTGCCCTATTTTAAATAGTTTTAGCAATGGAATACCAAGAAAAGGATTAACTATGTTTGCAAGTTACACAAATGGTGGTAAAACTAGTTTTGTTTTTGAAAATATAGTTTTACCTTTAGTAAAAAAAGAAATAAAAGTATGCGTTATTAGTAATGAACAAGATAGTATTGTATTTAAAGATTTGTTATATTTGCATGTGCTTACTACTGAATTAGATTATTGGAATATTAATCGTACTTCTCTTAAAGATTTGGATTTTAATGAAAAAGACTGGGAAATGTTTAATAAAGCTGAAGAAATAATAAAAGAAAAATATAAACCATACATATTATTCCAAAGAGTTTATGATTATAGTATGAAAAACGTTAAAAGAACAATAAAAAAACTAGCAAGACAAAATTTTGAACTGTTTATATATGATACATTTAAGGTAGATGCTACTACGGATGTAGTATGGCAATCATTTTTAAATGATAGTAAAGAATTGTTCCAAATAGCTTCTAAAGAAAATGTTGCAGTAATTACACCTGTTCAAATTGCTTTATCTACTAAGGGTAAAGTAAGGTGGTTAAATGAAAGTGTATTGTCTAATAGTAAACAAATATCAGAAATATATGAAGAAATATTTATGTTTAGAGATATTTGGAGAGATGAATATTCTAATCAAGCTCAAGATATTCATGCTTATAGATATGAAAAAGATGATAAGGATAATTTTACAAATATAAAAACAGATATTCCTATTACATTTAATGAAGATGAACATTATAAAATATTTTTTCATTGTAAAAGTAGAAATGGAGAAGCAGGAAGAACTGTATTATTTCAATTTATACCTTCTAGTAATAAATGGAAAGAATTAGGAAGGTGTATAGTTGGGGAAGAAAATAAATTATAGGGAGATGGAAAAATGTCAGTTGAAAATATAAAAAAATATCTTATTAATAATCCTAATGATATAATAAAAGTATTAAAAGCAACTGATTTTTATAACATCTCTTTTTTTGACCACAAAAATGAAATAAGATGTGCTTATTATGAAGGTGGAAATCCAACTTCTGTTTGTATAAATTGTGAAACTTTACAATCTTATGTTTTTAGTAGGGATATTGGTGGTGATTTATTTCATTTAATTGGTATAAAAAACAATTGGAATATAAATAAAACTGTTAATATAATTTCTAATATATTAAATATAAATGAAAATAAAGATTTTAAATCTGCATTTATATTTAATGGTATATATAAAAATATAAAACATAATAAAAAAAAACAAAATAAATTTCTCCCAGCTGAAATATTAAATAAATTTACGTTTCACCCTAATATTAGATTTCTTCATGACCATATAGATATACCTACTCAGTTTAAATTTAAAGTTGGATATGATAATAATACAAATAGAATAATTGTACCTTGGTTTAATAAGGATGGTAAATTAGTAGGTATAACAGGTAGATACAATTTTTCTGATTTAGATGGAAATCCTAAGTGGAAGGCAATAGAAAGATTTTCAAAGGGTAATTATGTATATGGATTATACGAAAACAAAGAAGATATAAAAAATAGTGATTGGGTAATAATAGGAGAAAGTGAAAAATTTGTTATGCAGTTATATAGTTATGGATACCACAATGCTTTAGCTTTAGGAAATTGTAACATAACAGATAAACAAGCAAGGATTATTAAATCATTACCAGTGAAAAAAGTTATAATAGCTTTGGATGAAGGTGTTAATATAGAACATGTTATGGCTCAATGTGAAAAATTAAAAGGTGGAATTTTTAATAATAGCAAAGAAATATATTGTTTATATGACAATGATAATAAAGTTATGCCAAAGGGGAGTAAATCTTCTCCTAGTGATTTTGGCAAAGAAAATTTTGAAATATTATTAAACAATTATTGTTTTAGGAAGGAGTAGAATATGAATAATAAAGAATTATATTTTGCAGTTAATAAAAATACAGGAGAAATATTAAATACAGGTTGGTGTGGATATAAAAATAAGGTGTCTTGGGTTGAATTAAGTCATTTAAAAGGCATATTTACTAGAAATAAAATAAATAAAAAAGATTATAATGTTTATAGAGTGTTTGTAGAGAATGGTGTTCCTGTTTTAGATAGGGTGGAGATATAAAATGACAGATAAAGAGAAATTTGAATTATTATTAGAAAATAAAGAAATTTATAGATGTTTTATAGATAATGATAGCGTTTGGTTTTCTAAAAAAGAAGATATAGAAAAATATAGTGATTATAATAATCCACCACCATATATAGAATTTTCGCAATATGGATATGAATTGCTTAATGAAATATTTAATGCTTTAGGAATAGATAGCGAATTAGTATAGGAGGAGTTAAAATGGATATTAATAGTAAATTAGGAGAAAAGATTTGGACTGGAACTTGGATGATTTTGCCACTTTATCCGTGGAGCAGTGAACAAAATACTACTTGTGCTGCTGGAAATATATTTAAAAAAATGCAAGAATGTAATATAACATTTAGAGAATTATATGAAGCAATAGAAAAATGGATTAAATTTAGAAATGAAGTATTTGGAAGAAATTGCGATAATACAGAAGTATATCTAATGAGAGAAAATAAAAGATTTAGTTTCTTTTTACACCCTAATAATTCAGAATTTTCTTTATATAATGATTTTAGTGAATATTTAGGTGGTTTTCAAATTAATATAGATAATATACCTGATGATGAGTTTATAGATTGGATAGAGAATATAACGTACGAATATATTAAAGGAAGTATACATTGTTCTGATTGTAATAAATTAATAAAAAAAGAAGAAGTTGCAGGAAGATACTTTGCTGGTATTTATTGTAAGGAATGTTGGGAAAGAGAATGGAAAGAAAGAGAGGAAAGAGAAAATTATGATTAATAAATTTGATATGATTGTAGAAGCAATAAAAGAAAAATATAGTGATAAAGAAACTAGAGATAAATTAATAGAATATTTATATGATAATGAATGTTGGATTTGTGCATTAGAAGCAGCAGGTGTTGATAACTGGGAAGGATATGATTTTGCTAGAGAAATATATGAAAAATATAAAAAGGGAGAAGAATAATGAATAATTTAATATGGAATGTTTTTATATATGATTTTAATAATAAAAAAATAACACCTTATAATATTTTTTATAAAGGTTGTTTAGAAGAAATAACAGAATTTTATTCTCGGTAAATCATTAAAAGAAGCGATTAAAAGCTGGGCAAAATATCATTATTGGAGTAAAACAGAATATGAAATTCAAATAGGTGGACTTTTTTCTTCAATAGAAGAATTTCAAAAGATAGATGTATATCAACAAATAGAAATGAATTTAGACAATATTACAAAGTATGTTTATTTTAAACTGTTAGAATTAAAAGGAAAGGAATTAGAGTAATATGATTATTAATTGTTATGATGAAGGTATGATATTAATGGGAGATAATGGATTTGAAATTAGAGTTGATGAAGAAGCTTGTAAACAAATTTCAGATAGGTACAATGAATATTTCTGTGATTATGAAGAAGAATGTGAAGATAAAATAGATAAAGCTACAATTATGAAAGATATATTTAAAATAGTTGAAAAATATGTAAATAAACATGAAATAGGGAAAACAATAGGGGCAGAATATGTCTCACAAGATAATATGGCTCAAGAAGATGCAATTTTATTATTTGAAGATATTATGGAATATTATGCTGGATTGGAGGAATAATATGGATAATGATACAATATTAGATTTATTGTTATTTTTAAAAGAACAAGAATATGAAGTTTCTGAAGGCAGTATACTAGTATGGATTAATTTTGAAGATATTCAAGATTTTACTGATATATTTGGGTATGAAGATTTTTGCGAAGACATAAAAGAAGTTAAACTTTTGTATAATTGTATTGTGGTAGACTTATATGATTTTTTATGGGGTTTTGATGAATTAGAATATATTAGAAAAAAATTAGAGGAGTGGGAAAATTAATGGAAGATATAGAAGATGCAAAATCACACATGAAATGGCTTTTAAATGACGGTTTTATAACAAAAGAAGATAAAAAACGAATAAAAATACTTTTGAATTATATTGATAAACTAGAAAGAGAAAATAAAAATTATAAATATGATAGAATACCATACTTAGAAGGATATATAAGGGGTATGGAAGCAGGAATAAATAGTAGAAAAGAAGAAAAAGAAAATGGTGTAACAGAATATAAATTATGGATGAACTATGAAGATTATGAACACCCATTTGGATTGGGATATGATTATTCTCAAAGTTCATATACTACTAATCATACAAAAGGAGAAGTTAAATGAATGTTGAAGAAAAAATAAAATATTTAAAAGATAAAGGAATACCAGTATATTCTATTAGTAGATTAAATACAGTAGATAACTGTGGTTGGGAATATTGGCAAACATATATGGAACATTTATCACCTAAAGATAATATATATGGTTTTACTGGTACTAGAATACATAAATGTTTAGAAGATTTGCAGAATGGAAAAGAAATTAACTTTCCTATGGAAATTAATAAAATATTAGAAGATGCTTCTATTTTAGATATAAATTTTCCTAGTGATAATATAAAAAATAAATGGGTTAAAGATATAATGCAATTTGCTTGTAATTATAATCCACCAAAATACAATAAAGTAGAGACTGAAAAAAAATTTATAATAAATATAGATAATAATTATTTGCAAGGTATTATAGATTTAGTAATATATAATGAAGACAATACTATTTCAATTAGAGATTATAAAACAAGTAGCAAATTTTCCAATTCAGAAATAGAAGAAAAGGGCAGACAACTGATATTATATGGTATAGCAATGGAAGAACTAGGATATAAAATAAAAGATATTGCATGGGAAATGTTAAAATATGTAGAAATTAGTTACCCATTAAAGAATGGAAATATTAGGAAGACTGTGGCAGAAAGAGGGTTTATTTTAGATAAATTAAAATCTGACATAACCAAAGAATTAAAATCATTAAAAAAATATACTGATTTAGAAATAGAAATGTTAGTTGAAGAAGCAGTAGAAACAAATTCTTTTGATAAGTTGCCAGTAGAAATAAAAAATAAATATACAATTAAAGATTATATTTGCTATTATGATTATACAGAAGAAAGAAAAAAAGAAACAAAAGCATATATAAAAGCTAAAATAAATGAAATTGAACAATTTCAAAATGATATTAGTTGGTGGGAACCAAAAGAACTAACAACATATAATTCATTTTATTGTAAAAATTTATGTTCTCATTCTAATAGGTGTGAATATTTACAAGATTTCATAGAAAAAGAAGAAATATATAACGAAGAAAAAGAAAATCAAGAAATTGAAAATGAATTACTAAAATTTTTATAAAACTGTTGACAAAAAAATATAAAATATGTTATAATAGGAGTGATGAAATGTTAAGAAAAATAAACAGTATTAATGAACTGGAAGATATTTTTAACGAAGCATTAAAAGAACACGCTCAATCAGTAGCAGTTGAATTAACTATTCCTGGGCAACATGATACAGAGTTTATTATAAATAGGTATAAAAGTATAAGAAATAAATTAAATTACTACAAAAGAACATACGGTGAAAATTTAGTTCATAAAAAAGTATCAAGTATTAAAATTTTATCTGCTGGTTATGGTGATGCTGACTTATGGTAAAGGGGGATATGATATGTTTATAAATTTTGGATTTGAAGAAGTAAATATTGAAAATTATAAAGTGGAGTTAAAAATAGGTAATGAAATAAAAATTCAAAAACTTACAGCCCCTTCTGATATGGCTCAAATGCAATTTAAGCAATTATTAAAAAATACAATGCAATCTCAAGAACCAGTAAGAATATCTATATCACAAGAAGAACAAGTTTGGAACCAATATAGAAAAGAATGGAAGGTTATAGAAAATAAAATACAATTTGCAAACAAAACTTATATGGAAAATTATCCAGAAGAATTTAAGGAGGATTGTTAAATGATAAACATTATAGATGGTAAATTAATAGCACAAGAAATTAAAAATGACTTAAAAAGTAGATGCGATAAACTTAAAGAATTGCGTATATATCCTAAAATAGCAGTAATACAAATAGGTGATAATGATAGTTCTTCTATATACATTAGAAATAAATCTAAAGCTTGTAAAGAAATAGGAATTAGTTTTGAAAATATATATCTTCCAACCAGTATTTGTTATAGTGATTTAGCATTAATAGTAGATAACTTAAATAAAAATGAACTAGTTACAGGAATTATTATACAACAACCAATACCATATCATTTAAGAGATATTACTTACTTAATTGACAAAGAGAAAGATGTTGATGGATTTACTCCTATTAATATTGGGAAACTAACAATAGGTCAAGAATGTTTTATACCATGTACTCCATACGGTATTATGAGAATGTTTGAAAAATATGATATAGATTTAGTAGGAAAACATGTAGTAATATTAGGTAGAAGTAATATTGTTGGTAAGCCATTAATTCAATGTTGTTTAGAAAAAGATGCAACTGTTACTAGTTGTAATTCTTATACACAAAATTTACAAGAATATACAAAAACAGCAGATATATTAATTAGTGCAATAGGTAAAGCCAAATTTATTAATTCAAATTTTATTTCTGAAAAATGTGAATGTGTTATAGATGTTGGAATGAATAGAGATGAGAATAATAAACTTTGTGGGGATTGTGATTTTGATAGTATTATTAATTTTTGGAATAAATTAGAAATATATAGCAAAGATAAATATAGATATATTACACCAGTACCTGGTGGTGTTGGTCAAATGACTGTTGCTATGTTAATGACAAATGTTATTGAAGTGGCAGAAAGGAAAATAAATGGTAAAAATAATTAAGGGGTCTAATGACTTAAAAGAAATGGAAAATGAAATAAATAAATTTATCAACGAGCATAATGGAAAACTTTTAGATTTTAAATGTATTTTAAAAGATAGTAGAACTTTTATATATTTCGCTATTATAGAATATACTGATAATAATGAATATGTTTGTATACCTAAAAATAAATATAACAAACTAAAAGAAATAGAATATATGTATGAGGGGTTATGTAAATGAAAATAATATTTTTAGATATTGATGGCGTTCTTAATAATATGATTTATACAATTAAAGTTTTTGACACACTGGGAAAAGATAAAGCTTATGAAATAATACATAGAGATTTAGATATATTTGACCCCAATAGTCTTAAATTATTGTGTATGTTAATAGATAAATTTAAGAACAACATTAAAATAGTATTATCAAGTACATGGAGGTTAAATCAAGAAGGAATTGATAAAGTCAAAGAAAAAATTTTTGGTACATTAGGATATGAAGTCCCTTTTGATATAACTGGAAGACACAATGATATGATTAGAGGATATGAAATTGAAGAGTATTTAATAAAAAACAACTTATTAAATTCTAGTTATATCATTATAGATGATGATACATTTGATATAACAGGAGAAAAATATAAAGGTAGTTTAAACTTTAAAAACCACATGGTAGAATGTAATCATGATAGAGGATTTCAAGAACCTGAATATATAAAATCTTTGATTATGTTGAAAAGGGAGGAATAAAATGAATAATTATGTTCCTTATCATGTCCATACAGAAATGAGTTTGTTAGATAGTTGTACTAATTATAAAGATTATGTAGATTTCTGTGTAGATAATAATATAAAAGCAATTTGTTTTACAGAACATGGAAATATTTATAGACATTTTGAAAAAAGACAATATTGTAAAGAAAAGGGAATTAAATATTTACATGGTTGTGAAGTATATTTAACTAAACAATTAGAACCAAAATTAAGAGATAATTATCATACAATTTTGATTGCTAAAGATATGGAAGGATTTAGAGAGTTAAATTCCTTAATAGGTATATCTACTGACAAAGAGCATTTTTATTATAATCCAAGATTGTCTTTTGAAGAATTTTTTAATATATCAGACCATATATTCAAAATATCTGCTTGTTTAAAGTCTCCATTAGCAGATAAAGAAAATATAGAAGATTATATTTATGATAAATTATGCAAAAAATATGATTATTATGAAATACAATACCATAATGACCCAGAACATTTACAATATAATTATAATAGGTATCTTTTATCATTATCACAAAAATATAATAAACCATTAATTGCTGCTGGAGATAGTCATTCTGTTTCTAATTATAAAGCAGAATGCAGACAAATTTTATTAAAAGCAAAAAGAAAATCTTATGGAAATGAAGACGATTTTGATTTAGTAATTAAAAATTACAATGATTTTCTTAAATCATTTCAAAACCAAAATGCTCTAAGTAATAATATTATATTAGAAGCAATAAATAATACTAATATTATGGCAAATCAATGTGAAGAGATAGTGGATGATTATTCTATAAAATATCCTATTGTATCTAACAATGATGAAAAAGATTTACAAATATTAATTAATAAAAAATATAAAGAAAAATTAGATAAAAAAATTATATCTAATGACCATAAATATATTGATGAAATTAGAGAAGAGTTTAGAGTATTTAAAAAAACAAATATGCTAGGATTTATGTTAGGAATGGCTCAAATTTCAGAATGGTGTGAAGAAAACAATATACCTAGGGGATTTGGTAGGGGAAGCTGTTGTGGTTCAGTTATTGCATATATTATTGATATTATAGATGTAGACCCGATTAAATGGAATACAATATTTTCCAGATTTTGTAATGAATATAGAACGGAAGTAGGAGATATAGATTTAGATTTTGCACCTAATGATAGGGAGAAAGTATATAATTATATTATAGATAGATTTGGAAAAGATAAAACAGCATATATATTAAGTATAGGAACTATTTCAGAGAAGGGTACAATAGATGAAATAGGAAGAGCATTAGATATTCCATTAAATGAAGTAAAAGAAATAAAAGAACTTTATAGTTCTTCTCCAGAAGAAGCACGCAACAAATACCCTAAATTGTTTTATTATTTTAATGGATTATTAGATACGGCTATTTCTCAAGGATTTCATCCAGCAGGTATAGTTGCAAGTCCAATTACATTGCCAGATAATTATGGAGTATTCCAAGATAGAGATAATAAAACAATTTTAAATTTAGATATGGAAGAAGTCCATAGTTGTGGATTAGTAAAATATGATATATTGGGGTTAAAAAATGTTGGAATTATTCAAGATGTTTATAAAATGATTAACAAACCATATCCTAAAAGTTATCAAATTAATTGGAATGATAAAAATATATGGAAAGATATAAAGACCAGTCCTGTAGGTATATTTCAATTTGAAAGTTCATTTGCTTATAGTTCTATGAAAACATTTGATGTTAATAGTATAGATGATTTGACATTAGTAAATGCTTGTATTAGACCTTCTGGAACAAGCTATAGAGATGCAGTATTTGCTCACCAAAGACACAAAAACCCTTCTGAATTGATAGATAAAGTATTATCTAATAGTTATGGAAGATTAGTTTATCAAGAACAAACCATTGCATTTTTACAACAAGCATGTGGTTTATCTGGTGGTGAAGCTGATAATGTGCGTAGAGCAATAGGTAGAAAGCAAAAAGATAGGTTAGATAAAGCTATGCCACAAATATTAGAAGGTTATTGTTCTAATTCTGATAAACCTAGAAAAGAAGCTGAGAAAGAAGTTAAAGAGTTCTTACAAGTAATTGAAGACAGTGCAAGTTATCAATTTGGATTTAATCATGCAACAGCATATTCTATGATTGGATATTTATGTGCTTATTTAAGATATTATTATCCAGCACAATTTATAACTGCATTTTTAAATTCAGCGGCAAATGATGAGGATATTAAAAATGGTACAGATTTAGCAAATTTAAAAAATATAAAAATTATTTCTCCAAAATTTAGACATTCTACAAACAATTATTCTTGTGACAATAATATTATATACAAGGGAACTTCAAGTATTAAAGGATTAAGTAAAATTGTTGGAGATAAACTATATAAGTTAAAAGATAATACCTATAATACATTTTTAGATTTATTAATTGATTGCAAAAATAATGGAATAGGAGTTTCAGATATTACTACTTTAGCTAAGCTGGATTATTTTAGTGAATTTGGAAAAATAAATAAGATTTTAAAATTTATTAATATATATAATGAACTTTATGGTAAAAAAATAATAAAAAAAGATAAAGAATATACTGTTAAATTATTATTTCTAAAACAATATTGTTCAAAAGAAACTGAAAAGCAATATTCAGGATTTGACAGTTATAAATGTTTATTAGAATTATGGGATAAAATAGAAGATAAAGATATTAGTTTTAATGAAAAAATTTCATATCAACTTCAATATTATGGATATTTAGATATAATTGATAGAAATATTGATAGTAATATTTGGGTTGTATTATTTTATGAAGACAGGGGAAGAAATAAAATAGTAGACTTATATAGATTAAATAATGGAGAAAAAGTAAAAATTAAAGTCAAAGGAAATGTATTTAATTCTAATCCATTTAATATAGGAGACTTTTTACAAATACCATATTTTGACAGGGAAGGAAAATGGTTCTTAAATTCAGATACTAATAAATGGGAAAAATCTTTAACAACATTTGAAAATATTTTAAATACATATAAAATTATAGACAGGGGAGAAATTTAATATGGTTCACCATAATTTTAAAAAAGGAAAGAGAATTTATTGTATAAAAAAAGATAATACAATTATTATTTCTAAATATATAAAATCTACTGGACATTATTTAGAATTAGAAGATTGTAAAATACCATGGAATGAAATAAGAAGTAGTACAATTTATAAAAATATATAAATAATATTGACATTTATTATAAAATGTGTTATAATAAAACAAATGAATTTATTATTGTATTTTTTAAGGAGGTATATATGAAAAAAATTGAATACAATGGTAAAATATTGGAAACTAAACATTATTCTCCAATAACTGAAGAAGAATATAATACTATTGTTAAAGATTATTATAAAAAACCAGATTATAATAGTGTAAAAAAAGAATTTATTAATTTAGAAAATGGTGGAGTTAAAAATTCCAATATAACTAATTTTTATGTAAAAGATTTAATGGCAAAAACACATATATATTATAATAAATGGAGTATTGAAGAAGTTTTAAAATGTAAAGAATTAGTGGAATATTTTGTATCTAAAACAAAAAATAATAAAAAAATATATCCTGATACGGACAGTATCAGTAAAAAAATAGAAACTGCTTTTAGACTTTGTGGGAAAGGCGTTTGTAGTAAGCCAGCAAATTTTCCAATAAAAACCGTAGATGAAATATTAGAAATTTATAATGTAAATGGAAATTATTATGATTTTAGTTGTGGTTGGGGAGCAAGACTTTGCAGTTCTTTAAAAAATCATGTGAATTATTATGGAACAGACCCTAACTATTTGCTAACAGAAAGATTAAATAATCTTGCCAAAGATTATAAACAAACAACACAAAATAATACCAATACAGATATAAGAACTCAGGGAAGTGAAATATTTATTCCTGAATGGGAAAATAAAATTGGCGTAGCTTTTAGTTCACCACCATATTTTTATTTAGAAGATTATAAAGTTGGTAACCAATCTTATAAGCAAGGAACAAGCTACGAAGAATGGAAAAACAATTATTTAGAACCAACATTTAATAATATATATAAATATTTAATAAAAAATGGTTTTTTTATTATTAATATTAATAATTTTCTTGATTATAATTTAGTAGAAGATACAATTAAAACAGCTGAGAAAGTTGGATTTACATTTTATAAGTATCATACATTAAAAAATATAAAAAGAATAAATTCTAAAGGTGGTTTTAATGATAATTCTGAAAAAATAATGGTATTTATAAAAAATAACGAGGAGGAATATATGGATTTTACAGGAAAAGTAAAAGATATTTCTGTTTTAGATAATACAGTTAATATTTCAATTTCTACAGATAATACAACAATTATAGAAAAAATAGAAAAAATGAAAATTTCTAATAGAGATGTTTCAATAGAAATAAAAAATAAATATAAACGCCGTACATTAGATAGTAATTCTTATATGTGGTATTTAGCAGAAGAAATAGCAAAAGAATTGGGTATTACAAAAGATGAAGTTTATAGAGATGCAATTAAAAATGTAGGAGAATTTGAAATACTACCCATAAAGAATGAAGCAGTAGAAAAATTTATTGAAGCATGGGAACATAATGGAAAAGGTTGGGTGTGCGAATTATTAGGTAAAAGTAAAATAAATGGATATACAAATGTAATAACCTATTATGGTTCTAGTATTTATAATACAAAATCCATGTCAAGGCTAATTGATTTAATGTTGGAAGAAGCAAATCAACTAGGAATTGAAACATTGTCTGACATAGAAATACAAAAATTAAAGGAAGGTGAAAGTGTTGTTATTTAGAACAATAAAAAATATGTTGTTAATATTAAGATTTCCATGGTTAGAAATAAGAAATGTTTGGACAGGAGATAAAATTAAAAACAAGTATAAGTTTACATGGTTGGATGATTTACCTGAGGGTTGGAGAAAATCATTTGGAATTAATATTTGTAAAGAACTAGATAAGTTATTAAAAAAAGGTAATTATAGAAAAGAGTATAGAATAACACAAATAAAAGAAAAATGGCGGATTTCTTCACTGGTATGATAATGGTGTTCCAAATGAGATATATCAAGAATATAGTGCATTAATATCTAAATATGAAGAATTAAGTAAAAATACTTGTATAATGTGTGGAAAACCAGGAGAAATTATAGACAATGGGTGGATTTTACCATTATGTAAAAAATGTGAAGAACTTGGGTGGAAATAATGTATAATTGTAAATATCAAACAATAAGGTCTAAAAAATATAAGAAATATTATTTTTGTAGAAATCCTAAAATTAATAATATAATAAACTATAAAGATTGTTACGATTGTAATTTGAAAGAATATAAAAAACAAAAGCCCATTCCAAATAAAAAGAAAAAAAGAACTATTGCTACCAGCATACCTAAATCAGTAAAAGAAATAGTATGGGAAAGAGACAATCATAAATGTATATTTTGTCATGTGTTTGTTCCTGTTGACTGTGCATGTTGTCATTTTATTCCTAGAAGTCAAGGTGGATTAGGAATACCAGAAAATATATTTACAGCTTGTAATAAATGTCATAGCGAACAAGATAATGGATTAAATACAATAGAATTAGAAAAAATAGCAGAAGACCATTTAAAAAAATATTATGGAAATAAATGGAAGAAAAAAGATTTAATATATAAAAAGAATTGACAAATAATATAAAATATGATATAATAATAAAGGAGGTATATTTAATATGTATCAAGAGTGGATGGATGGTTATCCTTTACTAATAGATGGACTTTATGATTATAATATTGAACAAATGCAAATAGCAAAAAATTATTACTTAAAAAATAACAAAACTGAAATTGCTAACTATTATGAAAAAATGATAACAGAAGAAAGAAAAAAACTCAAAGGATATTTAAACAGACCTAGCAAATTAAAACAAATAATAAATATTATATTTAGTTAAGGAGGTATAAAATGAAATTATCTGAACAATTAGTAAAAGATTTTAAAAAATATTTAATTAATAAGCAATCAGTAGAAAAAAATACTATTCAACTGTTAAGAGCTGAAATTCTAAACAAATCAAAAGATTTACATAGAGACTTAACTGAAGAAGAAATATTAGAAATTATTTCAAAAGAAATAAAACAAAAAAATAGTGCAATTGATGAATTTAATAATGCTAATAGACAAGATTTAGTAGAACAAACTCAAAAAGAAATAAAAACATTACAAGTATATATGCCTAAACCTTTAAGTATAGAAGAGCTAAAATCTATAATTGCTGAAACAATGTCTGAGTTAAATATATATCAAAAAAATGGAATGGGAACAATAATCAAAGAAGTTAAGTCTCAAGTTGGAGTAAGAGCAGACGGAAAAACAATTAGTATGTTAGTAAAGGAGGCACTTATATGAAAGATATATTAATTACAATAGGAATAATAATTGGTATGTTAATTTTGCTTGGATTTGTATTAGGAACAGTTTGGTTATTATTATTTGCTGTAACATTAGGGAATACTTTTGCAATGTTTTTAATATTAATAGTTTGCTTATTAATGGCAGTTAATTTATATATATTCTATAAGGAGGAAATTCAAATAGATGAATAAAAAATTATATAATTTCTCTATTAAATATAAAATATTTGGATATGAAAAACATATGTTTAATAGATATAAAAAAATAGAAGTTTATGACTATGAAGATGGATATATGGTATCTAGTTCTCCAGAAGAATTAAAAGAAAAACTATTTAATTTACATAAGCAAAAAATTATTAAAGAAATTGCTGATAGTGGAGATTATACAACAATTGATTATGATAACTGTTGTTTTAATAGAGTTTATATTTGTGAAATTACTAATATGTCTATTACTGATTTTTCTTGTAATGAAGCAACTATGAAAAATGCAATGAAATATTTAAGTGTATCTGAATTTTTAGATATTTACGGAAAAGATATATATAATAAAATTAAGGAGATTGAAAATGAGAGATAGAATTTTATTGTGGAATGATGATAATCACGAACCAGCAGTATGGATTAATAAGAATTTTATGGGTAATGATTTTATAACTGTTATAGAAAATGCTTTGAACGAAATACCAAATTCTGAAAATAGTTCAGAAATATTAGAAATATATCCTTGGGATTTTAAAGAGGATGATGATAGCTTATCAGAAGAAGAAATTGAATTATTAATTGATTGGTTTCAAGAAAATCCTTCAATTAATTCGGAACAATGGGATTATATTTTTAATCATGAATGGAGAAAATTAGGAAAAACATTATAGGAGGATATAAATATGGAATATAAAGGTTGGAAAATACCTAATAAATTATATATATATGCTAAAAAAAATAATGGTAGATATGAATTTCCACAAGCTATGATAGCTAGCAGCAATTCTTCTAAGGCAATAGATACAGCAAAGCGTTGGGCATCAGGCAAATATACAAATTATAATCTAAATGATTATACAGAATATATTTTGGACAATAATGATTTAACATTAGAAATATTAGACAGTGCAGATAGTTCAAGCCAAGGTGGTAAATTGTCTTTTTGGAACTGTATAATTAGTAAAGATAATATGAATGTAGTAGTAGGAATAGGTTCAGATTTACTTTTAGATTTAATTAGAAATTCTGATTTTGAGAAAGGCAAATGTAAACAAAAAGTAACAATGGCAAGAATTGGTCAACATTGGGGAGCTTTACATAAAAATATGAGCCAATATAATGAAGCGATTGAAGATATAAAATTATCAAAAACTATAGATAAATCAAAGAAAACTTCAAGTTGGGAAAAAGGATATGAATATTATACAAAAACTAAAAATAAAATATATTTATATGATTTATATGTTTGGAGAAGTTCTGTAAATACAGGTGTTCCATTCTGGTATTCTAAACCAAGATACGATATAATAGAATATTCAAAACCTAAAAAAATAAAAGTTACAGAATGGTGCAGTTTCTTAAAAAATAGAAATATTACTAAGCTTTCTGAAGTTTTAGATTGTGGATTAGGTGTGTGGAATAGTTCATATTATAGTAGTTACTTAAAATTACCACCTATGATTAAAGGTGATAAAATGATAGATATAGATTTAACTAATGAGCAAATAGAAGAAAAATTAAAAGAAAACAGAGATAAAATATTAAAAGAATATTTAGAAAAGGAATGTTATGGATTAGGATATGTATTAGACACATTTGGTGTAAATACTTCTCCTGAAAAACCACCAGAAATTCCAAAAGAATTATTAGATAAAATGGAAAAAGAAGGAGTTCAAATTATAAATGAATAGAATTGAAATATTTAAAAAAGAATTAGAGTTAATAAAAAATAAAGATATAAAAAATTTTGTTGAAGTATGTTTAAATGAGGTTCCTGATTATTTTTTTTATGTAGCCGCTTCAAGTACAGGAAAATATCACCCTGCTTATGCTTTAGGAGAAGGTGGTCTTGTAAGACATACAAAAGCTGCTACTAGAATAGCCTATGAACTATTTAGAACAGACCTTTACAATTATAATTCAGACCAACAAGATTTAATATTGGCTTCATTAATTTTACACGATACAAGAAAACATGGAAATAATGGTTCAAAATGGACAGTTGTAGAACACCCATTGTTAGCAGCTCAAGCTATAAGAAATTCTAATGGTACATTGAACCAAGAATATAAAGAAATTATTGCTCAAAATATAGAAACTCACATGGGTAAATGGACACAAGATTATAAAACAGGTAAAGAAGTATTGCAAAAACCTAAAACAGGAATGCAAAAATTTGTTCATCAATGTGACTACTTAGCTTCAAGAAAATGTTTAGAGTTTAACTTTGAAGCAGAATTATCTAAATAAAATATGTATATGTATTGACATTTGTTTTAATTTGTAGTATAATATATATATGAGTTATCTCTTATAGACCAACAATAAAATGAAAGGGTGAAATACATGAAAGTAAAAAAAAGAGATGGAAAAATTGTAGACTTTGATGGAAATAAAATTATGGAAGCAATTTCTGGTGCAAATCAAGATGTAAAAGGTAGAGAGAAAGCAAGTATTGCTAATAAAAAAGAAATTGTAAAATATATTAAATCTTTAAACTTAGAAACATTGGGAGTAGAAGAAATACAAGATATAGTAGAAAAAAAACTAATGGAATTAGGTAAATATGAATTAGCTAAGCAGTATATAGTATACAGAGAAAAAAGGTCTTTAGTTAGAGCAATAAATACTACAGATGAAGAAATAAAAGAATTAATAGGTGGAAATAGTGATTATTGGAATAATGAAAACTCTAATAAAAATGCAAAAGTAGTTACTACTCAGAGAGATTATTTGGCAGGAATAACTAGTACAGATATAGCAAGAAGATTATTGTTACCTAGGGATGTTGTAAAGGCACATGATGAAGGTATTATACATTTTCATGATATGGATTATTTTGGACAAAATGCTTTGCATAATTGTGAATTAATTAACTTAGAAGATATGTTACAAAATGGAACTGTTATTAATGGTGTAATGATTGAAAAGCCACATAGATTTATTACAGCTGCAACAATTGCAACTCAAATAATTCTAGCTGTTACTTCTTCAAGCTATGGTGGGGCAACTGTATCACTTACTCATTTAGCTCCTTTTGTTAGAGATAGTTATAAAAAATATTATAATAAATATAAGGAAAGAAATTTTTCAGAAGAAGATTGTATAAAATATGCTAAACAAGATACTAGAAAAGAAGTTGAAGATGGAGTACAAACATTCAATTATCAAGTTAATTCTATGACAAATACTAATGGTCAGGCACCATTTTTATCTGTAAACATGTACTTAGGAGAAACAGAAGAATATAAGGAAGAATTGGCTCTTATTATAGAAGAATTTTTAAAACAAAGAATGTTAGGATTTAAAAATGAAAAAGGGGTTTATATAACACCAGCATTTCCAAAACTTCTATATATTCTTGAAGAAGATAATATACATGAAGACAGTAAATATTGGTATTTAACAGAGCTTGCAGCAAAATGTACTGCTAAAAGAATGGTTCCAGACTATATTTCTGAAAAGATTATGAAGCAAAGTAAAATAAATAAATATGGTGATGGAGATTGTTATGGATGTATGGGATGTCGTTCATTCTTAACACCTTGGAGAACAGAAGGCAATCCTTCAAAAGCTTTAAATTATGTTGAAGGAAAAGGAAAATATTACGGTCGTTTCAACCAGCGGAGTTGTAACAATTAATTTACCAGATGTCGCATTATCTTCAGGTGGAGATAAAGAAGATTTTTGGAAAATATTTGATGAAAGATTAGAATTATGTCATAAAGCATTAAAATGTAGACATGAAAGACTTAGTCAGGTAACAAGCGATGTGGCACCTATACTTTGGCAAAGCGGAGCTTTAGCAAGATTAGAACCAGGAGAAAGTATTCATAAATTATTGCATAATGGATATTCTACTATTTCTTTAGGATATGCTGGATTATATGAATGTGTAAAATATATGACAGGACATTCTCATACTGACAATGGTGAAGGTAAAGAGTTTGGATTGGCTGTAATGCAACACTTGAACGATAAATGTAATGAATGGAAAGCTCAAGAAGATATTGACTATTCTGTTTATGGGTCTCCAATTGAAAGTACAACATATAAGTTTGCTAAATGCTTAAAGAATAGATTTGGAGAAATAGAAGGAATTACAGATAGAGATTATATAACAAACTCATATCATGTGCCTGTATTTGAAGAAATAGATGCTTTTGACAAATTAAAACTAGAAAGTGAATTTCAAAGATTAAGCCCAGGTGGAGCTATATCTTATATTGAATGTCCAGATTTAACAAATAATGTTTATGCAGTAATAGAAGTTATTAAATTTATTTATGACAACATTATGTATGCAGAATTAAATACAAAATCAGATTATTGTCAAGTATGTGGATATGATGGAGAAATGCAAATTGATGAAAATATGGAATGGTATTGTCCAAATTGTGGAAATAGAGACCACGATAAAATGAATGTGGCTCGTAGAACTTGCGGTTATATTGGAAGTAATTTTTGGAACAAAGGAAGAACACAAGAAATAAAAGAAAGAGTAATTCATTTAGATAACAAAGACTTGGAGGAATAATGTTATGAATTATGAGCAATATTGTAAAGAAGTTCAAGAAGAGGAAGAGTTCTTAAATTCTATTCCTTTAGAAAATTATATTAAAGATTGGATAGAAATTTATGATATGATGTTACAAATCGAAGAAGATTATGGTAAATTACGTCCAAGTGGATGTGTATTTAATTGTACTAGGATTGATGAATTTTTGATATATTTAACTAGAAGATATCCGAATTTATCCTACTCAGAAAATACACAATATCACCTATACTTAAATAAAGAGTAGGAGGGATAGCAATGAGATACAATAAAATCAGAAAGATGGACATATCAAATGGTGAAGGTGTTCGAGTTTCTCTATTTGTTCAAGGATGTGAATTTCATTGTAAGGGGTGTTTTAATCCAGAAACATGGGATTTTAGTAAAGGAAAAGATTTTACTACAGAAGATATGAATAATATTATAGAACTGGCTAAAAAAGACTACATAAAAGGATTATCTATCCTTGGTGGAGAACCATTGCATCCTAAAAACATTGAGTGTGTTGCTATGGTTGCAGAATATTTTAAGTATGTTTATCCAACTAAAGATATATGGCTATGGACAGGATATAAATATGAAGATATACTAAAAAGAACAGATACACATAACATATTAAACTATATAGATGTTTTAATAGATGGGCAATTTGAAGAAAAAAATAAAAATCTTAAATTAAAATGGGCAGGTTCCGAAAATCAAAGGTGTATTAATGTAGGGAAAAGCCTTCGAGAAAATAAGATAATTTTAAAAGAAAAAATGTTATAAAATTTTAAAAACATATATAGTAAAAGTTAATATGTGCACTTGTAGCCAAGTTGGTCTAAGGCGGCAGACTGCAAATCTGTTATTCGTAAGTTCAAATCTTACCAAGTGCTCCATTTGCTTGTGTGATGGAATTGGAATACATGTTAGCCTTAGAAGCTAAATTTTGCAGGTTCAAATCCTGTCGCAAGCACCAAAAAAAATAAAAAAAATAATAAAAGGTATTGACATTTGCTATAAAATATGTTATAATATAATCATAATAAAAATAAAGCCTCTTACAGCAAATTAAGATTATTTGGTTAAAATTTGTATTAGGGATATAAATGAGTTGGTTCAAGTCCAACAGTATGAAAGGATTAACGAGGCTTGTAAATATGCCACATACAGCAATTTTGAATTTAGGATAAAACTTTTAATTTTATAACCTTAAATTTTATGTGGCTAGAAATAAAAGCCGCTAACAGCATAAAGGAGTAAATTGTTAATTTATGTACCTTAAAATGCGGCTTGACACTTAGGGTAGTAGCTCAATTGGTAGAGCAACAACATTTTATTTTTATGTGTCTAGTTATGGACACAAACAGCAAAACAATTAAAACATAATTGGGAAGTTGTATGTTGAAGGTTCAAGTCCTTCCTACCCTGCCATATTTAAAAGTGTCACTATTTTATTATAGAAAGGAAGATAAAAATGAATTTATTAGAAGGAATGTTACAAAAATCAACAGTTACAAACACTAAAGGTGGAGAATATTATAGCTCTACATATAACTCAAATTTAGACTTATTTAGTGGCACAAACAGATATACCGCAGAAGAATATATGGTTCAACAATTTAGAAATGCTTATGCAGAAGATAAAATATTGGCAGTAGCAAATCTTTTATATTTCTTAGACATAAGAAACGGAAAAGGAGAAAGAAAAGTTTTTAAGACATTATTTAACGAGTTATGCCAATTAGATACAGAAATGGCAAAAATAGTATTAGATAATATTGGAAGTCTTGGCAGATGGGACTATGTTTTAGTGGCTTTAAATACAAAAGTAGAAGATTATGCTATTAATATTATAAAAGAACAATTAGAAAAAGATAAAAGTACAAACAAACCTAGTTTATTAGCAAAATGGTTGCCTAGTGTAAGAACTCATAACAAAAATAAAGAAGAAGCAAAATACTTATGTGAGAAATTAGAATTAACAGAAAAACAATATAGAAAATTATTATCTAAAATAAGAAGCAAAATAAATTTAATAGAAACACAATTAACTAACAGACAATATAATGAAATTGAATTTGAAAAGGTTCCTGCAAAAGCTATGTTAAAGTATAGAAACTCTCTTGAAGAAAATTGTGGAGAAAGATATGCTGAATTTTTAAATAAAGCAAACAAAGGAGAAGTTAAAATAAATACTTCTGGATTATTCTGTTATGAAATTATAGAAAAAATTAGAAAAAAATCAATCAATAGAGAATTAGCTAATGCAATGTGGGAACAACAAAAAGATATATTAAAAGACAATACAGACAACATGTTGGTTGTTGCTGATACTTCAAGTAGCATGACATGGAAAGAACATGTTTATGAAACTTCTATTGGATTAGCTTTATATATAGCAGAAAGAAACCATGGATTTTTCAAAAACTACTTTATGAGATTTGACACAAATCCAGCATTAGAATATGTAAAAGGTATTGATATCGTTGATAAAGTTAGAGCAATTAAAGACTATTATGGAAACACAAATGTAGATAAAGTATTTAAGTTAATTTTAGATACTGCTGAGCAACATAATATTTCTCAAGAAGATATGCCTAGTCATTTAATTATAGTTTCAGACATGGAATTTGATAGGGGTTGTTATTCACAAGAAGGAACCAATTTTCAAGGATGGAAAAAGGCATTTGAAGAAAAGGGATATGAATTACCTAAGATTATTTTTTGGAATGTGGCAACATCAGGATTTCCAGTTACAAAATATGATAATGATGTTTGTATGATTAATGGATTTTCTACTAGTATTTTTGAAAATATATTAAACTTAGAAGATTTTACGCCTGTTGGTGCTATGGTTAAATCATTACAACCATATATTGAAATTATAGAAAAAAATATAAAAGGAGAATAATATGGATAGAGATAAAATAATGGCTAGGCTACAAGAACATTATGATTTTTTGGTAAACAAAGGACATGAAGTGGTAGGTGTGTTTCTACAAGGAAGTCAAAATTATGGATTAGATTTATATACTTCTGAATATGTTTCTGATATTGACAGCAAAGCTATTATTTTACCTTCATTTGACGACTTTGTATATAATAGAAAAGCTTTTAGCCATACTTATATACTAGACAATGAAGAACATATAGACACAAAAGATGTCAGAGTTATGTGTGAAATGTGGATAAAAGAAAATATAAGTTATATAGAATTACTTTATACTAATTTTTCAATAATCAATCCTGAATATTATGATATAGTCAATGCTTTATTAAAATATAAAGATAAAATTGTTGACATAAATAGAAATCAGTTTTTAAGATGTATTATGGGAATGGCAACAGAAAAAAGAAAAGCCTTAACACATCCTTATCCCACAATAATAGAAAAAATTAACAAATTCGGATATGACCCAAAACAACTACATCATTTAGCTAGATTAAAAGAATTTATACAAAGATATGTATCTGGAGAACCTATTGAAGAATGTTACAAAACAAAACAAAAGGAATATTTATTAAATCTAAAATTAGGAAAGGATAAAAATGGTATATTACTACCATTATCAGAAGCCGAGATATTAGCTGATGAACTTAATAATGAAATTAAGACGATAAAAGATAATAACTGTACAGATAAAGATATGATAAATGATTTTGGAATTGCACTTATTCACGAAACACAATATAAACTTTTAAAGAAAAAATTTAAAAAAGATTTAAAAAACACTTGACTTTTGTTATAAAATAGTATATAATATATTTAATCTAATATATAATATTTTTTTCTTAGATAGAGAATACTTTATAGACTTTTTTCTAGTATCTCTCTATCTACATATGCACCAATAACTCAGTTGGTAGAGTAACTGGCTTTTAACCAGTAAGCCGTAGGTTCGAGCCCTACTTGGTGCACCATATAAGGGATTAGCTTAAATGGAGAAAGCAACTGATTTCTAATCAGTAGACTATAGGTTCAAGTCCTATATCCCTTGCCATTATGGGGTTGTAGTTCAATGGTAGAACACGAGCCTTGCAAGTTCGTAATGAGAGTTCAATTCTCTCCAGCTCCACCATTAAGGAGAGGATATTATGGAAATAATAAATAAAAATAATGGAGAAAATGTTAATTGTGTATGTAACTTTTGTAATTCTGAATTAAAAGTAAATACTTTTGATTTAAAATATGGGTTTTTAAATGTTTATTTTAAATGTCCTGTGTGTAATAGAAAAATAGTTATTCCAGATGAAAAATTGTATTTATTTGGATTAAAATTAGATTATTAAATGGCTCGTTCGTTCAGTGGCACGGACACTAGCTTGTCACGCTAGAGGCATGGGTTCAAATCCCATACGAGCCGCCAGTGGTTAGAGGATAGAAAGAGGCAGCTATCACGCCAGAAATGGTCTTAAAAGAGATGCAGGGAACGCCGTCCTGCCTGATTTATATGTGGTATATAATGGAACTTATAAGACGTTATAAGAGAGGTTCAAATCCTCTAATACCACTCCTATATGCTCATTTAATTCAGTTGGTTAGAATGCTTGTCTGATACGCAAGAAGTCCTTGGTTCAAATCCAAGAATGAGCACCACGCACTAAATAGGAGGTATAGCTCCTAGCGAACTCATATTAAGTTAATCAGTTTCTTAATACAAGAGTGCTAAAACTAATACTATACTAACAAGTCATTTGTTCCTTTCTCTTGCAAAAATAAAAAAGAAAGTGAACTTACATTTTCCTCTAGCTTAGTTGGTAGAGCACAGGGCTTTGAACCCTGAGAGACTTGTTCGAGACAAGTAGAGGAAACCAAGGGTCAAACAAATGCTCCTGTAAGCGGTGTAATCCGTAAAATAAGTACAAGGTTCAGCCTCCTTACCTAGCAGATATTTCTGCTTAATGTGGTACGGTGGCAGAGATGGTAATGCAGTGCCCTGCTAAGGCATAGAACATGTAAAATGTTCCGTAGGTTCAAGTCCTACCCGTATCGCCAAAATTTAGGCTGAAAACCTAAAATACAAGCATTAGATTATAACTATAATGCTTGGAGAGACAAATAAGAGTTATAGCTTATTTTCTCTTTAATTGGAGCTGTAATGGTTTTAATAATATATTATAAATATAATAAGCAAGTAGTAGCAGTCTGACTACTAAAAAAACAGACAAATTTGTTGTTAATCAACCTTGATTATTTTTTGCCACAAATTAATCAAGTATAATGTGGCTCATAGTAATACCTCCTTTCCAATTATATATAAATAAAAGAATATTGTTTAAAATTAGAAGAACTAAACTTGTAGAAAATTATATTTATTTTATATTATAGGTGTTCAATTCACCACAGCTCCACTATTTAATTTTATAGAAAGGAAAGTGAAAGATATGTCTAAAAAGATAAACACTTATGTAAACGAAGAAAAAAGAGTTGTTGTATCTGTTATTGTTGAAGAAGATGAATATGGATTTATGCACAAATATACAGGAAAAGCAAAATGTTCTGAAGAAGATGTGTTTGATATTAATGTTGGTAAAAAATTATCTTTAGCTAGAGCATGGTTAAAATATGACTATTCAGAACTAAAATCTATCCAAGAAACAAAAGAATTTTTATCTAACATGATTGAAGATTTACAAAATGAAGAAATAAAACAAAATGAACAAATTAAAAGAACTCTTAATAAAATAGAAGAATTATGCGATAGTATAGAAGATTAATTCTTCTTACTTGGTGCTCATGGTGTAATGGTAGCATAACATACTGTGACTTTGTAAGTGTTGGTTCAATTCCAACTGAGTACCCCATAAAATAAAAAGGAGATTATATGAACAGTCAAGAAAAAGGAAATATTGGACTGGGAGAAGCAATTAATTATTTTTGTAAAAATAATTATACTGTTTCAATTCCTTTAAATGATACTCAAAAATATGATTTAGTAGTTGAAAGAAAAAATAAAATATATACAGTTCAAGTTAAATATACTACACATAAAGACAAAAATAAATATCAAGTAAGTTTACGAAGTTGTGGTGGAACTAATGGTTCAGTATATAGTAGAATTGTAGATACTAAGGTGGATTATTTATTTGTAGTTACTAAAGATAATGACCAATATTTTATTCCAATAAAAAATATAACAAGCAAGAGTACTATTAACTTATGTGATAAATATAAAGAATATAAAGTAAATTAAGGAGGAGCTTTTATGAAAATTAAAGTTAGGAAAATTGTAGAAGAAGTTAAAACAGAATATGATGAAAATACAAAAAAATACTTTAAATATAAAGTACAATATGAAAATGGATATGTAGAAGAATTAGAAATCAATCCAATGGATGTAACAGCATTTAGTACAAATAAACATGTTAGATTAATAGGTGTTGATAAAAAATTATATCCATTAACATTGAAGTCATGGAAACAAGCAAAAAAAGAATTATCTAATTTAGGTATTCTTTCACAATTAAATTATTCAAGAGCAAATTAGTTCTTGAATTGATATGACACTGTGGCAGAGTGGCTTAATGCACTAGTCTTGAAAACTAGCATACAGAAATGTATCCTTGGTTCAAATCCAAGCAGTGTCGCCAATTTGTATTATATAGTGGCAGAATGGGTAATGATTTAACTAGCAGTTATAGTAAAGCCTTTAGGCGTTATGAGCATTGGAAGGTTCCATTAACTAAACCCCTGACTATAACAAAAAACGGATATAAAAAAAATGGGTGCTAGTTCCAAGTTGTTAGGTTCAAATCCTAACCTATATAATACATATATGGGTAAGTAGCTCAGTTGGTAGAGCACCAGATTGAAGCTCTGGGTGTCAATAGTTCAAGTCTATTCTTACCCACCAGTATCCAGAAGTTGTGTTGTATTTTGCTGGATACAAAAAGTAAATACACAAGGTTTGGTATATACCTAAAATCACTAAAATATACAAGTTCGTTAGCAACGAGAGGGAAAGGCTTTTGTTAGTGGGGCACTACACCGATAGGAACTAGGTAGGAAAACTAACACATGTCTGGGTGGTGGAATTGGTAGACACACAAGACTTAAAATCTTGTGCATGAATATGCGTGTGGGTTCAAGTCCCACCCTAGACACCAAATATATCTTAATATTACCTGCTATATGTGGAAAAGAACTGCATAAAATTTTAAAAAAGTATTGACATTTGATTTAAAAGAGGCTTGAAATATATTCTTGGGTAGTTCAGTAGGTAGAACGTTTGGCTGTTAACCAAAAAGTCGCAGGTTCGAGCCCTGCCCCAAGAGCCAGTTGGTTTTCTTGATTTATACTTTTCCAACAACCAAAATAAAGTCCGTTATTATAGAAGCTGTTATCTATAAACGTAATGCCTCTAAGGAAGGTCAGCGTTTTTACTAATTAGTTTTAAAAAAACTGAGGACGGCTAAGGTTGGTGCCTTTAGAAGTTGGTTACTTCCCAATCACCCGTATGGGTTGTTCGTTCAATAGGTAGGACTACAGTCTCCAAAACTGTCAATCAAGGTTCAAATCCTTGGCAACTCGCCACATGGCGATATCGTATAATGGCTAGTACAGCAGGTTTTCATCCTGCAAATCAGAGTTCAATTCTCTGTATCGCTACCAAAGGAATTAGTTAATTCCTAATATCAAGGCACTTTTATTTTTCATAAGAATTATAAATGTGCTTTGAATAATGTTTTTTAGGGGGTAAGATATATGGATAAGTCTAAAGATAAGTTAAAATGTAAGAATACTAACTGCACATATAACAAAAATGGATATTGTACTATTTTAACACAAAACCAAGCATTAAATAGTAGAATTACTTGTGAAGAAAGGGATTGGTAATATGTGGATTTTTTATAGAATTATAGATTTTTTTAAATATCTACCTAAAGAAATAAAATGGTTCTGTCAAAGAGGGATTAGGGGATATTCAGATTATGATACTTGGGATATGGATTATTGGTTTTTAAATACTGTGGTTCCAATGTTAAAATCATTAAGAAAAAACAAACATGGGTATCCTGGAAATATCACACAAGAAGAATGGGACAATATACTAGATAAAATGATATTTTATTTTACAGAAGCTAATGAAGAAACATGTTCTAAACAAAACAAATACAAAGATAGTTTTAGTAATGTTATGTGGAAAAATGGTAAAATGATAGACAAATCACAAATGAATAAACAAGAAGCTAAATACTATGAAGAAATAAGACATAAATACTTTAACAGGGAGAAGGAACTTGATTTATATAGAAATAAAAAATTACAGCAAGGATTTGTTTTATTTAATAATTGGTTTTGGCATTTATGGGATTAATTATAAATTTAATTTATTAATAATATATAATAGCTAAGGTGAGTGCTATGAAATGACTAAAAATTATACTTCGCATTACCTTAAAAATTGTTATTTATTTTTTATTTTTAAATATAATGTTAATAATATGAAAGGAATGGTTATATGAAAACAAATTTAGTAGACTTAATGTCAAGAATATCTCAATTAGAAAGAGATTATAGTGAGTTACTTTATGAATTAAGAAGTCAAAATATGAATATTAGAGTAATAGAACTTAGTGGTTCAGAACAAATGCTAGAAGAATATCCATACTTCAATGAAAAAATAAACGAATGTGAAAAAATGAGAGAAACAATTACAACGCTAAAAGGAATTTTATTTGAAAAAAATAATTCTTTAAAACTACAAAATGGATACACGATACAAAAAGCATTAATAGATATTCAAAATAAAAGAAAAGAATTAGAGTTACTTAGATTTTTATCAAGACAAAATCCTTCTAAAAGAAGAACAAGCGAAACTAACAATTCCTATTTTACTTCACGAGAATTAGCTTATGATAAAGTAGAAATAACAGAGAAAGAAAATAAACTTTTAGAAGAAATACAAGATATGGAATATGAAATTAGCCAACTTAATTCAACTGTATTTGAAGTATAAATTTAGAATATCATGGGGAAATATAGATGTCATAGATTTTATCTTTTAGATATATAATTAAACAAAATCATGGTAAATGTTTTTATCTGTGTAAGTTGTTTATCAAGAAAAAAGATGATAAAATGTAATACAATTAGGTACTAGTAGTCACGTTTTTATTATAATTTACAATTAACTTAAAGGAAGTACAATTTATATATTATAATTAATTGTCCATTTAAATGGACACAGTCAAATATTTTTAATATATTTTGAAAAAAATTTAAAAGAATGAATTTAATTTTAATTTTAATTATATATCATGAATTGTATTTCCCCATTTTTTATAGAAAGGAACTAATATGAGAAAATTTGAATATGTAAATAGAGTTATATCTAATGGATATGAAATGAAAAATCCTGAATTTAATTTACCAGTAAGAAAAACAAAACATGCAGCAGGATATGATTTTGAATGTCCAGAAACCACAATAATTCCACCGTTTAAAGAAAGTAAACAACCAATATTAGTAAAAACTGGTGTAAAATGCAAAATGGAAGATGATGAATTTTTAATGTTATGTAATAGAAGTTCTAATCCAAAAAAGAAATCATTGGTATTATCAAATGGTGTTGGAATAATAGATGCAGATTATTATGATAATCAAGATAATGAAGGAGAAATTGCATTCGCATTTTATAATATATCTGATAAAGAAATTATTTTAGAAAAGGGAGAATGTATTGGTCAAGGAATATTTATAAAATATGCAAAGACAGATAATGACAACTCAACAGAAAAAAGAATTGGTGGATTTGGTTCAACAGATAAAACAAAAGAAGCAGAAGCATATTTAACAGAAGTACATGATAAAAGTTTAAGCGAATTGTCCGCAGAACAAATACAAAAATTTTTAAATAATCAAATAGCAGAATTCCAAAAATGCAATCTTGAAGTAAGTCCAAGACAACAATATATTTCTTCTATTTAAAGGAGGTTAAAATGGCAAGAAAATTAGCAAGTATACAAAAAATATTAGACATACAACCAATTGAAAATGCAGATAAAATAGAACTAGCTACTGTTTTAGGTTGGCATGTAGTTGTAAGTAAATCAGAAAATCATAAAATAGGAGATTTAGTTTGCTATGTAGAAATAGATAGTCAATGTCCAGAAACTCCATTATTTGAATTTTTAAAAGAAAGGAAATATAGAGTTAAAACTATCAAACTAAGGGGACAAATCTCTCAAGGATTAATTATACCATTGGATAAATTACCTAAAGGAAACTATAAGGAAGGGCAAGATGTAACTAAAATATTAGGGATAACAAAATATGACCCTGAAGCTGAAAAAGAAAATAAATTAATAGAGCAATCAATGAAAAATAATAAAAATCCTATTCATAAAAAACTTATGAAGTATAAGTGGTATAGGAAGTTATATAGTAAATTTACAACACCTACAAAAAATGGGTTTCCAACATGGATAAATAAAACGGACGAAGATAGAATTCAGGTATTGGTAGAAAAGTTTAATGATATTATTGCAGTAAATGATACTAAAAAAGCATTATATTTTGATAGTACAGAAAAATTAGATGGTCAAAGTGCTACATATTTTATTAAAAAATATAAAAAATTAGGTTTATTTACAAAATATGATTTTGGAGTGTGTAGTAGAAATTTAAGATTAAAAACACCTTCTAATTCTTCATATTGGACAATAGCAAAAAAACATTATATGGAAGGCATATTAAAAGATATGATAAAAAAATATAACGCAAATTCTATTGTTATACAGGGAGAAATTTGTGGAACTGGAATACAAGGAAATAAATATCAAATTGATGGGTATAAATTATTTGTATTTAATTTGATTATTGATAATAAAAGATATAGAACACAAGAAGTTAAAAATATTCTAAAGCCATATAAAATTGAAACAGTTCCTATATTAGATACTAATGTATTGTTATTATCTAGTATAGATGAAATGGTTAAAAACGCAGAAGGTAAATCTAAAATATATAGTAAGTCTGATAGAGAAGGTAAAGTGTGGAGAAGCTGTATAGGCGATTTATCTTTTAAGGTAATAAATCCTAAATTTTTATTAAAAAACAATGAATAAAAAAGGAGAATAAACGGAAAAGTTAGACATTACAAATAATAAGAAAAGTAACGATACTGTTACAAGAACGATAAGAATAAGTAAAAAAATATTTGACAAAATAAATTCCATTGCACAAGAAGAAAATTTAAGTTTTAATAATGTAATTAATCAAATTATTATATATGGAATAGATAATTTAGAATAATTTTATAATAATTAGCATCATAATATAATAATATGGTGCTATTTTTTATATAATGCTATTAGGAAGCACGAGGATTGATTTTGGCATGTTTTTGGTATGTGCATATATGTTTATATTGTTTAAATATTAAATCTTGTTAAAATTTATTTTAGGGGGTAAAAATGGAAGAAAGAGTATGTTTACAATGTAAAAGTACAGAAAAATTATATAATTTAGAAAATGGTAAGTTTGTTTGTTTAAAATGTTTAAATAAATTAGCCCAAGAACAAAATAAGATAAAAAAACAAATTCAAAAATATCTTGAAAAAGATTTTGGAATTGAAAAACCATATACTCAATGTAAAACATTACAATCTATTATATTTGATATTTTGATGGAAAATGGATTATTACCAAGAGAAGTTGAAGATAAAATAATAGAAAAGGCTAAGGAGATGATAGAAATTGAGTGAAATAACAATTGCTTTAGATGAAAGTACAAAAAGTACAGGATATGCTGTATTTCAAGATACTAAATTAATAGATTATGGTGCTTTTATACAAAATAGTAAAAATGTATTAGAAAGAGTTAGTAATATAATTAATGATATAGAAGAAATGATAGAATATTATAACCCTTCAAATATGGTAATAGAAAATGTCCAAATAACTATGAGTGCACCAACAGCAAAGTCATTAATGGGACTACAATTTTTAATTGAATTGTTATGTTATAGAAAAAATATTAATTGTACTACAATAAGAACCGCACATTGGCGTAAAGTTTTAGGGTTGTCTAATAGTCCTAAAATAAAAAAAGAAGACAAGAAAAAAGAAGCTATTAATTATGTGAAAGATAAATATGGAATAAATGAAAAAATAAATGATGTAACAGATGCGATATGCATAGGAGAATGTTATTTAAAAGAAAGGGGCAATAATAAATGAGAAATCCAGAAAGAATAAAGCCATTTTTAGAAACATTAGAAAAATGTTGGAAAAGTGTTCCTGATTGGAGATTTGGTCAATTAATAATTAATTTTATGGGACAATTACCAAGAGACCCATTTTTTTATGAAGATGATGAAATGGAAGAAGAATTTAAAAAATTTTTCTTTTCTTTCAAAGAAAAAAAATAAAATGACAAAAAAAAAGAGAGAATATAATAATTCTCTCTATTTTATACCTATATACTTTTATATAATACAAAATAAAAACGCCTTAAAATTGATTTTAAGACTTATTTTTTTTGCTATTTTTTCTTTTTGAACTTGTTTTTTGTGATATTTGTTTTACTTTTTCTTCTACAACAGGAACTTCTATAACTGTAAAGAATTTATCTTTTAAACAGGCATCTATTCCCCTTAATTGTAAATCTTCGCAAAATAATTTATATGTTGTTCGACCTTGTTGGCTAATACCTTCAGATACTACTTCATAACAACAATTTTTATACCATACAGGTTTTCCATCACAAGAAACATTAATTAAAAATTTCAATTGTTTCATTTATTTCACTCCTTTAAGTTGTTTCATACCATGAACCATTTACCTTTATATATGGGGTAGCTTCTACCCATGCACCATTTACTTTTAAATAAGTGTCTCCTTCTACCCAAGTACCGTTTACTTTTATCCACATTTGGTTTCCCCTTACAGGTAATGCAGGAATAGTTAAATAGGTACTGTATTGTCCCCAACTATTTCTTACTCTTATTCTAAATTGCACTTGGTCTCCATTGGCTGCATCACTTACAAAATTAGCAAGATTAAAAGTATAACTTGTTCCACTTGCTGTATATATTAATAAATAGTTACTCCATGACCCCCTAGATGCATCATAGTATCTATATTCTAATTGATAAGCAGAAATTGTTCCAGTACCACCACTAGCACCAGACCAAGATATAGTAACACTGCCATCTTTCTTTATCGCATTATCACTCAACACATAAGAAGTTGGTGGTGTAGGATTTCCAAAAGATACTGTTAGTTCTGGTGAATTTACCCAACCTGAATTTGCAGCATAATTATCCCAACTTCTTATCCTATATTGATATTTTACACCAACAAATGGTTTTTGACCAAAAACGTTCATTCTACTTAAAGTTGTTTCTTGATAAGAAGTAGAAGATTGAGCAGCTGCTATACTTAACCAGTTAGTCCATCCGCCACTTGGTGTAGAACTTCTTACATTAACATCATAAGAAATACTTCCACTACTACCAATGCTTGCTCCACCCCATGTAATTAAAGGAGCACCATTTATACTACAAGGATTAGGATTTATACTTACCCAAGTTGGAGCACCAGGAGAAACATAGTCTGGAACATCTAATAAAATTTCTTGGTTTCCAACAGCAAAACGAGAATTTCCAGCAGGTACAGTTACATTAAATCCCATATACATATCATTTCCAGTCCATGGAAATGTCATAGAACATGTTCTGGTTCTTGACCATTCGTTTGTAGCATACCATCTGTCATAATATCCTTTAATATTTGCACTAGCACTATTTGCATCTCTCCACATGTTAAAGTTAATTTCTCCATTATATGCAATATAGTCATTACTATACTTAAACGTACATTTTACAGTAGCATTTACCGTAATATTTGTTCTGTTTCTTGTTGCATCAATCCATACTTCTGTAGTTCCAGAAGGAGCTGTAAAGCTCCAACTTCCATAATAAGCCATTATAATTCCTCCTAACTATTAATTTTTAAATATATATTTCCATTCATCCCTATTGTTGGGTCTGGTGTATTTGTTCCTGACAATATGAATGCTTGTTGCACCCAAGACCCCCATGCATTATTACTATAATTCCTTACCCATGTTTGTATACCTGAAGTAGAGTAATTAGTAAAAGTCTGTTTCACACCAGCATGTTGTTCAATAAATAAGCTAAATGGAACTTGTGCAGGCGTATTAGTAATTGTAGCCGCATCTGTTGTACTATTATTATAATATAAACCAGGTGTTGTGTATGTATTTAAGTTAGCATTTCTTGGAACTAATGTAGGTGTATTTAACTTACCATTTAATGCTGTTGTTACGGCTGTAGATACAGGCATATCAGCTGGTGCAGTGTTTTCTACATTTCCTAATCCAATTTGATTTTTATCTAAAATTAAATAAAAATTATTATTATAATATCTAACTAATACATTTCTTCCAGCCACAAGAGTATTAGCTCTTACTGTTGTTCCATCTGCCATTAATATTGGTCTAGCTGTATCTCCATTTATAGATAAAGTAATATTATCCATATTATTTACACCTGGGAAAAACGAAATAATTCCCATATCATTACCAAAACTATTTGTTAAAGGAACAGGAATACCAGTAATTGTAATATTATATTGTGTATTGGTACTTGTAGCTAGATATGTACCATTTAATATTTGTCTAGGATTAAATGGATACATTGGTTCATATCCAGTGCTAGTTAAAACTTGCATTATAATATTTTTAGACATTCATTATCATTCCTTTCTATTTAGATAATATTGTATTAATAACCTTATCTATAATAATATTATCTGTATTTTCTTCAACTTTTGTTGCAATAACTTCTTTAGCTGTTTTTTCTGCTTGAGATTTAGTCATTTTTACATATCCACTTTCGTTTGGTTGGTGGTCTTGAAAATATACTAAATTATCATCAATATATATTAAATATGCCTGACCAATTGTATAATTTCTACTTTTAATTATATCGTTAGCAGACACACCATTTATATCGCTTTTTTTATCCCATATTTCATACCTAAATCTATTTTCTTGAGTTTTTTCTATCTCTTCTCTATTCTCATTATTTATTAATTCTTCTATTTCTTCTATTGTACTAGAATATCCTTTTAATTGTAAATTCTGTAATATTAAATTAGCATCAATCATTTAAAATCTCTCCTTTATATAAAAAAGGGCACTTATAAATAAATGCCCATTATTATTTCCAATCTGATGGTATACTGTTATAATCTGATAATGCAGTACAATTATAGAATGCTTGTGAATGATTTGTTAATGTTGTAATTTTATTGAATGCATTAATAAGAGTAGTTGCATTTCCACTTGTATCTGTCATTCCTGTATTTCCATAGAATAATTGTGAACAATTTTCTAAAGCTGGAACAATAGTGTTCATATTTGCCCAATCATATTGTGCTTCTCCTTGACCTATCATATTACCTAAATTTCTTGAAAATGTATTTCCACGGAACATTCCTTCTATATTTTTTAATACTTTACTTGTATAAATAAATGGTATACTTTCATATCCTTGTACATCATTAGCATTATAATTATACCATAAATAAGACGCATCTTCTATTTTTGTTTGTACTGGGAATAATAAAAATCCATAAGTATTTTCTCCTATAAATGAACCCGCAGCACCATCAAAGCAATGAGAAACATTTACTAATTCAGGATTATTAGCAAATAATACATTGTTCATTGTAACACCAACATTTCCATCTACTATAAGGTTTTCACAAAATGCAAAAGCATAAGAAATATCTGTGATTTTTGGACAGTGGTAAAATACCCCCATTGGCAATCCTTGATTATTAGAATTTAAACCTAAGTTAGTACATCCTCTAAATATTTCAGACATATCTGTTATATTAGGACAATTTTTAAATAATTGGTTGTTTAATTTTGTTTCATCTATATCATAATAAGGCATAAATGGGTCTTCTACTAAAGAAAATACATTGTGAACTCCTACATTTTTTAAATTAGTACAATAAGAAAATAAACCACTTACATTCGTTAGATTATTATTTGTTCCAAAAATAGTAGTCCAATCAGATATACCAGTTATATCTAATGAAGAACAGCTAGAAAACATATTTTCTACAGTTTTAATTTTATTACCTAAAATATTAGGTAAAATATTAGTTAGTCCTGTTCCATAAAACATTGTTGAAGCATCAGTAACATTAGACATATTAAAAGATGGCATGGTTGTTAATAAATAACACCATTGAAAAGTACCACTCATATTTGTTACTTTTGAAGTATCCCAATTAGATAAAGTAGTAAAAAATGATTGTGGTAGCTTATAACATTGGTAAAACATACTTTTCATGCTATTGGCAGAAGATATATCCCAATTTGATAAATTTAAATTTTGTAATTCTCCACATTGAGCAAATATGTGTGAAAAATTAGTAACATTAGAAACATCCCAACTTGACAAATCTAAATTTTGTAATGAACTACAACGCTCAAATACACTCGACATATCTTTTATATTAGAAGTGTTAAAATTATCTATGTTTATACTTGTTAAACTAGAACATCTATTAAACATATTATCCATTATAGAAGGTTTGATAGTATCATTAGAATTTACATTTAAAGAAACCATATCGCTAAAATTATAACATAAATCCGATAAATTTAGTACATTTGATATGCTATTATTTGGAGCCTCACTTCCAGTTTTACCAATAGTTAATCTTGACAAGTTACCTGTAGAATTTAATTCGTTAAGTTTTGATTTTAGTATAGTACCACTTGTATCATTTCCCTCACCCTTAGGAAGCCAAACTTGTTGAACATTTCCTATTTGTTCTCCTGTTCCATCAGAAACTTCTATATAATATTCATATTGAGGTATATCGGTGTTGTCATATACATATCCAGAAGTTTTGTCTACAGCATACCAACCATAATTTTGTGTTGTTTCTGGGTCTGTTAATCTTACATAATAATATAAACTAGTATTTTCTACTACAGTTGCTTCTAGTCCAGACCAACCTTTTAATGATAATACTAAGTCTTCTGCTGTTTGTTCTGTAATATTAATAGTATAATTTGGTAAACTCCAATATTTATTTATAATAGTAAGTTTTTCTACATCCGTTAGTCTTGCTAACGCACTATCATTTAATGTTAATGTTTTTATTGTACTTGGTGTCATTGTTACTAAACTATCAGATAAATTTATTAAACTTTCATGAGTTAAATTTGCACAATCACTTATATCAAAATTTTCATGAATTGTTGGATTGCTGTGATTTATTCTATCTTTAAATCCAGATAATGTTGTTAATGCAGTACAACCTGTAAATGTATCATAGGTCTCTCCAAAATTTGAAAAATCAATATTACCTATACTAACTAATGCACTATCTCCATTAAACATATCAGTAGTTTCATTTGCATTACTATCAAATATATCATTTCCTATTGTAGTTAATGCTGTCAAATCTTGTAAATAACCAACACCTATGGATAATCCATGTAGAGCATTATCTCCAATAGATTGTATTTCATTCCAATCAAATGCGTTTGTACTTGAAGCACCTTGACCATTAAAACAATTTTCTGGAATTATTGTTATGTTTACATTCCTAAACACATTATCATAACTTGTTGCCACTTCTGCATTTGCAAACATTCCTGTTGGAATTGAAGTTAAACCAGAACAACCATTAAACATGCTTGTTAAATTTGAAGCTGAAGCTAATCCACTATTACCAAATAAATTATTAGGAATATTTGTTAACGCAGTACAATTACTAAAAGTAAAAGAATAGTTACTAATTTGAGAATTAGCAGTAAATAAATTGTTAGGAATTGTAGTTAAATGAGAATTATTAGAAAAACAACTTGACATATTATTTACATTAGTACAGTTATTAAATAATCCTGCTGGAATAGTA